TGGATCTATGCAAAAAATATTAAATCATGTAAAAAAATATCATCCATATTTAAAACAGATTATATCTTATGCTGATTTATGTTGGTCTGATATAGAAAATAATATTTATTCTAAAAATGGATTTCAACTAGAAAAAATAACAGACCCAAATTATTGGTGGTGTAAAAATGATATTTTAATTCCTCGCAGAAATGCAATGAAACAGAATCTTCCAAAACTATTAGGAGATAGATTTGATCCAAATAAAACAGAAGTAACAAATATGTTATTGAATGGATATATAAGAATTTGGGATTGCGGTCATGCTAAATATACTCTAAATCTATAAATAAAAAAGGCCCCGAAAGGGCCTTATCATTTAATGAATTAAATCTTAATCTAAAGTAATTTACCAAGTTTCGGATTTTTTGCTACAGCTTTTCTAAAATTACTCATTGATGATGTGTTAGATATTTTTGCATTTTTTACATACTTATCAACAGCATTGCCAATATTGTCAACGTCTTTAATTACTTTTAAATTATTTGAATCTTTGAACTTTGGTAAATATCTAAGTATTCTAGAAGCTGCATTAACCCCTGGGGTTCCAGCTTCTTTTGTTGCAGCTAAAATTCCATTTCTAAATAAAACATCGCCTCTTGCAGCAATTTTAATTAAACTCATCTGCTCACCTCTATAATTGTGAATTACCAATACCACGGACAGGAACTAAACGATCAAAAGCGAAAGTGATGCCTTCAACCATGATTAACTGTCCAGCAGATTGAGACATATTATGAGAGTTAATTTTAGCACCTTCGGCATAAACACCACCAACGGCATTACCAGCAATATCTTGGAAATACATACAAATGCCGAAAGGCGTTCGTAATCTTGTATCCCAAGCTGATAACCAAAGTTGCGTATCTTTATTACCCTGCATAATTTTATCAGGCTTTAACATAATTCTCTTAAAGAGATTTGTGGTAAAGTCTTGTGCGGGTCCGGCGCCAGTTGCCATACCTTGTAAAGCTAATGCTGTTGGATTACCTTGATCATCATAAAGATTACCATAAGCATATCTCATAAGTGATGGACCATTATAAACTAAGCGTGATATTGTGCCACCACCAATAGGTACACCATTCAAGATATGAACTCTAACTGATCCAATTTCAGGTAATCTTTGCTGTGGAATTTGCTGACTAATAGAAATATTAGGAGTCAAACCAACTTTCACTACATCAAATGCTGCGGTTGCTGAAGCAGGACCAAAAGCAATTAGTGTAGATTCAGAAGCAATGAATAAGCCTGGAGTAGCCATATTTTCGTCTAATTGAACGAATGACTCTCTCCAATTCCAGCTACTTGCGCCATCACCATTTGCGCCAAGTAAATCTTTAATTGAAAGTTGATTTGCCATAATTAATCACCTTTTATTGAATGTAAACAAGAATATCAATATAATTAGCTGGATAACCAATTTCAACTGTTAAGGATACTTGAAGTCTTCCAGGGGGTAAATCTGTATTTTGACCATCTAAATTTGCTCTAAGTACAGGAGCAGTATAACTTAAAATTAAACTTCCACAATATGGAGATTTATGACTTTGAGCATTAAATAAATAAGTATTAAATACATCTTGTAATTGCGTAAGTAAATCTTGAGTAATATTAAATTTACCTATGAAGGGTTTTCCTATTGCTGCTATATCAATTGATATTTTATCAATAGCATTTGTAATACTCATTTCTTGTTCTTGAATTGATACATTGCTTGTAGTTTTTTGGTGTCTGGCATAAATATCAGCACCAACAGCATCTTGAACTAAAACTAATACACCAGCATCACTCAATCTATTTAGTTGTGTTGGTGTAAAATAATTATTTGAATAGTAAAGTTGATAAGGGCCAGCAAAAGGCATATTAGTCATTGACTGTTGAGCAGGATAAATTGATTTAGCAGCAGCTAAAGCAGCAGCTAAAGCAGATCCATCTACTGTAACTTTTTTACTATTAATAATATAATCTGCTTTTGGAGGCCAAACTAATACTACACGCTTATTTGCATATCCTTGTGCTATTGCACAAATTTGATCAACTTGTTCATCTTTTGAAAGATTATGAATAATATCAAAAGTAAAGGATTGTTTCGATGCTAAATTCAACATCGTGGCATCAATGTCTAAAGTAACGCCATTTTTATAAGCTTCCATATTGAAAGATGTTTCACTTACAACTTCAGAAACTAAAAGAGCGTCATAGTCTAATTGGTTAGATCCACTCTTTAAAAGATAATGAGTAGAATCTACATCTGAGCCATTTACTGTTAATATTTTAACAGTATCTCCAATTCTTACACCTTTTGTTAAAAAGGTTTCACCGGGTACTGTAATTAAAATACTCATTTTATCTCCGATTAAGCTTTAGTAAATGAATCATTAGATACTAAAGTTTTATTTAAAGTAATTGGTGCGTTTACAATTGCCATTCTAAAGTAAGCAATATCAGGATCGGCCATTGCTATTGCATGAGAAGCTGCCCCAGCATTAATCGTAGGATCAGTACTAATTGGAACCACAAAATAAACATCAGGTCTAACTGCTAATTCGCTCCAAGCTTTGTTAAAGCTTGCAAGAGTATTATCTGGGGTTATATAAGCTAATACTGTAGTTCCGCCATTAGCTGCTAGTGCAATTTGACCAAGATAAAAACCAATACCACTTTCAGGTTCAATGTCCATATCAGCTACGAGTTGATCATAATTTGTTACTGAATAAAATCCAGTTAAATCTTTTCTTAAAGCAACATAACTTAATGACGCAGAGCCGGAAAGAATATCCATTCCAGAATATTGTAATTGTGTAATTGTAAATGATCCACTATTATAAACAGCAGTTCCAAAATCAGCATTTACTGAAGGAATTAATCTTTGTATTGTATAACTTCCCGTGGTTGGAGCATAACTAGTTGGGGTAGTTAGCACTAAGCTATCATTACTAGTTACTGATTGAACTGTATAGGTTCCACCATTATTAGGTAGAACTAATAAATCTCCAGCTTTAGTATTTACAAATGCTCCAGTCTGATTAACTATTGCGGATCCAGCGGTAAAAACTCCTGCTGATATTGTATTTGTTGATACTTGTACTATTGCATTATTAACTGTAATACGAACACTTGACTGGTTAACTATTGCACCAGCCTTTAGTCCTAAATAGCTAATCGTAGTATTTGTAACAGGATAAATCAAAGAAATTGGAGTATTATTTACAACTTGATTAAGAGATCCTACATAAGTAGGCAATAGTTCACTATTAACAAGATTCTGACTAGCTCTAGTAAGAATCTGAGTTACTGAAACATGAGGCGGTAAATATGACATAATTAATCCTCTTTTATGTTAACTTCTAAACCATCATTAATTTTAAATTCTATACTTTCTAATAAATTTTTTGGTGTTCTTATTGCTCTCATTTGTCTTTGGACTTGAACTTGAATAATTACTGAAGAAATAAAAGAATTATTTACTTTCTCGAATAACTGTGTAGGCGTTTGTATAGGATTTCCTTGTATCTGTAATCCTAAACTTCTTAATGCTCTTGTATCACCAGTCAATAATGTTAGGACTATGGATGATAACGTTTCCGATTCAATATCGCTCTCTGATAAACATTCTACCACAATTGGGAACGAAATCAAATCAGAATATGAGGTAACTTGTCCATTATTTGTTATAGAAAGAACTCTTCCAATACCCTGAGTATTATTTACTCCCGTTATTAAATTGCCCCTGGAAACAAAGATAATAGGACGCTTCCCTCTGTATTTAGTTTCCCAGTCATGTTTAGTGGTGATATGTAAACTTAAAAATGCATCTGCTTTTGCTAGATCATCAGTATAAATATTAAAACCTAAATCTGGATTTGCTGTGAACATTTCCCTTAAGAAAAGCACAACTGCTCTAACTCCATAAAGTCCAGTATTAAAATTTCTACTTAATGTAAAATCTTTTTGATTCATCTGATTATCTTCCAGTCACGACGAAAGACATTAAATTCTTCTAAAGTGTATGCATTTAGATCAACAGGGACTAATTGTGCGGGGTTATCAGATTTCACTTGTTCTGTGATTACTCTTTGACTAGTAGTTCTATCATGTAAGCTAACTGGAACTATTTGTGTTACAAAATATCTTTGGTCAGTTTTTTTCAATGCAACTAATAGGTCATCTGCTTCAATAATAACTTCATTTGATGTTAAGAATACAGCATTTTTAGCTTCATTGACTCCATGAGCATCTTTGTCTATTCCTTTTAATTGAGGGTCTTTATTTAAAGATATTTTTACTGGAGCAAAATATCCACCTTCATATGTAGTCCCAAAGCATACTGGACATTTAGACATAAAAGTTTTTCTTTCAGTTTCTAAATAACAATTACTACATCGTGGACCAAATTTTTTTCTTGCATAATGCAAAAATTCTTGACCATTATATCTTTCTAAAAGAAGTTGTTGTTGTCTCGCTACATAATTAGCAATATAATTATCATCTTCTTCTATAATAGATTTATTATCTGAAAAGAATTCATTACCTTGAGAATCTATAGCTTTTACACGATAATATAATCTTTGATCTATCATTCCTCTTTGAGTCATAGTATCTACAAAGCCAAAGGCATAAATAGGATCTAGAAATAGAGGAATCCATGGACCATTTTCTGATTCAGATATTTCAACTAAATATAAAAAATTATATAGATTTTCTTTAAAATCTAATTCAACCGTCCAAGCTAGAATAGTTTTATTATAATCTACATTTCTAATTTCTAGATTTATTCGCATATTGTCCTAATTCTTGTACAAGTAATTCATCTAATTGTTTCCCAATTTTAAAAGAATGGGATTTAATAAATTCTATATCACCCATTAATGCTGGAAAATATTTTGTGAACATTAGGTCTAGACTATTTAATTTATTTACAGAATCTAATTCACCAATAAAACTTGCGTTTAAAGATTCAAATTTTCCAATTCTATCTCTAATAAATTCTGTAGCAAAATCAAAGAACTTTGGATTACGAAGTGCAGGAGGAAGATGTTTCAAATGTATAACTAAAGCTTTATCCATTGGTCTGATTACGGCTTCAAAAGTAAAGCATACCATTTCTTCTGAAAGAATTTCTGGAACTTCTTCATTCACAAATTTATCTGAAGCAAATTTTAATAATTGATCTTTTTCTTTGGCAGTAATTTTTCCACCATTTATATTTAAATTATCTTTTAAAGATGATAAACGCGACGACATTATATTTATCCTCCTATCTGGTTTTTTCTTTAGGAGCTATCTTTTTTAATTCACCTTCATCAATAATATATCCTTCTAAAGCTTTTATATATATAAGTATATAATATATTCTAAAATTATCTTTTAATTTTTCTACGCAATTCTTAATAAAAACAAGTTTAATATCATTTTTAAGATGAGAATTTACTAATGAATCATATCTTTCTAAATCATGAACATCAACAATCTCTGCGAAGAAAGACATTTTTTTAATTTTACGTTCTTCTTCTTCGGGTTTTTCATAATACTGAAAAATTACATAAGGATTCCCAAATGGATCATATTCAATATCATTATTTACAATATTGTATTTATTTGGACTTCCAATAACTTTATCTAAAAGTAAACAATAAGCTGATAAACTCTCAGTATTAGTGAGACTTAAAAATTTTGAATGAGAAGTTAAATTAGATTTTGGAGTCATTTTTCATCTTCACCAAATAGTTTATTACCTAATGAGCCAATAAGTGTTCTCTTGTTTTTATTTTTTGTTTTAAAACTATCTTTTGTGGTATTGAATAAATTTACAAATTTATTTTTATTAAAAACATCCTGGTTAAAATCACGCCACGCATTAAATCTCTTAATTCGATTTGCTCTACTTTCTGGAGAAGATGTAAAAGCATTTGCTAATACAGGACCAATAACACTTTTGTTTGCTCCTTGTATTCTTTCCTTCCAATAATCATCAGCAAAATAATGTTTATGTATAGATGCCAATGGATTTGTTTTATTTTTTACTGAATTTGCTATTTTCTTAGCTCCAAAACCAACACTTCCACCAACCATAAATCCTTTTAAAGTATTTTTTAATCTTGAATTATCATCAGTTGGAGTTTTAGAACCACCCACTATAGAACCAATACCTGCTCCATACAATGTTAATGGATTATTGCTAATTTTAGAACTAATATCATTAATTTTTTTACCAGTTTTTAATAGTTTTTCTAATTGATCTATTTGTATTTTTCCATCTCTTGATATAACTCTATTTGTTAAATATTTATATAATTTAGAAACCCCTGGAGTTTTATTTAATTTCTCAGCAATTCCAATTCCTAATTTGCCAGCATGACCTATTGTAGAATCGGCTAATCCAGATAGGAATCTAGTAGAATCTTGCACTTTTCCATCTCTAATATTATTAATAGCATTTGCTATTGTTGATATATTTATTTCCTGAACATTTCTTCTTAAACTAGGCTTTGGAATAAATCCAAAAATCTTTTGTTTAGGACTCTTTTTCATTAACCATGAAAAAGGACTTCCACTCATAGCAGCAGTAGTTCCTACGGTTGGCATAATTAAAGATTGTAATCCTGCTAATTTAATTAAACTCATACTTTAGCCTTTTCTGGCGTAGATTTAGCGAACTTAGCTTCTGGTAATGAATTATTAGAAACGCCATTTAATGCAGATACTATTTCATTATATTTTTGCGAGTCTTTTGATTGAAGCTCTATCAGTAAAGATCTTCGTTCTAATGGATCTTTAACATTATTTAATTGATTTACAATTCCTTGAGTTGTCGAAGCTGTAATGCCATTAACCAATTGACTACCTGCTGCTTGTTGAATTTTACCTTGTTCTAAAATAGCTTCACCTTGTAAATCAACATTCTCAAGTTGATTAATTTTATTAATTTCATTAGTTACTTCAGTATTCATCATTTGTCTTGCTCTAAGTAAACGCTTCATACTATCTGCATCTTTTTCAGCTTGATCTGCTTCATGAGAAAGATTAATGCCATTTCCAACTTGACTTAAAGCAGTAGTTTCACTTATTCTACCTTGTGCGCCTAATGCACTAAGGGCATTCATTTGTTGAATATCATCAGCCATCTTGAATGGTGATAACATAGCTTTTGTTGGTGCTTTAATCCCAGAAACTCTAGATACATAATTTGTATAAAACTTGATAAATTGATTATGCTTACCAATGTAATACATAAATAAATTTTCAAGCATTCTTAATGATATATTACTTCCACTCCAAGTCATACCACCATAAATTAATTCTGGCGGAATACCCATTTGTGTAAGAATTCTACGATCTTGAAGTTCAATTTCTTCCCTAAGAGACATAGCTTTGCCTTGACCACCTAAAGCTTGATATCCTAATGGAAAGGGAACGATTCCAATTTCATTTGGATCATTTTGTTGTCTCTTTAATTGCGTTGTAACTGTTTGAACCCATGCAGATCCGTCAATTTTACTTAAGGGATCTGTACCACCAGTGGTAGCGGTAGGAAATATAAAACGATTTGGAATTAAATGATCTGAAGCAATACATTCTTGAGCTTTTCGTAAAACAAAACTCATGAAGATATCTTTCCATGCAGAGAAGAAAAATGGTTTAGATAATCCTTCCCATTCTGGTTCTGTAATAGATTCATATTTATAATGGAATGTTAATTCAGGTGGAAGTTCTATAATTGCTGAATTTTTATTTTGTTTACAAGCTAATATAAATGTATATGGGACATTAGCTACAACAAACTTATCTCCACTTAAAATTGGCTTACGATATTTATCTTCTATTTTATAATAAATACGTTTTTTACCAGCAATACTTAAATCCCTAATTTTAATATGAGCAATAGGCCATCTTTGAATTTTTACATTATTTGCAAATTCTTCACCAGTTAACAATTCGTCTTTAACTTCCATTATACCATTATATTTACACTCTTTATTTTTACATTTTGAAATAAAATTAAAATTATGAAATTTCCAGTCAATTCTATCATCTGAATTATCTTCATTAATACAATGACGTTTATAAGTATTACATTTTGGGCAAACTAAATATCTTTTGAATGGAGGTACAATAGTTACTATGCAGTTGCCAAATGTATAATAATCTTTACCATTTTGAACTAATTCATTTTGAATACTTACAGTTTCGTTAAGATGATCTGACCAAAATGAATTATTTTCTCCAGTGTCTCCAGTTACTACAATATGGGTAACTGGATATCTTGCCATAGTATCTGTTATACGATCTAAAAGACCGTGTGATTCATTTAAAATTATGCACCACTTAAATATTTCATTCAGCGTTTTAGGACGCTGAAAATGGAGCATATTGAAAAACCTAAGTGGATAATCTATGCCATTCGATGGGTAGCGTCTACTATTCTCTGGTGCGACGACGCTAGTATTCGATATATTGCTCATTTTAATTATCCAAAGCTAAATACTTATTAACAGCTAAGTGTTTTAATTCTTGCAGCTTTTTTTGATCTTCATCTAATTCTTCTTTTTTGTAAGAAATTGCATCTAATTCTTTTTGAGCAAAATTTAAAATTGACGGAAGTAAATACCATCCCTCATCTAATGCAATTTGTGCAATATATTCTTTAACTTCTCTATGCCAATGATGTTCGGGATATTCTTTTTGTAAAAATTGAATAGCTTTGGCAAGATGTAATATGGTTGGAGGTTGAAGTGCTGTTGTGTTAGGTTTTAAATTATTTAATACATAGCAAAGTTTTTCAAATGCAAAAACATTCCCTAAAATACCAGGGTTTTCTTGTAATGCTTTCAATGCAAAAACTTTTTCTAATTCTTGTTCAGAAAGTTTATTATCATTAATTAAAACGATGGTTTCATTATCCATGTTATGCATGATTAATTCTTTTAATGACAATAATTCTAACGTTTGGATTCATGTTTTTTAAAGTATTGATTGGATCAAGTTTCAAGCCACCTAATAAATGATCATTAAGAATATCTGATAAAGAAGTGTGATCAAAATTTTTTAATTTTGATGGAAGGATTGTTTCACCATCAAAATATATTGGAGATTCAGAAATTTCTCCAGGGGATAGGAGTTCATAGTAAGGATCCATAATTTCATTATCGTAATATTTATGTAATCCTGTTTTTTCATCAAAAATTTGTAATGCTTCTGCTACTCTTTCTGCCAGATGATTTGGAACTTCATCTTGCATTTGCATTAAAATTTTTCTTTCAGGAGCATTCTCTTTGAAGTATTTCATCCTCGAAGCAAAAGCTTGAGAATAATTTGGATTTAAATTATGTCCAGCATATTGTTTAATAAGATCATGCATATGTTCTGCTTTGCCTAAAGCAAATGCTCTTGCTAAAATTTCTTTAGCTTTATTGCGCCTTTGACGAACTGGTAATCTTTTATAATTATCAATAAAGTTATTCATTTCAATAGAAAGACTATGTAAAGCATCAATATGATCTTCTTGAGAAGCAAATTTTACTAAATTATTCAGTGGAAGTTCAAAGGCTAAATATGCATCATCAATTCGATCTTCAATCTCGGATCTAATAGATTCATCAATTTGACTGGCAAATTTTTCAAAATATGCATGACTAAGCCAAGTATGTTCAGGAGTATGAATAGGGAAAAATCTATTTACGCCATCAGAATAAGCAAAAGCACCATCAGGGAGTTTTGTTAAATCTTCTGTAACAATTTTTTCTTCTGCTTCTTTTACAAAATCAGGCATAGAGTCAACAATAACTCCAACTCTATATTTTCCAATTTGATCATGAATATGGTCTGTGAACATATGATCTTATCCCTATAAAGTAGTAATCATTAAATTATAGTGTTGAAAAGTTCCCCAAGTATTAATTCTATTGAAAGAAATTGTATCACCATTAATGACAGTAGTTGTGGTAGTAACTGTAGCAGTCATATTACCATACAATTCCATATCTCTATCATGAACAGTTGTTTCCATTCTTTCATAGCTATACCCAATTTGTTGTCCATTTTTACTTACACTTAATTCAACTCCAACATGGTCATCATGCGCTCCATGAGTTGTCTCAGCCGTTGCAGATACAACAATAAGAAGTTGATATTCGCCAACAGGCGCGTGAATTGTAAATTCTGTTGGACCTGTAATCTGAAAGAAGTCAGGACCATAAAACTCTAATTTATTTGCAACTAATTCTGTTAATGTATTATCTATTGATTTAATATATCGTTTTGTAGTAGCAGTAGTAACATAATCTTGAACCGTCTTTAATGTAGCTAAATGATTAGGCTGCGTAATAGGACCATCATAATAAACGCTGGAAGAAGTATCAAAAGTCCAATTTACATTTTTAAAAAGATATTCATAAACTAAAGATGCATCACCAACAGTATCGCCGGTTCTTAGTATTGAATTAGCTGCTCTTATCATGGCTGGAGTAAACAATCTTTGAGCAAACTGTACATTAATTATATCATATGGATCTGTCATTCTTCCATAATACTGAAATACACTTCCCTGATTAACAACTCCTGCAAATGGTGTACCGTTTGTAACACCAAATTCAAAGTTGCCAGTTAATACTTCTTTACTTAATAATTTTAATACTCCATAAACTTGATTAACTGAAGTTGAGGTAAAAGCTGATACTACTGTCAAATTTAAATCATCTACAATAGTTGCTACTACTTGTGTTTCAGTTCCAATTTTAATACTATTTCCAACACTTATTTCTCTTGTAAATAATGTTCCAATTCCAGTAACATTAATTCCATTAGCGGAAACTGTTCCTGATCCAATCTTAAGAATCGGATCTAACGCAGTTAAATACTCAGATTGTAAATTAACCTTAGTGTCTAATTCTTGAAATATTTTATTTAAATTTGCTTGAGTCTGATTATTTTGAATAATTAAATATTTAATCTGATCTATAGCAGATTTAATATCGCCAATTTGAATTTTTTCTAAAGCTTGAAGTTCACTAAGGTTCATTTAAAATCCAGTAAAGCTGACAATATATAGAATATCATATTAATTATATTTTTTCAATAATACATTAACACGTTGTGGATATCATATTATGCACTACAAACCACGGTCCAATAGGACTAGAGCTTACGCAATAAGTTGAAGCTAAAGTTGTCATATTACCAGCAACTCTAATAACACCAGTTTTACTTGTTGTTGATGCTTCTGTAATTCTTCCACGATAACTATTTGTGTCTTTAAAAACTTCTATTAATTTGGTTGTTGGAATAATTGCTTCACTTCTTATCCATAAATTACCATCAGGATCATCTATTGTTGACCAAGGATGTCCTAACGTAGCCTTTATATTATGACAAGTAATGCTGCCTTTTGGATCATTAGAAGGAATTAATGTTACTCCAGTTACGGTGGATGAAGTTACAGACAAAAGTTTAGTTTTTAAACAAGCTTCACTTATGGTTAAAATTTTATCACCAGCTCTCATATCTTTTAAAAGTTTAGATGATCCATCTTCTAAAAGAATATACGTTTCATCCGATTCAAAGCATGGTGGTGGCGGTGGTGTAACATAATTACTTACGGTAAATGTTATTGTTTTTGAAACAACCTGTGGAGTATTAGCACTATCTGTAGCTTGAACTGTAATTGTATATGTACCAGCACTAGGGAAACTTACATTTAATTGATTACCGCTAGTAATAGTTGGTGCTGTTGTTAATGCAGTATAACTTGATATTACCCAAGTTATAGGTGCCGTACCACCAGTATAATTTAATAATGTGGTAATATTAAATGGATAAGTATCAGCAGTAACGGATTGATCTACATTTGTAATTACTAATGTTACTACTGTATAATCTGTAATTGTTATATTAATTATACGAGATGCTACTTCTCCATTTGCATCTGTAGCCTTTACTGATATTGGGTATAATCCGGTGCTAGGAACACTAATTTGAACAATGTTAGAGTATCCGGGGGCAAATTGTGCTGAGTAATCTGAAGTTAATAAAGTCCATGTAATAGGAGCTACTCCACCACTTGATGTTAATGTTAAATATGCTAACATTGGATATACTTGACCATTTGCGGCCATTATACTTTTATCTTGAGTAGTTATACTTAATGCTGTTGATACTAATTTTCCAATAACAATTAATTTTGGAATCATATATCCAGAAACGGTTCCTCCAACAGCTTGTAATATAAGATTAAAACTATTTCCAGATGGTGCATCAACCATCTGCCACCATGCATCATTATCAGAAATTAATGAATTTGTTTCAGCGTTTTCACTTGATAATGAATAACTATAAATAGTATCAAATGTAACTGGAGTATTTAGAGTTATTTCTGGATTTGTAGAACCACTAAAAAAAGTAGATGGACCAGTCACCCAAGCTATAGCTAAATCTGATCCTAATGAAGCATATCCACTATTAGCGGTGCTACCAGCACCTATAGTAATAGTATTTTCGCTTACGCTTGAAGGAGGAATTGCAGCAATTAATGCTTGCACAGCAGATCTGTTCATAATAGCCGTTGCTTCTGGCCCGACTATTGCAGTATTACCACCCGCATTTAATGATAATAAAACATCATTTAATGTTATTGTCGTATTTGGTAATAATGGATCTGGACCAAAAGTATAAGATCCAGTTGCAGTATCACCCGTATTTTTTAAATAAGTGTTAGGATTAGATGATAATAAATTTATAAGTGTTTGAAGATTTACAACTTCTGATGTATCTTGATGGTCTATTGGTAGTACTCTGTCATATTTTAAAGTAGATCCATATAAAAATCTAAATTCTTTTGAATTTAGTCCACCAACATCATCACCAAATGTTGTTGATATATTAATATTTTGAGATTGTCTACCATTATACTCTTCTGATATTACTACTCTACGATCAAAAGCATCTTGTAAATCTGCATAACTATTTGCAGCAGATTGAGCTATAGAAGCTACATTTCGTATAGAATCATATACAGATTTAAAAAAAAGCTTAAATGATTCTAGACTATTAAATGAATCTAAGTTCATACAGTTACCGTCCATCCAGTAATAGTATTAGTTCTATAATATTTATAATCTGCCATTATATTATCTGGATTAATAGCATCAATAGTAGGATTACCAGTATCTAAATAATCATGTAAATACGGAATTGAATATAATGTTGGAGATGCGCTTCTATTAATTGCTACTGATCCTAATGAATAAATTAATGCTCCAGAATTATTTAATGCATCAATTTTAAATCCAGTAATTAAACTTGCTACAGTTGTTTCTAGCTGTATTTCTACATTCCCACGTTTTTGTATTCTAATAATATTAAAATTTCCATAAGTGTATGTTATTTTTACTTGTTGGTTTCTACCCCTGGAAGTAGTGTAAGTTTTAATGATATAATTAATTGTTCCATCAGAATTATATGTTATAACTGCATTTGAATTTTCTAGAGTAGATCCAGCTTCGATTGCAAATTCAATAATATCAGAAAGATATTTTTCTTTAAAGAAGTAATACTGCATATTTAATCTAGCTTGATTTAAGGCATTAATTGCATTAGTTAAAATTGATCTGAATTTATTGTTTATGCTTATTGAAGTTAAAGGGCCTTTGAAATCTATGTCATTTACAGAAACAGCATCTGCTGAATTCGTCCAATTAGATAAAGAAAAATCATTTGCATAATTAATTTCAACATTAAGATTAAAAGTATCTCCAGTATTTGCAGTAATAACTAAAACATGATTTGTATTGAATTGTAAATTAGTTAATGGTTGATCAAAAGTAATTGTTAATAAACAATCTTGATCAGTTAATTTTGTTAAAACTGGAGTAAAAGGAGAACCACTTACTGCTATAGTAAATGTAGTAGGTATAGTGCTTGTTTGATCAATTGTTAAGTGAGTAGATAGATTACTAGTTGAACCAGGTCCAATTGTAAGACCGGATGCGTCAAATTTTAAATTATTCTCTAAAAATTTTAACATACTTCTACCTCAACGTAAAAATTAGGACCAACAATTATCTCAATGTACATAATATCCAGACCCTTCAAGATAGAATTCTGTTTTAATAAATCTTACAACTTTTCTATTTTTATCAATTCCAAATAATTCTATATATCTTGTTCTTTCTTCGTATTGTGGATTTATGGTAAGAGATTCAGTATCTTTTTTTGCAATTGATAATGTTGCAATATATAAAGTTCCACTAGATAAATCGGTTGAAAATTGAAATGCATTTTCACTATATTTTTTTTCTAAAAGTAATCTACCATCTTCTGTTATAGCACAAATAATATCAATATATGAAGTTAAATCTACAGGATTTTTAGACATATAATCATCATATATTTTAAAAATAATGAATTGATCTGTAGCTTTGTTTAATGTGACACTCATATTATTTTCTTCCAGATAACATTTTTTTAAGATTTATGAGATTATTATCAAACTTAGAAAAATCACTTGTAGCATACTCGTGAAGTAAAGCATCATAATTATCTTGTGCTATATCGAAATAGAATTCAAACTTTCCATTTGTATCTTTTGTTGGAGTAGCTAAAAGTCTCTTCTCTTTCAGCATGAGAAAAGCTGCAAATCCTAAATTAGATATTTTTAACATACATTATCCTAAACATACACTGAAGTAATATATTTTGTCCAAATTGGTTTTATTCTATTAAGATAATATGTAAAATCAGCATTAGCATTTGTAGCTGAATCAACTCTAACTATAAATAAATTTCTAAACATTTCATATATTTTTTCATTATTAAATAAAGGTGAAACCCATGAATCAAATCTTGTTTCTGGCGTTAGTGGGTCATATTTTGGTGTCAATGTAGTGCCTGTCAAATCTTTAACAAGTCCAGTCCCATTGCCCATATCCCAATAAATATTAACATCATCGAATGAAATAGTCGAATCAAAAGTTAAATGAGCATATTGTTCTTGATTAGCCGTATCTATATTTAATAGGGTAAAATATTTATCAGCTTGTCCTTCTAAAAGAATTTGTGTAAATGCTGCTGGATTATTATAAATATCATAAAAAGTATATGTAGGCTGTTCAAGTAAATCATATTTTTTAACTAATGATCCAATTATTAAATCTGTTCTTGGAATACATGGAGCGTTATATGTTGTCAATCTATCTAAAGATTCTATAGTAACACCACTACTCAAATCTGTCACAATACCATCAAATGTTGCATATTTTAAACCAAGAAATATTCCTAATCCATTACGCATTGAATTAATAGAAGGTCCATTAATAAGACCATAATATAAAGCTATAATCTGATTTTTATATGAAATTAAGTCAGATTGAATAGATGTGAAATCTACTATAAATCCATCTGATAAAGTATTATAATCAGGAATCTGTTTTTTGTAATTAATTAAATTTCCCCAAATATTTTGTAGAATCTGTTTATCTCTATAAACTTTTTGAATAAAAATATTTGATTGAGTTAACGGTAATTGCGTATCAAAAACTATATAACGAATATTATTTGAAATATTATGTTTAATTGAATATGTTCCTAATACTGGTTTTGTAAAATTACCATCGAGATATAATCCTTCTAGTTTAATTATTTCATTATCTATAATATAACCATCTAAATATTTATTATTTATTGTTACATCAATAGTAGAAAATAATTCAACAATAATAGGATCACATAATTCTATAAAAGGAACAGCCCCAATTTGCTGCCCCTGGAATATTGCATCGCTAATACTATTTAAATAAATATCAAAGATTGGAGCAATTAAATTATTCCCATCTTTATCATTCATAAAGTTCTGATAAAATGATGGAAGATAATTAAATAAAAATTGTGAATCAGACATTCGACATTCCTTTCAGAATGTTTGTAAATTTATCATTTAGATTTTTTTTCTCAAGAGATCTATTACGAATATATTCATCAGTTCCAATTGCATGTGTTTCTGGTTTAAATACTTTTTTGATTTTACCTAGTAATCCTAATTTTGGTTCAGATAAATATTCTTTAACTATTACTTTACGTTCATTTTCTGGCAGCATTTCATGTGATTTAAATCTTGCTATTCTTCCTACTACTTGCTCAGTTTTTTCAGGATTCCATGAAGGATCCATTATACCTAAATATTTTGTACCTTTAAGATCAAGACCTTCACCGCCAGCCTGTGATAACAATAATACTTTTAATTTTCCTTTATTATAATCATGAATCATTGAATTTCGTTCAGAATGCGTTTGTTGTCCAGTGAATGATCCATATGGAATATTATGTTTTTTTAATTTTTCTCCAAGAGGCAGTAATCCACCTTCAAGGAAGTTTGAGTAAACTACACCTTTAAAATTCTTATCAGTTTTTATTCCATGTTCTAAGTCATGCAAAACTGCATTGAGTTTTGGGGTACTAGATTGTACCCCGAATGGCTGAATAGCTGTTGACGCCTGCCTACTACCCATTAAAAAAGAGTTAATATTAACGGACTCACGCTTAGATGTCGGCATATTATGTCTTATTTTAAATTTAACCCACGCTGGAGCCTTACCAAAAGTGTAGTCGTAAATTTTTTGTTGAGGCTTGTCCATTTTTATTCTAACAACATCTCTTTCTACAATAGGTAAATGTTTTTTATATTCTTCATCACCAGCAAACGTACTAATATACTGGTCAGCAATAGTTTTAAATTTATCTAAATTCTTAGGTTCTTCAATAGCCCCTGGTTTTATACCTATGAAACGACCAAATAAACTAGGTTTAATTATACGATTTTTAATAAATTTTTTATCAAACTCTTCTTGATTATTTCCTAATACTGGTTTTCCGGTTGCAGTATGTAATAACTCACCAATTTCTGATGGTCTATTTTGAGCTAAAGATCCAGTCAAACCTATAAACTTTTTGGTTTTCAATCTAGCTTTTCTTAATGAATCACCAGTAAGAGAATCCATATTATTTGCTCTATGGAATTCATCAGCAATAATCATAGATGGTTTATATTTATCTATAAATTTATCTGGATTACGTCTAAACTTTTCATAAGATACAAGTTTATAATTTTGATCTGATATATTAAATTTATGTAATTCTTTTCTAAAATTATGAGCAAGAGAAGCTGGAGTTAACACTAATTTATTTCCAGGGGTTCTCTCACCTGCCATAATACTAGTTAATGTTTTGCCACTTCCTAAACCGTGAAAAAATATTTCTGATTTACTTTTTTCAAATTTTTTAACAGCACTTATTTGATGTTTTTGGGGTTTGAATTTTTGTTCTTTAAGCTTTTCTTTTTCTTTTTCTTTTTCTTTTTTAGCTAATTTGATCAAACTCATATCATCACCAGTTCATAAATTTTGATAATATTTTGTAACATTTTAAATAATATATTATCTCTTATATACCTATGGTAATCTATAAGTTTCACCCGATACTACTTTAACTAATGGATTAAAATTACTTGGTGAAATTAATAATTGATAAAATTTATTATTTATATATGAAGCTAATGTTTGTTCTATGTCTAAATTAATTGGAACTATATAATATCCAGTATTTAATTTATCTAAATCTTCTAATAATGAAGTTATGTAAGTATTATTAGGATATGATATTACTACTGCATCTTGTCCTAAAATTAAACCACTCTTTATTCCAATATTTTGTTCAGCATCAATTATATCTTGTGATATATTTGTATAAGTATTAACTGAATAGATTTTAGATGATCCTATATATGAAACGTATGAAGTATTATATATAGAATTAAAAGACGGTGTTTTAAATATAAAACTTGTATCAACAGTCAAAATATTAGACAATGAATTAAAACTACCAGTTATAGTAGTAGTTTCTACATTCACAATATAACAAATTAATGTACCTGTTAATGTTAGCGGAATATCTATATTAATTTGATTTAAATTAGTTTGTTTGTAAATAAAATTATTTATAGTTGAAGAAAATAATATGTTATTGTTTATATCTACTACAACAAAAATAGATGTGTTAGGTAATCTTCCTATTACTGGTATATTTATTTCAATTTGATTTATCCCAACTATCGTATTAGTAATAGAAAATTGACTTGTTTTTAAATTCCATGATTTTATATTTACAGATATAGTTGTTTCATCTATTAAAGAATCATTTATATTTGATAATTGTAATTGAGTTTTATTAACATCAATAAAATTTAAAGTTTCTTTATAGATAGATTTACTTTGGCCTATTAGAATAGGTATCATTCTATTTATACTAGCTGTTGTTACATTTTCGATAAGTTCTTGAATAGAATATTCCATTTGGCCTACCTTGATGTAGTTTAACATATTATGCTTAAAAATATAAGAGAATCTTCCTTGAAAATTTTTAAGATAACGTTATGCTGATGTCTTACTTGCATAAATTTTTCAAATATAGACTATATCCTACGAAGTTGCAACTCAGTAAGTTAGAAGCTACATTAGAAGGATGTAGATATATTTATAATAAAACTTTAGAACTTCATAAAAATGCATTGGAAAAAGATAAGAAAAACATTTCTTTATATGATTTATCTACATATCTCACGCAATGGAAAATTTCTAATTCAAATCTTTGTTAAATTTATAGAAGGCAGAATGGGCCGGTAAAAGAGTAGTTCTAATTAATCCAAAAAATACAACTAAAGAATGTTCTAGATGTGGAAAAATAATTGATAAAAAATTATCAGATAGAATCCATGAATGTTCTTGCGGTTTAATTTTGGATCGAGATATTAATGCGGCTATTAATATTTTGAGACGTGGAATAGCGTCTTTGGCGAAAGCTTAAAAACCTCTTAATAAAATAAGATGGAATATTCACTAGCTATTGAGTTTTAATTAAATATTGAATATCTAAAAAAAAGCCCATTTAAAATGGGCTTCTCTTATTAGAAGATTTTTATTAAAATATCAAATCTATTATCTAATAGAATTTTATGTATAGATTCTGTATAATCAATAGATTGTTCATGTTTAAAAAGAAAATGACTATCTCCATCATTTTGTATTTCAAAAACTTTTACTGTAGTATATCCATTTCCAACATAACATCTATCCAAGATATTGTTAAATTCTCCTTGCGTTATTGCTTCTTCTTTTTCTAGTTTAACTTCATTAATTACAATTCCAGATTCTATTAACATATCTGAAACAATTAAAGATGCTTCTTCATCACCTTCATTATTTTTACCATATTTCAATTCGCCTCTAAATGCATAAGTTTCTTCTTTTGCTAATTGAACTGAAAATTTATCATATATATTTGGGAATAAAACAGCTTTCATATTACCTTTAGCTGTCTCAATTGTTAGAATGGCCATATCTTGTTGTTTTACTTTAGTTTTGGCTCTTTTAATTTCTATGATAGTTCCAATTATAGAATCTGATTCTAATGAATCAATCAACCATTTATTTTTTCCTACGAATCCATGATAAATATTAAAGCCATAACAGGCTTTCTCCATGTATCCTTCAATCGGTAATTTAATTTTTCTGCTTCTATCCAAATTAAATACTTCTGAAGGATCAAAAATATTAAAAATTTCAGAAGTCTTATTTTCTTTTCCAAATTTTAAAAGACGTTCTAAATTTCCTAATAGAACCGATTTATCAGGCTCCATTTCATCAAATGCACCACTATAGATTAATGTAGTTAATTGTGTTTTATCTAAATTATTTTTAATGACTACATCTGAGATATTTTTATATGGTTGATTATTTTCTATAGACGAAGAACTATTACCCATTCCTTTAATAGAACCAAATCCCATCATAATACCATTATCACAAATCTTAAAACCCTCTCCACCTTTATTAATATATGGAGGGATAAAGTTGATTTTGTCTTTGAAGGCAAAGAAATGAGAACGGAGCGCAGAACTATCTTTCATATCTAATGATAATAATGAAACTGCAAATTCTTTTGGATAATTTAATTTTAAATACATCGTCCAATAAGAAATTAAAGCATAAGCATATGAGTGTGATTTATTAAAACAATAATCTGCGAATGATACTATCTGTGTCCATAATTTTTCTGCCTTCTCACTAGTCTGTCCACCAGCCAAACAACCAGAAATAAATTCTTCTTCCATAGTTTTCATTAAATTTCTATCTTTTTTACCAATTGCTTTTCGTAAATTATCTGCTCTAGATAATGTAAATCCAGCAATTTTTTGTGATACTAGCATTACTTGTTCTTGATATGCAAATATCCCATAAGTTTCACTCAGAAGCTCTTGAAATTCTGGAATTAAATATTCTGGATTAATAGAATGTTTATTGTGAATATAATTTTCTGTTAATCCAGACATTAATGGGCCTGGTCTATATAAAGCGGTAGCAGCAGCAATATCGGCAAATGATGTTGGCTTAATACGTTTAAGTAATTTTCTCATTCCATCAGATTCAAATTGAAAAACTCCATGAGTATCGCCCCTGGAAAACGCATCATAAACTTTCCAGTCATCTAATGGAACTTTTTCCATATCATAATATGATTTACCTAATAATTCTTGAGTCTTTTTTATAAGACCTAAAGTTGCTAAACCCAAGAAATCCATTTTAAGTAGACCAAATTTTTCTGCATCATCTTTATCAAACTGGCATATAGCTTCACCATTAGCATACTGGATTCCAGTAAGAGTATTTATTTCTTTAGGAGCAATAATTAGTCCAGCCGCATGGATTCCAACTTGTCTTACGAACCCTTCTAGTGCTTTTGCTTCATTCCAAATACTAGCATGTGAATCTGCCCAAGATCGAACAAGTTCAACATTATATGCTTCTTCAAGAGTAGGAGGTATACCAAATTTTGATGGTGGAAAATATGATGTTATTCTATTAACTTCTGACGCATCCATTTCATGTAAACGCGCAGCATCTTTTAAAGCAGATTTTGATTTTAATTCAGAAAAAGTTATGATTTGAGAAACTTTTTCTTTTCCATATCTTTGACGTATATAATCAATAACTTCCGCTCTATCAATATCGCTTATATCTGTATCAATATCTGGAGGACTTACTCGTTCTGGATTTAAGAATCTCTCAAAATAGAGGCCGTTAGCAATAGGATCAAGTTTAGTGATATCAAGACAATAAGCAACGATAGAACCTGCGGCTGAACCTCTACCTGGACCAATAGGAATATTTCTATTACGACTCCAATTAATAAAGTCCCAATTAATGAGAAAATAATCTTGATATCCAAGTTTCTTAATGATTGAGACTTCATAATCTAATCTTTCAATCTCCTGTTGTGTTGCATTTGGATACTTTCGCTTAAATCCAGCATATACTAATACGTCAAAATAATCTTCTGAACCTTCACAATAGATTGGATATCTATTTTCAAACTTAATAATAGGGTGATCAGCCTTCTTAAGTAGATTCAGATAATTTGTAATTGACTCTGGTATCAATGAAGCTGTATGATAGTGAGAATCATCATAATACCAAACTTTATTATTATGTTTGAAACCTCTAGCTGACAATAATTCTACCTTAGAAATGTCCTTTTTGTGTATAGCATATGAGTCATAATAAAAAATAGGTTTATATTTTAATATATTTGCACTACTTAAATCTGTATTTGCATTAATCGCAACATAGGTTTTTTCATATGGAAGTTGATCAATAAAAAGAAAATCAGAATCAACAATAATTATTATATCTCCATTTAAAATTAAATCTTTAATCTCAATCCTATGAGAATAGTATTTATTCAACGATGCTATATTAATCATTTTACATATTGATTCATATGCTATTAAATCAAATGCAAAGAAACGCGCTCTATAAATCGGAGTTCGTTTCTCTGCATATGATTTAATAACGAATAATTCTACTGCTGGAATATTGTTTTTATTAAGTTTTAATGATTTAACTAATTGTGAGATATTTCCGTTATCACAGATAGCTATTGGAGTGTTAAATTTTATATCTTTTAAATCTTTAAATTGAATTGCAGATTTGCCAAGCGTTAAATCAGTATGTATACCAAGATTATTATATAACATTAAAATCTCCTAAGTTGCAGACACTCAGAACAAGTGTTGCACTATAGAATAATTGTATCACAACTTTGCTATTGTGTCACTAAATAATTTTTTATATCCATAATTGCTCATGAAATAATCGGATTCTTAATCCTTGCATATGGAACTGATGGACAAGTAATTGCTACTGCATCACCACTAATATTAATTTCATTAGGTAATGGTTTAAGGATTACATCAACATACATATTACAACATTTACAATATGAACGAAAATGATTTGTAGATGGATATAATTGATGGGGAGAAAATTCTAATACTGCTTCAAAATTCTTCATCATATGCAATCGTTTTGTACAAGACATAATTGCTTGTTTTTTTAGACTTCTTAATTTAGTTGGCATCTAGACTCCATTCATCAGCATTAAGATTTGTAATATATCCATATTCATAAAGTCCAGACTTTATTGGAAGTTTAAAGTCCAGGGGTCGAGTTTTCCAAACTTTGCATTTGCCATTAACTCTACATTTATATGGTTCTCCCCTGGAATTCTTAACTTTTTTATGATAAAGAATTGTTCCGTTAGGAAGGGTTTCTGCTATTTCTTTAGTTATCATTTTATCATTCCAATCGTAGATTTCTGACCAAGCCGACTCTTACTACCAAGGTCTATTTCACGACCAGCCTTATGTCCACTATTATAAGCTTCTGAATTTAATGATTTATGGGTTTGTGGCGCAGTAGTTACGCGATACTTGCTGCGTATAAAATCATTAGTTTCTTTAAGCCAACTATCATATTTGACAATAGCGAATGTAGAAAATTCAGCTTTAACTTTAGCTTTCATTTCTTTAAGTTTTTCATGGATACCTGCAACTGCTCCAGTATACCAACTATCCTTATAAGCAATGCCAGAACCGATACAAGGTAATACCGATAACTTAGTTAACTGTGTTAAGGCATAAGCAAATAAAAATCGAGTATTATCAATATCTGCTTGGCGACCAAAAATTTTAATTGATGATTTTGGAGTGCGTCTGTCGCCTGATTTAAATGTTAAAATTACACAATTATTGTGAGTAGCAAGAATGTGGGCAAGTCTGGTTTTCCATTTACGGATACGTCCAGCTTCGTAGAATGGATCTTTATCTTCAATGACTGGCTCAATATTGACCGCTTCTGATTGGCTCATTTCTGCCATATTCAGATTATAACGATCCATTAATTCTTGAGCCTTCACCATTGCTAATTCAGCTTCTTCTACACTATCAGAAGCTGCTAATGCGAGAAGTTTCCTAATTTTATCTTTAATTAGATCGCTCATTGTTATCCTTTAAAAAGAATCATATTCATTAGTATTCCACTGTTGCTCAATCATTCTATGAATATGATCAAGATTAACACAAATGCGAGTTTTGCCTTTCATATAAGCATATGCTGCTCCGTAAATATATTGAAGCTTTTCGTTTGAAACTTCTATAATAATAAGAATTTCTTTATCTTCTAAATATGGAATAATATGAATTTGTGGATCGAATTCAATTTCTACATCTTCAAGATATGCAGTTTGAAAGAATGGATCATAATCCTCTGTGGAAATATAATATTTACCATCTTCCTCAAAAAGAGATAACCAATCAAATTGTTTCAAAGATTTTTTAAGACCTTCTAAGTCTTTAACTTTTACTCGATTTGAACGTCCTGCGTAATTACTATTGCTCATTTTTCATTACCTCATTAATAATCATTGTACTTTAATATTATTGAATGCAGCAAATTCCATAAGTTCGCTAGATGTATCAAATGGACCATAAATAGAATTTTTTTTAGAGATAAGATCTACGTTATGAAGAAACATCATAGATGTATCTGACTTTGGATTATACATATTAACTACAATTCCAATATGATCATGCTTTTTAGTCATTCTATCTATTCCTTTTTTTAAGACTTGTAGTTTCTTTCATTACGGTTTTATTGATCGTATTTAAAACTATTTCTTCTGGAAATGGATTAGCCTTATTTAAAGCTTCTAAAAGAGTATCTTCTCCAACATCTTCTACTCTAATCCAAATAACTGATTTCCCAACTCTGATTGGTTGAGAATCACTTGTCAAGCATTTATGAGAAGCATAAAGAATTATAGATTGTGACATTTATTCTCCACTAAAATATTTTTTAGTTTCTTCAAAAAGTTCTTGTGTTAATTCAGTTTCCTCACCCTCTTCATTTGTAGGACCAAACATTACTACGGGTCCAACAACAACATCTACAATACTATTATCTTCATTTAATAATGGAAAATTGATAGGAAGATTTTTTAATTTACCTTCTTCATCACAATAAAGAGTTGCTTTAGTATGAAAGTTTGGAACTAGTTCAAAAAATCCATTTATAGATTCAGATATAAATTCATAAACCTTATTTTTATCAATTTTAACTTGAATCCAATCCATACCTGGATTTTTAATTGCTGCCATCATTGGATATACTCCAAAATATTTAGATCTTCTCTGTATGGAAAATAAATAATAGAATATCCATCTGAATAGTTGATAGAAAATTGTGGAATAATTTTATTGAAAGTTGTTTTATTACGTTCTAGTTCAATGGTAATATCGTGAGTTTTTGTTTTCCATTTAATCCCAATAAGATTACTATGGTAATTTTTTTGAGTGCTAAGATAAATTGGGAAAATTAATTCTGTCTTACCATCTTTTCTGATTTCTGGATCATTTTCTCTACGAATACCAGTAAAAGTTGATTTATGATAATAAATAGGTTCCGGAGGATAAAGTTTAAGTAATTTTTCTAAAAGATTCTTATCTGCTGGAATAAAGCCTCCATATTTACTCCAAAAATCATCGGCAGAAAAACTGAAACTAATTATTCCTCTATGATGAGAAATTATAATTTTATATTTTCCAAGAGTTTTCATAATATTAAATTCTTCAACAATACCTTTACGATCTTGCAAATATTTTTGATGTAATTCAGATAATTTTAATTTTTCTAATTGTTTAAGTGTTAATTCTTTTTTAGACTTTGTAGCAACCATATTTAGTTTCCAATTCTTGAATCTTATTCATGATATATAGATGGACTAAAGGTGCGCGTTTTGGAAGATCTGCTAATCCTGTTCCAATGCCAGCAGGAATGACTACTATTTGTTTATGAAGTAATCGTTCTTCAAGTCTAGCAAAAGCTTCATCAATAGCATCTTTAACTGCTTTTTCTTCTAATGACTTGTTTGTAAAGAAAGCATGGGGAGCTAGTGATGGACTATATTTAGTTGGAATACCAACTGCATTAGGTTCACCACGCATTTCCTTAGCCTGTCCACCATATCCTTGACGAATCATATTATCGCCAAAGACATAGATAACATTTGGGTTATCTTTAAGTTCCTTGCGGGTAATTAAATGTGTGCAATGTTTGATTGGCATTTATTATTCCTCAATGAACAATTTACTTAAATTAAATAAAGTTTATCCGCTTCTACAAACTTTGTGTGACTAGATTCAAATGATTCTGTTTATTCCTTTGTATAAACTAAAAACCAGGGGCCGCGCTTTCTAGTTCTTTCTTTAAGATATTTCTTTGTGCAACTTTGCCATGAAGATTCTCTATTTTCGCAAATATTTTGAGCTTCAATTAAAGTAAGACCAGTATGTAAGGTTGTTTTTCTTTGTTCAAGATTTAAATAAGTTAATACAACTTTATAGCTCATGAACCTCCCAATAGCTAAAAAGTGTGAGTTAAATATAGTTAAAAGAAAAAGGGGGAACTGCTTATCCCCCTCTATTCATTCTATTCAGTAGGAGGACGCCAATGTAGCATCATTTCCTCCTTTCGTGAGGCCCGACACTTTCATTTCATCTTGGGCACGATGAAATATATCCCGTTATTTATTACCGGGAAGCATAATGGAAACCCGCCAGTTCTGGAAGAAACTGACGGGTTTTGGTTTGTTAGTTTTTTAATGGGACCAACTCCCATTTGTCCCGACCGCCTTGCCAGCGGTCTATGTAGAGGGAAAGGATACGGGGAATGAACCCCTCTTTTTCAACTCTATAGTGACAGTACACACCGTTGTTGGTGTGATCTTCTCCTAGAGGGATTAAAACGACTCCCTCTTTGACGGAAACGACAAAGTTTTCGTTTCCGTTGTAGTTTGTTGCCTCATAGTCCTTTTCACAGGACAAGAGGTTTTGCGTCCCCTCTCCGAAGATCGGGTTATTACAAACGAATTTCAATGACATACTTCCTCCCTTTTGGGATGGTTATCATTTCTTTTTTTCGGTAGGCGAAATGAATGGCCTAAATCCCTCGCTAATCGAGAGCCGAAACTAGGAAGGTAGCTAATCCTTCTCCATATATATTATAACATAATATAAAAGTCTTTTGCAGAGCTAAAACAAAGGGGCTTGCGCCCCTGTTGCTTACAGCCTCAGCCATTTTACATGCTCAAACAGCGAGACTTTCTTTACCGATCCATCATCCTGCACTTCCTCAGTTGACCTCCTTTCCGTATGAGCAAAGAAGTTTTTATGGTTAAGCCCACGCTTTCCAATAATCTTGCCAAGTTCAAACATGAAGGCTGGTGATCCCAGTGGAAGGATCACACTACTGAAACCTTCGTTAATCACCACTTGTACCAACTTATCGGCTAATAACGTGAGTAAATACTCATCGGCTGGAGAGTTTGCAATATGATTAAAAAGCTCGGGGTTGGAATTCCTTAAATGTATAATAGTTTCTTGCTCGCCCAGCATTTCGAGTTGGGATATCTGAACTTCGGTGAGGGGATGTTGGATAGTATTCAAAATAGCCATTTTTGGCTCCATGAAGGTTGGGAAAGATAAGCCTTTCCATATATATTATAACAAATAAATATAGTATTTTGCAAATGTAATAGTTAAAAAAATGGCTTATTCAGCCATTCTTCTTCTCCCGAACGACAAAGCCGTTCGGGAGAATGTACTGCTTGTGCCGCGAAATCGCGGCACAAATCCCCCCATTTTTAGGGTGGGGAAGGTCATGTTGATGAAGCCCTTGAGGTTCACCACCTCAAAGACCACACCGTTCCCGGCGATGCACCATGTCTTAGCGCGAGAGTGCATGTCCCCTCCATAATGGTAGAAAGCCTATTCTCTCCACCATATATATTATAACAAAGAGATAGGTTGTTTTGCATTATTTATTGCTTTGGCCTTTTAAAAATAAAATATCCATAAATCATACAATATTGAATTAAATATTTATTACAAAACTATTGATTACTTTTAACCAACAATTAAAGTTTTCTTGATTTTTTATGTTGGTAAAAAAATTAATTCTTTTCATAAAAAACTCCTAAACTCTTATCATAGTGATTGTCTGCCCATCACGTTGAATAATTTGTTTTTTAAAATTGAGAGCATCATCAAAAAGAATAAAATCAAAATCAGGAAATTGATTACTCCAAAGAAGAAACATACCATCTTTTCCAAATAGATTTACAATTTCCCATTTTTGTAATGAATCAGTCTTAAATTTACAAAGATCTTCTAATTCTTTCCAGCAAGTAACAAACTTAGGATCAATATTACGATTTATATGTGATGCTAAATTAATTCCCTCTTGTTTTTCATGTTCGAGATCAATTGCAAATGAAAAGATACCAAATTTTATGCTATCTAATGATAACTGATTTATATAATTATTCATAAATGTTATTTTCTTAAATAGTGGACAACCAGAATTCCAGCTATCTATAATCGTTTGTTCAAGATCGAACATTATAATAGTTTGACGTTCCATTTTATCTCCCGAGATATAAAAGGTTAAAAAAATGCTAATCCTTTTTTTTAAAAGAAAAATGGGACACCGCTTTATAAAACTTCGCCATTGGCCGGGTCGGTGGTTCCCGTCTAACTACTTGTGATCAGCTATCCCACTCGCCTAATCCAAGCTGCGTCTTTTTTTCCTTTTTAGGATTTATAGAGATCGCCTACTCTATAGGGAATTAGGTTGACCCTTTGGGTCAATAACCCAATTTCTTTATTCCTGAGAACGCAGGAATCAAGGCCGGTTATTCCCTAAACCGTTCTTCATATATATTATAACAAATAAATACAATAAATTGCATAGCTAAACTATTGGCTCCCTTTCGGGAGCCAATAGTTTAGATGAAAATTGGATGATTATTCTCTTCAAGTATCTCTTTAACCAGCTTTTTCAGTTTTAAATCCCCTGTTTTAGATGAGTCGTTTTTAATATAAAGTATAAAACTATCCTTACGACTAGTTGGACTCATCATAATTTGTTCATAGGGAAATGGAAATTCTAATTCATCTGCTGAAGTAGCCAAGATCTTTAGAATTTGCTTTGTCGTAAAACTATTGCTATGCATAATATTTTTAATAAATTTTTCTGCATCTAAACTAGAAATCTGCATATTAGATTTCCCCTATTGCGCTGGTTTAAGAGATTGTCTTGTCGCCGTAATGACGCAAGACTAATTGATTTGTTTCTTGTCCCACAGATTCTAAAAGTTCAATACATTTCCTTTTTAGGATAGAGTCTCTTTTAAATATGTTGAAAGATTAGTTTTGAAATAATTAATTGGATCAAATATAGTATCAGTATATCCAATTCTGACTGAAAAACCAGCAGCTTTAACATGACCGCCACCGTTGTTTGATTTAGCATATTTACTGCAATCAAATACATCATTTGATCGCAATGAATAAACTACTTTAAAAGTATCCCCATCAGGGACATAAAAAAAGCCAACAATTAAGTCAGCGTGATTTTCTTCTCTATTTCTAAGAATTTCTGCAATATCTGAAATATGGTTATCGTTCAGAATCGCAACATTCAAATTGCCAATAGCATGAAGATGAATATTTTCAGCTTTACGAGCATCTTGCTGTTGCTTATTCTTTTCAAAGGCAAGAGCCATGTTCAAAAGACCATGATGACATTTAGGAATATCAATTTCATTACCAACCGTAGCAATAAGTGATGACATTGCCCGAGCCTTTTTGAAATCCTTATGATCAACTTGCCAAGTATCAGCTAATGCGACAAGTTTCTTAATATCAAGGTAGATTTCATCAAAATCCTTGATATCTCTATTGTCAACGTTTTCTTTACGGAACTGCTTAATGAGATAATCGTAGGTTAAACTTGATCCACTATTTCCAAATGCAGTTTCGCCAAAAATAAGTTGCTCAGGAAACTTAGAATACCATTTCTGAAACTTGGTTTTTACTGTTTCATGGTGATCAATATAGATGCAGCCATGAGTAAGACCATTGTAAAAGTCTTCCTCATCTTCAGGGCAGCAATCTACCCAAATACTTTGAAAATTTAAATGACGATCTGCAATTTTTCCTCCATATTGAAAAGGGACACATTCAATCGAGATATAGTTCAAAAGATCCGCAGAAGATCGCATCATTTCTTTTGCGACGATTCCATCAGGGCAGCTAGAATGAAAAATAATTGAAGTCATAATTCTCCCATTTCTATTTGAATTTGTCTATGCCAGCCATTTAACAAATCTTTATTTATTTCATCATGTGCCAATGTCATTACATAGCCTTCAGCCATACAAACTTCGCAAGGAACATCATATTTTCCTCGAATCATATCTTCATGAAAATTTGGATCTTTCTGAAGATCTTCTTGTGTAAAAACATGATCCCTCATAGATTCGCAAAGATACTTTCCCATACCATCACAGCAAGGACACTGTGATGGTACGAGAAGATGTAAAATTCCTTTAATTTCTATAGCTGAAATTAGAACCCTAGAGTATTTATAATTATTATTAAGGAATTTCTCAAGACTCGGATGAAGCTTTAGCATGAGAAATCCTTTTTAAAATTGGAAGATGAATACAAATATTTGATGTTTTAAAATATTGAATAGTTCTTCTAAGAAAACTAAGTGTAAGCTCATGATCAATCTGAACTATCTTATTTTCTGATAATAGATATGAGTCATCAAAAATCTTATTGGATGCTTCAAGAATACCCTGCATCCTATCAAATTTATCCCCTGGATTTACTAGACTATAAGAGATTTGTACAACCTCTTCAGCTTTCCATGCAACTAACATTCCAACTTTTTTGTTAGTTGTAGGATTGCGAATATATGAGAAAATTAACTTTCTATCATTAATTAAAGAAGTCGCAAGATTAATATCCATTTGTTATTTTTCCTTTATAGAATTTTCAAGATCTAGGTTAATGACAAAGTTCTTATTTTTAATATGTCCTGCAACTTGATCACGGACTGAAGTACTTTCAATAAGATTTTTAATTTGATTATAAGTATTGATTCTTTCTCTCATGAAAGCTGTATTACTTTTTTTAAAATTATAAAAATGAACATGATATTTATTTGTATTACTATTAAAAGCAGTAATTCTAGCTGTAATTAAAATTGGAGGATCACAATACTTTTCAACAAGACGATCCAATAAAAGAGTATTCTTTCTAAGATATTTATTCAAACGTTCAATCTTATCTTCAAGATAAGGCTGTTCTCTTATTTCCTTCTTGAAATGACGAGTAGATTCAATGATTAATTCCATAGTTCGTGGACGGTATTTCATTCTTTCAACAAATATGTCTAATGTCTTTTGTAGGTTATCAATAGATGGTATTTTTCCATCAACAATCCATCCAAGAATAACGTTAGGACTAATGCCACAAAAAGCTCCAATTAATGTAGCAAAAGATTCAATGTATTTGTTGTTGTTTCCAGGGAAAACATTTGTCATATCTTGCATTAAGATACGCCATTCTCTACCTGCCCTGGTGTTATACCAAGAGGTATTCATAGGAACTCCAAAATAAAAAACGCCCCCTTAACCGGGGGCGTTTTCAGTTAATTAATTACTTCAAAATGGGATATCATCATCATCATTTGATGGAGTGGAAATTGACGATGATCCATGATCATGATTATCGCTTCCATAATCAGGACCACTATCACTAGAATCAGGAACATAACCGCTTGAACTAGATCCTTTCTTTCCGCAAAAATCAAAATTAATAAGCCTGATGGTAGGCCAAATCTTCTTTTCATCCTGCTTATCTTTCTTATATTCCATTTTTCCTTCAACAATAATTTCTTGTCCTTTAACAAAGGACTTTCCAATAACTTCGGCTTGCTTGCCCCACGCCACCACGTTGTGCCACTCAGTCTTGCTTTGCTTTTCGCCAGCCTGATTCTTCCAATTCTCTGTGGTGGCAACCGAAAACTGGCAGACGATTTTTCCGTCTGCCAAAGTCTTAGTTTTTGGATCTTGTCCAAGAAATCCATGAATGATGATTTTATTCATTGACATAATAAGCCTCATAGCTTATAGAATCATGCTTATAACATGATTCGTGTAATGTAGATATTTCTATATAGCGAATCTACTTACGCTTTTTGTAGCAACTCTTTTAAAAATTCTTTGTCCGTAAGAAGAAGCCTATCTCTAACAAACGTTGATATATCTTTACCAGATTTCAACGCATTGCTATCAATAATTTCTTTCTCTTCTTTAGATACTCTACAGGTTATAAACTTCCTACGGCATATTTTAGATGGTTCCATTTCATAACTCCCTCTGTGCTATTATTGTAGCACATCTTTCATGGGAGTCTATACTTTTTTATTTTTCAAAATCACTCTATCTAAAGACTCAGCAGCGTCATAAATTTTTGAATTTCTAGTTTTATAATCTATTTTATGTAAGAAAATATTTTTCTGATCATTTAAACATGCTGATATAATCTTAAGCTTAAGACGAATTGTAATATGACGCATATTGTAAATTTCTGTATAAACAAAAAAAGGATCTTTATCAATTAAATCATGAATAGCATTCATAAATACTCCTAGTTAATAAATTTTATGATTATCTAGATCGTATGTTACAATTGGACTCCTAAAAATATATGTTTGTATAAGATTAATTTTTGTTGAAATTTTGCTAATGAAATTGATTCTAAAGAAAAATTCCTATCAGAAATAGCGCCAATGCTTTATGTTACTTTGTTTTTCTTAATTATTTTTACTAAACGTAAATCCCACATTCGTATCCATTTTGGATAATGTAGTTTTAAAAGTTTTTCTTTGGTGGTGGTTCAAAAGGATGCCACGGAATTTGTGGACTGAAAGGTTTCATACTTTCCTCCTTTTTTATTCTTTATTACTCTTCTAAAAAAATTTTTATTACATAACTCCTCCTTTTTATAGGATTTAGATTAACAAATAAAATTTGCTAATCCTTCCTTATATAGATTATAACAAAACTCATAGCATTTTTGCTTAAACTATGATACTATTTTAATGAGAGGAATTATGCGTATATACATATATTGTGTTGCTTATCTGTTAATTGGATTGATCACCGGATATATTAGTGCCGGAAGAATATATTTTGAAAAATTTTTAGGATTAATCAATAATATATTTTTAGGAATAATATCTCGATTAGATAAAGCTTTAACTGGGAACGATGGAGCTTATTCGCATACTAGAATAAATAATTTGGTTTGGGGTATTGGTGGTTTTATTTTGATTTGTGTTACTACTTTACGCGAAATAAAAATTCCAGGGGAAGTTCTAGTACTGATGGGTAGTGGAATGGGAATCAGTGGTTTACAGGCTGTTGTTAATAAAATTAATGAGTTAAAATTTGCTTCTAATCAATCAGGAAATACGCCAGTTGCCTAGTGGACATAATTATGACAGGACTAATTGAAGTCTTCTTTAAAATTAAAAATAAAATTTATGAGTATGGAATTGTAATAGTTGCCTTTATAGTAATAGTTGCTGGTACTTATGGATATTATATTAATAAAAAATTACAAAATTTGAATGCAAATTATCAATTACTTGAAAAAGATAGAAATTTAAAGGATGTGCAAATAAAAGCACAAGAATCAATTATTGCGGATATCAAGAAAAATGCATTAGATAAAGAAAAGTTAGTTATAGTTAAGGACGCTCAAATAGCCGTACTTAATAAGCAAGTAGATAATTTACAAAAAACACAACATATTGAAATGGCTAAAAATGCTGAACAAGTAAAAGAAAAAATATATGCAATGTATAATGATAAACAAGTTGAATTTACACCTGAGAATAAATTTTTATTAACTGCTCCTACTACCTATAATCTCGTTTATGATGCAGAAAATTGGCACGTAAATGGGCCTATTCTTACAGAGAATAATAATATACTTCTTAAGTCAAATTTTGCTTTAAGAGAAGGAATGGGACTAAAAGATTCTCTTATACAAGATCTTAAAAATATACAGAATAATCAAGACGTACTTATAGTTTCATTAAAGGATAAAGATAAAATTTCAGATCAAGAAATCAAAAATTTACAAAAAACATTAGTAATTGAAAATAAAAAAACTGTTTATAAAATTGTTGGGTCATTTATAGCTGGCGCAATAACTTATTATGTATTAGATAGATCAAGGAATCATTAAAATGGAATTAACAAAATTAATTATTGATTTTTTAAGTTGGCATACAATGTATGATATTATAGTTTATGTACTTTTGATAACTTTTGTTTTTGCAAATATATTAATTTTCAAATATTTATGGATAAAAATAAAAAAACCAAGGAGAAGTATAATAATAAAACAGAAAGATTTAATAGATCATCATATGTTCTATAGTTTGAAAACATATTTAAGTTATGAAATTCAAAATTTATATATTCCAGAAAGACTTCGTGATGCAATTTTTAAAGATTTTTTAATTTTTAAATTATCATCAATTAGACATTCGTTTGAAAATTTTCTAAAAAAAGGTGATCTAGAAAAATTAACTCCAACAGCATATCATACAAGAATGCTAGAATGTATCAATGAAATTGTAAGAAGATATGAAGCAAAAGCATTAGATCAAAAAATTCCACAAGTTGTAATTGATAGATTTAATTACTGGAATTCAGATCATATAAGACAATTATATAATGTTATTAACGATGTATGCGATGATGATATATATACAAATAATACAATTAAAACTAAAATAATTTTTGATTATGTTGTTGTTGTTATTAACTGGACAATATCAGATGCAAAGAAAACTCTAATTGATCTTAATGGTGAATTAAATAAAATTACTTATAAAGGAATTTCTGTTGATCCTGAATATCTTTCTAAAAATAATAGAGGATTAACATGAATAAAAATTATAAAATAGATATAAATAAATGGGGATTAAGTATTGAATTTCATGGTCGTATTTGTCGTCATGACCTAGAAGCAATTCCAGAAGAATTTATAAATAATATTACAAAAAAATTACCTAAGAATTTTGGGCTACTATTAAATTTAATTAATATTGAACATATTTGTGGTGATACTGCTAAGCTAATGGCGATAGCAAATGCTTATCTAGTTGGCCGTGGATTAAATAGAAGTGCTATAATTTATGATTCTAGTGCAAAATTAAGTGAACTAAATAGAGCTTTAATTAATGCTGGTGGAATAAATAAAAATTGTAGGTATATATCAACATTTACACATGCTAATTATATGGATCCAGCAATGGATTGGTTACTAAAAGGAATTGAGCCATGAGCCTTATTAAATTAGCCCTAGAAGTTTCTACTATAGCTCAAAACGATCAAGATCCACGTTTACTGCCAGCTACTCAAAGACAAAAGCCACAAATGAGAACTAAACCTAATAAAACCATTCTTAATTGGGGGATGAAGAAATGAGCTTAATCAAACTTGCCGGTAAACGAGTTACGCAAGCGGAAATGGATGCTGCTAATGCGGAAGCTTTAAAAACTAGACCTTGGGAAATTCATCCTCAAGATGAATCAGGTATTAAACCTAAAGTTACAATTCCTAGTGCCGCTCCTAGTGCCGCTCCTAGTGCCGCTCCTAAAGTTGAAACTAAAAAATCAGTTAAAAAACTATTAACTAGTCGTAAAGTTGGTGGCTTAATTGGTGCTGTTGGTTTAGCTGCTGCTGCTTATGGACTTCATAGACATTTAAAGCATAAGAAAAGTGAAGGAAAGAAATAATGAGTTTATTTAAATTAGCTATCGAATCAGGCCCGAGAACAGATATTCCTAATGCTTTTAAGGTAAAAAAAGGTATGGGGCCTAATTGGAATATTCCTATTGCTAAAGGTTTATTTAAACAAGCTATTGAAATTCCTGTCAAGCATCTCAAAGATGACACAAAAAAAAATCGGAGAAATCCAAGCTTTAGCTAAATGAATTTATGGGGCTATACGGTAACAAAAATAATGCCTAGGTATCAAAATAAAAATACTTTAATTTCTTTCAAAAACTATTGATAAAAATAAAATTAATATTGATAAATTAATGGAAAATAAAAATGAGTTTAATTAAACTATCGGCTAAACTTCCACCGCAAGTAGCTGCAATATTTCATGATCTTGTTAAAGGTGGAATGAAACCAGGACATGCTGCTGCTAAGGCTTGGGGAGAAGTTAGACGATCTGGAGTTGAAATTACTCCTGCCGTGAAAACTATTGAAAAGGTGGTTAAAAAAGTGGATAATGGAGTCCAGGGGTCATTGTTCAATCCAGAAGAGTTCACGCAGACTTGGAAGAAAATATGAGTTTATTTAAACTGGTAAAGATAACCTCAAATGTTTTAATATATCATACACTAACTGGTATTGCTAACAAACGTCGTGGATTACTTAGATAAAGAGTTGGATATCAACAACTACGATTTATGGAACTGGCATTAATCAAGATAGTAGAAATATGTTAACCGCTTCTTTATATTATAAAAACATAAATTCCAAAATATGAATAACTGGAGGTAATAATGTCTATTATTAAGATTGCATTAGATTTTCAATCTAAACATTTTAAAGCTAAGAAATCATATGATAATATGATTCAACGTCATATGAATGCTACAGATGGCCCTTATGGTAAAAGTGCTTTAATTGGTTTAGCTGCTGGTGCTGGATTAGGTGCTGCAACCAAATCTGGATTAACTAATAGTGCTTTAGCTGGTGCTGGTGGCGCTATTATTGGTTTAGGTATTGCTAATTTAATACATAGTAATAGAGCACATAAAAAGGCTGAAAAGGAAGAACCTAATTATCATAAAATTGTAAATGAGTTAAATAGCTATAATGATTTTGTTGGTGAACAAGCTTACATAGATGAAAACTATAGAGAAATGGCTAGACTTCCACATGATATATTGATTAGAAATAATAGGTATTAAAATACCTTGTAAAATACCTTCATCCTAAAATTCAACGTAAAGCTATCGCAATTGCAAATAGAATCGTTGAAGCTTGTGATGAAGGTATGGCTATTGCCACTAAAATTAAAATGGTGCTGCAATAATTTGCAATTGCTTATAGAATTAAGAAAAACGAGGATAATAAATGAACCTAATCAAATTAGCCTCTATTGAAATTAAAAAATCTCATGAAGGAAGCCTTCACGAATATTTAGGCATTCCTAAAGGAGAACCCATTCCTATTAGTCTTATTGAAGAAAAATTAAAAACTGTAACCGATCCAGCTATTCGTCGTAAACTTAACTTTGCTAAAGTCTCTAGAGGATGGAAACATAAATGAGTTTAACGAGCAATGCTAAAATATTAAAATCTAATATTGAATGTTCTAAATTTGTAAGAGGATAATATGCCTTGGTCTAAAGATGATTATCCGAATTCAATGAAAAATTTAGATCCTAAAATTAGAGAAAAGGCTATACATATAGCTGAAGCTATGCGTAAATCTGGATCACCAGAAGGACTAGCTATTGCTACTGGAATTAAAAAGGCTAAGAACATTGTTAAATTAGCTGCGATGAATTTTAAACAAATGATTAGGCCAGTTCAAAGAAATAAAGGATTTGTAGGAACTATGGCAAGTATTGGCGCTCTTAGTGGTGCTAGTGTTGGTGCTAAAACTGCATACAAAACAGATATTTATGGAAATATTGAATGGAAAAATGGTAGAGCGGTTAAAAAACCAGGAGCAAGTGTGTTAAAAAGATCTTTAATTGGTGCTGCTGTTGGTGGAACGATTGGTGGAACGGTTGGTGGAATTAAGGCTGGAAAATTTGACGAAAATAAGAAGCGATTGAAAAATCTTATAAGAAAATCTAATAACTTTCGGCGTGAGAGATCTAATCAGCGTAGCAGTTTTGGAAATGGTTGGTCAAGCAAGCACAATGATTTCTATGATGATTTCTTTAAAAGATTTGAAAATAGCAGTTCAAGAGGTAGTGGCTATCGTCCTCCCCCGCCTCCCCCAACTAGACCAACTGCTGATCATGCATCTTTCTTTAAAGAATATGGCGGTATAGATCATACTAAGATTACTACAAAAGCTCAGGCAAAGAAAATTTATAAAGATGCAGCTAAAAAATATCATCCAGATATGCCTGGTGGTAATACTGAGAAATTTAAAAAACTTTCTACAGATTGGGAAAGTATTTCAAATAGTCCTTGGTTTGAAAAATTAGCTATGATAATGCAGAGATTAAAATGGGCTTAATAAAAATTGCAGCTTATAATAAAAAACCTCTTAGTGATGATGCTGTGCTTGCAAGATCACAAATGCATTATATGAGAGGTAAAGATCCTGATGATTTTATTGCTTTATTAAATTCTAATAAACATGCTAAAAAAGCACAAGGTAGATATAAGAGTATGATTCAAAAAATAAAAAAAGAAAAAGCAAGAAAAATGGTTAAAAGAATTGGAGTGGGTAGTATTATTACTGGCATTGCTGCTTATGCAGCTAAAAAATATAAGGATCATAAAAATGAGTCTCATTAAATTAGCAAGTAAAGATATGGAACAGGCCGCAGAGAGGCTTAAAAATGCTGTTCCAACATTTGTGCCTATGAAAGCAAAAAGTTTTCTTAATAGGCATAAAGGTAAAATGTTATTAGGTATAGGTGGATTAACCGGCCTTGGTATTGGTACTCATCTATACCATAAGGAACGTAAAAAATGAGTTTAATTAAATTAGCAGTAGAACAACAACAGAAAACTGGTATTGTTGGTTGGGCTAAACGTCATCCAATTATTGCTAGTGGTGTAGCTTTGACTGGCGGTTTAGCTGCGGCTGATGCTGGCCTAGCTTCGTTTAATAAATTACGGGAAATTGGCGGTGGTGAAAGTGGCGCATTTAAGCGTGGTCTATCATCATTTAAAAATAATACTAATGGAACAAGGGCAGCTATTGGTAAAGCCGCTAAACATGGTTTAGGGCAAGGTGCTATTTATGGCGGTATTCTTTCAACAGTAGAACCCGCAATTTCATATGGTGGATTTAAAAAGAAAGTAGAATAGTTAAAAGAAGAAAAAGTTAAAAAAATGCCCCTACGATGGGGCATTTTTTTGTCTGAAAAAGCTAGATTTTTAGATTTCGCTTTAATGATTTTTGCATAGTTAAAAAAGAGAGGCGGTTATGGTTAAATATAATAGCAAAAGAAAAAGCCCGATGTAGTATCCGGGCTTTTTCTATGTTGAACGGTTAGTGCTAGGCGTTGGCAGGTTCAGGCGTGGGCGCGGCGGCAGAAGCAGAAGTCTTTGCTTTCTTTGCCATGACAGCCTTAACATACCTTTCGTCACACTGGGCGAAGAGATATGTTACTGCCATCATCAAACGCTCCCGATTGGTGGCATGCTTGGCCGATTCACACGGCCAAGTAATTTTGACAATGAGCCTGTTCATGAAAACGTTACGACTGGTCCGTAGGACCATACCGTCCTGTGCCCATTCGATCCCTCTGAATTCTTTGAGGCTTACCACCTCTGTTCCAAGCAAGGAGCAGATTTCGGCCTTGTTGAACTTCATGAGCATTGGAATACTCCTTTCATGAAAGCCCTCTTTTGAGGGTCGTTGTGTAGAAAGACTATTCTCTCCACCATATATATTATAACGAATTCATACAAGCTTTTGCAACTTTTCCTTATAATATTCACTCTCTAAAGTAGTATTAAAAGTAAAAATATAATCCTTAAGTTCAAAAGAAGTCTTATATCTAATATTAGAATATAACCAAGCGTACTTTAAATTTAAAGACCTTGCTAATGCTGCAAGATTATGGAAAGTTTCATACATACCCGTATTTTTATTAAATATTGTCCATTGATTATAACGTTTTTTACTGCAAGCGTTTGGATTCTCATTAGGTTCAAGATTAAATTTAGAAGCAAAATTTAAATTTTTATGCTTTTTAATTTTATTGTTTAAACAAGTAATTGTAAAAATTCCATTAACATATGGAATGCGTGAATTTTTCAAACGTTTAGTATAAAGATAATTCCAAAATTTTGTATTACCTTCAGGAAATACAGTTTTAATAAAAATAATTAAACCTCTATCATCATAACGAACAACTTCTTTTGTATTATTGTTTACAACTTCATACTTCTCAGCCATTTTACACCAATAAAAAAGCCCTCATTTAGAGGGCTTAAAATTTCAGGTGAATGATTATTTACAGGAATTCTGTAATAATCTTATTATCTTGCATATAGGTTTTTGTTTTTATAGGAGTGTTTAAATTAGACTTTCTTGCTAGTTGATTTACCATAAAATTATAAATAGCTAATGTACTTTTTATAATCCTTTCTTCTTCTATTAAACATGATATATCAAATATTGTACTATAAACTGCTATGAATAAAGTTCCATTTTCAATCGAAGTATAAAAATTAAGATCACATCCAGGGGATTTATCCCTTAATCTTTCTACGTCATTATATACAGACCTGACTGAAAAATCTAATTGATCATCATCAAGAAATAATAAAAGTTGAGTTTCTACAGCAATAGCTAATTTTTCTCTTATTTCATTGTATAGATCTAAATTAATTTGGTTTGTCACAATTAAACTCCGCAGTTCTACAAAAATTATTTTGTTGTTAATATAGCATGGCATTATATTTTTTACAGAAAATAAAACCTATAAAATATACTCATATTACGATCTTTTTGCCTGCTAGATTAATTGTTTTGCAGAGCGTGTTAACTTGTAACATAACGCATTCCTTTTACTAGAGTCTCATTTTGAATAGATGTAAATACTTCATTCACCGTTTTGTGGTATGATTCAAGTGAATTTACATTATTAAAAATTTCAGCATCACAATCATTATAATTATCTAAACTAGTTTCAGATGGATGATCTATATTAGTAGCACCAGCCATAATTCTAAATGATTCAGGTCTGTGAATACGAATGATTTTAAAATTATGCTTTCGTAATACTTCTATTTCATTAGGAAATCTAACGTCAGTAACAAGGTTTAAAACTGGATATGATAATAAATCAAGATTTGATAGTTTATTATCCATAATATTTGCCCAAATATTATCATCAATAGTTTGTCTGCCCCATTCGGTACCGATAAACTGGAGAAGTCTCCTTCGTTTAGCCTTATCTTCTGGAATAGGAACTCCGACAATGTTAAAGATTGCTGCTTCTATTTCGTACAAAGGATCGGCAAATTTTAAAATCCTTCCACCATAAACATTTTTAATATACGTAGCAGCTTCATCTTTACCGCTACGCATCTTACCTATAAAACCAATTCCGTTAATCAAGATTGCCCCTTATATTGATAGATTTCCCAATCTTTATTATTTAAAAAATAATCTGGATCAATAAATTCATAATATTCTGTTATCCTAGCATTTGAATGAAAAGATAAGATATATGCAACTAACGAGGGAGCCGTCCAATCATCACTTGAATTAAAATATTTTTTGAATTTATGATTTTTATTAACATATTTAATTAATAATTTATTAATTAATAAATTAAAATAAATACTTAAAGAAAATTTTTTATCAAGCAATACAGAAGTTTTTTGGCTTTTATAATTAATATTTTTATTTCTAGCTACATGAATTTTCTTATATTTTTGCTCAATATCTTTTAAGGTATAAGAATTATCAACACAAGAATTTAAACCACCCATTCCAATTATCCAGTAATAACCATATTTAAATGTATCAACTAAAGCACAACTTTGATATTTAGATCTTAGTAAAAACTTATATAATGAATAGCTAAAGTATGGAGAATCCTCAAATAAAAGAACATCCCCTGGTTTTAACTCTTCAAAGCTTAGAGTTTCCATAAAACTTCCTCTACTAAGCTAGTATAACATAAGAACTAGTAAAAATCTCTAGTATCATGAACACGTAATTCAGTAATACTATCATAGATTTGTTCTTCAATAATTTCAGCTAACCATTTTAATTCTTCAGGCCATTCATCAGTAAGTTTTAAACTATTTACTTCATATTGCAGATGGGAATCAACGCCTTTAAATCCCCAAAATTCATAAGCTCCAATACCGACATCCTCAACACTAATATCTGCATCAAAATCAAATGTTTCAACAACAGAAGCATATTCGTCAGGTCCATTAAAATCTGGATCTTCATTAAGAATTTCTACTTCAACTTCGCTACTATTTGCAGTAACTCCATTAATAGTAACTGAAGTATGTTCAGGTTTGAATGTTTTTAGAATTTCAAAAGACTTAAGAAGTTCTTCATGCCTTCCCATATTTTAGCTCCTGTGGAATTTCTACTTCTACACCATCTTTATATAACTTTACACCAGTCACCAATATCTGACAATCTTCATGATATTCTAATGAAACTTGAATATTAAATTTTTTATGATAAGACATTCTTTCTAAAAGAATTTCATTAACTTTATCTTCAATTTTCTTAATATTATTAGGGCATGGTAAGATAACTTTAGTTATTTCTTTAATGATATTATTTATATGTTCTTTTTCAATAGACATGTACTTCAACATCATTTTTATACAAAAGAACCAAACTACAACCTGCTGGAAGCTTGCTTGTTGTATTAATTGGAAGATTTCTTCCGGTATCAACACATTCTAACGTTTTTAAAATAGCTATAATATTAGGATTTTCATCTTTATCAATATATATAAGAATTAGTTTTTCATGTATAATATTATTGCAAAAATTAATAAATTCACAAAGTTCTGTTGTTATGTGACCACTTAAAAAATTATTAAATTTTGCAGGTAATGGCACACGATCTTTTTCCTTATTATCTTCATCATAGATAATTAAAAGATTTTTTGGTTCTGAATCTATTTTTGTGACTGTAGGACTAAAAATCTGTTTGAACATTACTAATAGTCTCCTTAAATTGATTTAATTTTTCTTTACTAAAGATTTGTAGGTCTAAGCATATTAGGACCATAAAACCTATTATCTTTAATTTGAATCATAAAAATATCTCTATCCGCTAAATGCTTAATTGTTAGTTTCATCGCTCATCTTTAAGACCACATTCTTTACACTGATCCCAAAGTAATCCCCATCCACCCATATCATTATCGGTTTCCTTTAAAAGCTTACAGCCACCGATATGAGTTTGATTTTCTGCTACAATGCCAATACAGTCATCCAATTCATCATCTGGAATTTCAATTGCATACCAAAAAGGACATAAAACTGTTTTGATAATTGGTTTGTCTGTATCTTTATCATAATTGAATGAAATATAATGATAGCAATAAGGAGTATTATCTGGAATTAAAGGCAGCGGATTTTGACCTTTATTTTCAGATTGATAACGTCGAATAAGTTTCTTAGCCCATTTATTATGGCTAATCTTTCTTCTTTTCTCATCTTTAATACGTTGCTTTTTTGACTTCTTTAATTTAGCTTTTAGCCAATCTTTAGTTAAGATTATTTTTTCTTGGTTGAGCATCTGAAATCACATTCCTAATAAAATTCATCCATGAAGAATAACCGCAGCGACAATTGGGATTAAATATTAAGAATTTATCATTCGGACCCAATCTTCATTGTTCTTGTCTATATTGTTAGACGCTACGGTTGAAGTGGTTGCATTGTGTAGTGCTTCTGATAACGTCTTACCAATAAAAATGCCGTGCAAAGGATGCTCGATTGAATGGCGCTCAGTCCCATCCTCGAAGATCTCAACCTGATGCCAAATACTCATTGGCAAGGATACTACTATGTTTTTAGGCTCAGATCGAAACTTCACTTTACCGACTCCGGAATAAAATTTTGGTTTCTCGCAAGTCGCCCCAGCATTTCCAAATGCGCTCAATCCATTACTTAACTCAGACCCTTGTGCCTGTTCATTTTTTTGGTTCACAGTTCGTCCCTCCTGGCCAAATGACCGATTAGCTGGTTATTAGGCATAGATTCTGATAACCGCCGATTGCAGGACGCCCTTACCAATAACGATGATTGAACCGTCTTCAAGCTCCATTTGAAGAATATCCATATTCGAGAAGTTATCGTAGAGTTCTTTCACCATCTTGTCTTGGGTAATTTTCTCATTTACCTTCGTTTTATAGGTCTTCCCCTGGTATTCCATCTCCATCCACATCTGCCTACTCCTGCATCAATTCGGACCCGATAGCCGCTGTGGTCCATATTATTTGAATGTCCGGCTCGGCTATCGAGCCGGTTATGCATGCCGTCAGGCTTCTTCGTATGTTGCCTCGAAAATGTCAGGCTTGCAGGGGTACAACTCCCCTTTCACGCCCTTGATAATCCAATCGCCCTTATCCGCTCTCATCGTCCCTTCGAGGGTCACGATGTAAAGCCCTTCCGGGCTGTTGTTAATCCCCCGCGTTCCTCCCATTTCTATCACTCGTTCCACGCTTGCGGCTGTCCCATCATAGAGTTCCGCGTCAATCACAACTGGCTTCTTTCGGAATTTCATTATTTCTCCTGTTACGTTTTCGTGTTTGCCGCCTAACCAGTAGTTGGGCGCTACCGAATGCCGATATTCTCAATGCGACCGATGCGCTTTCCGTCCTGCAAAACTTCCAATGTTACGGGCGGCAACTCAGAATCAACGCGGTGGCCGATAAAACTACAAATCGAGAGCGGCAGATTTTGGTTGATTGCGGCGATCACATCTATGGCATTGATGGCGCGGTCGTGGAGTTCTACAACCTCTTCTTCGCTACGGTTCTTGGCATAGCGTAGTTTGCCAATACACTCACGAAGTTCTTCATAGGGATTTATCATAGTTCCTCTAAATGAATTAAGATTCTCAATTTTAATTTTGTTATATGTTTTGTTCAATATAACGTTTGCGATCACACGCTTCATCAATACGAATCTTTTTAAGTTTACAGCCATTAATAATAAAGTGTGATTTATCTTCTGTAATACTATAATCAGAAAACCATTTCATTAATTGGGCTAAAGTTAATTCAGGTCTAGGGTCTGATTTAAATCCTTCAACTCCCATTGAACGTTTGCTAATGGACATAGGTATCTATTCCTATTTTTTTATAAAAAGATGACACCACGGACATATGTGATAATAACTAGATATTGCTGTTTTTGGGATTTCAAATGAAACTATATTTAAACCACAATGAAATTCATATATATCTTCAATAGAATTATATATTCTTTTTTTTCTTAGTACTAATTTATGATTTCCACTTAACTCAATAATTTCTGGGCATCCAGGGGTTGATTCCCGTTCTGCTAGTTGCATTATGTATTTCCTTTAATTTTTAAAAAAAATCTCTCCGGTGAAGGAAAGATTTTTTTGTTCTGTGACAAAGAATTTGGTAAACATATTTAGGCGTTCACTACTTTTTGATCTGATACTCGATGATATGCTCGTCCAGCTTTGGACCATCGAGAGTTGAAATCATTTGGATGAGTGATCGTTGCTATCACATCATGACAATAAATGCATTCACTAAATCTAAGTAGTGATGGATAATCATCACTGTTTTTTGGTTTTAACCATTCTTCTCGAATGGTTTCTAATTTACAACCTCCTTGTATTAGACACATTAGACGCATTCTTTTTAATCTCCTTTGATGGGTTTTTCCACGCTTGAAGTAAAAGAGTTGCTCCTATTGAACAAAGATTGAATGGATTATTCTTGCATTGAGAACACAAATCAAGATGTGCATGAAAAAGATCTATTCTAGTTATATTCATTATTTAATCCTCAAAAGCGCGAATTAATGCGTCACACAATTTTGAGACAGGAAGATCTACTAAAAAAGTAACATGAAATTTTTCTTTTATAAATTTATAGTATTTAGGTCCGAAAACAGACCGAGAGGTTGATTCTTTAAAATTGCTCCAATCTAGACAATGGTAAAAGATCCAACGAAGATAACAGTGAGGTGTAAAAGACGATTTATTATGTTTTATCTTTTTTAAGGATTTAAAAAAACTTGTAGTATTAACATGGCCTCTTGAAACTTTATCGAACCATGCTAATCCCTGCTCGCAAGGACGTTCGTTTATAATGATTTCTCTTAAATCTGTTATTAACATTAACTCTCCTTTAAGAGTTAAAAAACTCCACCATTCTAAGATGGTGGAGAATTTTTAGATGTTTGCGGAGACGAAAATTTCTCTTCAATTATCTTTGTTAGAACTTCAGGAACGAAATTTCCATTTCGTACTTCCAATTCTGTAAGAAGACCTAATTGCCATCCACGAATAGCCGCAATTGTATGAACAATACTTTCTTTACATACATCTTTGTAAAACATCCAAATTTCGGATCCGTATAATCCAAGTAAATCGAATCCAATGATAGTGCTAAATCCATTATCCAACTTATCAATATTAGGAGCTTCCTGCAAGATTTTTATCATAACAGTCAGCGCCCCCGGATTTCCTTCACTCATCTTAAAGAGAGCTTCCTGCATGGAATGATGCAGTTGAATACGTGCCATATAGTTCTCCTTTGAGAAAATGGCTGTGGTTGAAGAGAAATGGTCTAATCATTAATATTATAACAAAATAATAATGATTTTTTCACTTCCTCTAACCATTTAAAGATCCCTATGCTTGGTATATAATTGTTTATCACCAAGCATAGGGATCTAAAACATTATTTATTCTTCTAAGAGCTTTTTGAATTCATCTACCAAATTAGCACGATCAGCAAATTGTTTATCAAGTTCAGTAAGTTCTTTAACAATAATTTTGATTGACTCCTTACCATCATCGGTAAGAGGAACCTTATTAGCTACACGATTAATTTCAGGGGTATCTAGACGTGTGGTTATTTTGCAACCGTGGAAGTAATTATCAATTAACCTCTTCAATTCTACATTCTCTCCCTGGAAGCTTAATTCAAGCTGCACAGAAAGAAGATCAAGCTTATCGTTAAGAATCAGTTCGGCTTGCAGATTATCAAATTTCATTTTATTCTCCGATGACGACATTATGATATATTAAACTCTTTAAACAATTCAAAGAATATTATTTGGTAATAATTACTGGCTGCATTAAAATTTCATGATACTTAAGAACCTCGGTTCGCTCACGTGCTTCGTTCTCAGGAATCGAAGTATATGGTTTAACAAAATAAATATATTTCACACCGCGTCTCGCTAACATACGAGTGCAATTTAAGCAAGGTTCATGAGTAATAAAAGCATAATAAATATCGCCCTGACTAAAGAAAATTGCGTTTTCTTCAGCATGAACAGTATGAATACAGCGGTTTTCAGAATTACAAGTTTCTGGTGTGCAATGCCTCATATGAGCTAATGCACCATTATACCCACAGCTTGCAACAGACCAATCACGACGCAAAAGAACTGCTCCTACCTTTGCGCGACAACAAGTACCAAGATCTGCAATTTGTAGAGCCATCTTAGCAAACGTTTGCAGTTTGAGATTGTAACGATCGTTTGCGTCGCTCATATTTTATACCTTCGTAAGTTTAAATGCCATATGGCGTGGTTCTGCATTTTCTTTAGAAACAGAATAATGACACCAAATTGAATTAGCATCATGCTCTAAAATAAGTTGATCATAAGGTAATTTTGAATTTTTAATAAGAGTCCATGCTTCTTCAGGAGTATAATGAGAGCAATGAAAATCTACTGCTTCTAATGCCATATGTTGTGAAGTAGGTTGACCATGAACTAAACTATTAAGTTCAGGACAACGATAACCACTATTTATATAAATAAAAACTTCTTCTCCAGCTTGTTCACCTAAAAATGTACGAATATCTTCCATTTCATTACAAAGACGTTTAGCTTTATAATAAAGATTGTCAGGAATTGAATTATCAATCTTATGTGCTGAAGCTGTTGCACTTCGTTCTAAATCTTCTTTTGTAAAATGTTCTGTTATTTGAGTTGACATTGTAATCCCCTAGAAATATATAGAATCCTTTTGCTACTGGTGGATGCTGTTTTGTTGATAAGATAGTTGTTTCTTTATTTAAATCTGAAGTAAGACTAATTGAATGTCTAGTCCCTTTACATGGTAAACCTTCAACCAAACAAGTAATAATATGATTGGCTTTTCAATTATTAATCTATTACGAATAAACCCTGCATATTTACCAATCGACCAATCTGGTAAATATTCAATAATGTTTAATGAATGTTCTTTAGCATAAAGAGCGGCAAAATAATCTGCTCCACGCGCACCACAAGAAACTATCGTAACTGGTTCTTTTATATTATGAATATATTCATTAATAGTATCAAATAAAAGTTCTTTATTCTAAAATTCTCTAGAACCTACTATTCCTAAATAAAACATCATTAAACCCTTTTAACTATAACCATTGATGTTTTTTTATCTTGTTCTATTGTAAATAAGTTTTTGCAAAAATTCCAAAAACTATTTTTATTTACTAAAATAATAGCATATTCTTGAGTATATTTTTCAAAATCTTGTTCTGAAATTTTATTTTCGCGTAAAAGTATTTCAAGTATTAGATCTTTTGCACCATTTAAATGTGCAGTAAATTCTTCTGGTAAAAACGTATAATTAATTATGTTCATGTTTCACTACACATAAATTATTTTCTTCTAATTCAAAACTTTCTGTTCCTTCAATATTCTCAAATGTAGTACAAATTATTTCTTCTGCTATTTGTTCAAATACTGCTTCTTGTTCATCAAAAATTGTAGACAACTTCTTATTATCTAACATAAGTTCTTTTAAATGCTCTAAATCTTTTACTTCAAAAATAATTTCCTCTGAGCAATTACGTTCTAATAACATCCTGATTTTCATTTGATTGTCCTTTGTCTATTTTAGTAAAAATTAACGTCTGCTATATTCTTGAACACAATCTATATAGTCAATTTTATTGGCTGGAAAGGCTACCTCTCGAATGCTATTATTTTCATAATGGATAATAATAACAAAGAATGATCCTTTATAATCATAAGTTAAAAACTTGCAATTTGTTTTAGCTTTATTAAAACTAGAACACGACAAATCTGTAAGATGAACGTCTATATTACTTACTCTTAACATTTTTTAACACTACCATGTAGAATACACGAATAGTTAATTATGTAGTTCTTAGATGGATAACGATCTTCATTATCCATGCGTGGACAACTACAATGAGGTAACTCCCAAAAACGATGAAATTTTTTATCTTTTTTAAAATGCCAGAGTTTCTGTAAGCGATATTCAATTTTAGTTACTTCTTTAGCTAAAAGTCTAAGATGCTTAATCATATTAATATGATTTACTTGAACGCACATCATAGCATTAATAATTGCATCTTTTTCTTTATGAGCCTTAACAATTCCTTTAATCGCCATCCAACCAATTTTACGTTCTCTAATAAGATGTGGATTTAAATAAAAAGTCGTTCCATCTTTTCGTTTATACCAAATTTTTACGGACCCACAATCAGTCCTAATAGTTTTTTGATAGGTTGCCCAAGTCATTATGGTAAAACAATCCAATCTTCAGCCAAAATATCAGTTTGAGAAGCTAACCAGGGGCAGAAGGTGGGATCTGTATCTGCGGTTTTCATCATTAGATATGGGGTAAACTTGCAAAGCGTTCCTTCCGGAATGCCGGTAGCTTCAGCAGTATTTTTATTAATATTAATACCTTCTGGATAGCCTTTCTGGTAAACTACATACATATTTTTACCATTCCAACCAGTACGAGTAATTTTAGAGCCAGATTTACAAAGGATTAAAGCTTGTGAGAAGTCCATTAATCAATCTCCTTAATTATAAGATGATTTACAGTTATTTTATTTCCCAGTTGATCCAAAACCACCTTCACCACGAATAGAATTTTGGATATATTTATGATGACGTAAAATATTACAAAAAACTATTTGTGCAATTCTATCACCGTGACGAACGGTATAATGACTTTCTGATAAATTGAATAAAATAATCTTAATCTCGCCCTCATAATCTTCGTCAATAGTTCCAGGGGAGTTTAAGACTATAACTTGATGATTTAACGCTAATCCAGATCTTCCTCTAATTTGTGCTTCAACATTTAGTGTCCCAACATCTGTTTTAAATTTTAATTTTAATCCAGTAGAAATTAAAGCATGACTCATTGAAGGAATAATTATTTTATTATAATCATTTTTAATGTAAGCCTTAATATCAAGACCGCTAGATTTCATTGTTTTGTATTGTGGTAATTCTACATCATCATACATTTTAATAAATTCAAACATTATCTATTCCTTTTTGCTACTGTTGATGCTCCAGAAATTTTTTGTTGAAGAATCAAAATTACATCTCTCCATTTATCAAAATCATTACAAAGAATCAATGGATCAAATTTTGAATCAATAGAAGTAAACTCATGACAAAGCATATTTTGGATATGCTTAAGAATTGTTTGACTTTTAGCTAATTCTTGAACAAGATTATCAAATTGTGGGATGTTAGGATAGCCCATAGGAGCACAAAAACTTGTTAGCTTATTGTAAACTTCTATATGATGATTGTGCATTTCTTGTATAGTTATGGGATCCATATAATATCCTTAATTGTTATAGTTTTATATTAACACCATCTTTCTGTGGTTTTAGATTAACACCATCTTTCTGTGACCTATAGGCTGTCTTGATCTTAAACTCTTGAAGTTTCCAGTAATCCATCATTTCGTCAATTTTAACTTTTAATGATAACATATCACCATCATTATAAGAAGTAAATGCATTCATCATTAATTCTCTTAAATGCATATATTTAAGTTCACTAATTTCATCAAAAGCTGTCAGCGTAAAATTATAAACACGGAAAATCCATTCTCCTTCCCAAGTCTCTTCTCTTGAAATTTGAAAAATAAAGTCAACCCCTGGAAATGTTAATGCAGAAACAATTTCTTCAGCTACATCTGGTTGACGATCTTTGACTGTCTCAACGATATGTTCAATGTTTGATTCATCCACTTCAAATTCCTTTCTTGCAATAATTACATTTAAGGTTTTGATCATCTTCAAAAAAAGCTAATTTTCCAGTTAATACATCGTCTTTAAATTTAGAAGCACAAACATTACAATATGTTTTATGGGTTTTCTTCATTATATAAATAACTTTATATCCTTCTATTTTAGAGGGAAATAGCTTGTTCTTACTTAGAATAATACTATTCGATATTTTTAATGTAGGGGAAGTTGACATAAGGTATCATTCGTGATGTTATAAAAGCAGGAGTTTTCTGTGATAGGCGAAAAATATTTTTATGTATCCAACGATAAATTTTATACTTCAAAGGTATATAACCATCTACATCATACCAATTTTTTCCACCATCTATTGACCACAAAGATTTACAGCGTGATGATTGAAAATTTGTTTTTGAATGAGAAATAAACTCACCAGTTTCCATTGGATTTATTACTGGTGTTAATGGAACATCTAAAATTAATTTCTTTAAATAAAGAATTATTTCCAACCTATTTTTTTGTTCAGGTATTACAAGAACTGTTTTATAAAGATTTTTAAGAATTTCAGTTTCTGTATGTGATAATCCTACTTCAGAAATTTCCTTTAGAACCCTCCCCATAGAAGAGGGTTCTAAAGGTATTTCGGTCTTTTTTTCTTTTGATAATTTTTTAGAAATAAATAAATTAATTAGTCCCACTCTTCACCACTTTCCAAGAACCCATTAACGGAGTAGGAAGAACATAATTAATTAAAGCTGTTGCAGACTCAAGAGTATCAAATGGAACAGCATCAGACATTTCAGGTACTGTCTTAATATCTGCTCCATTAATACTCAAAAAGTATTCATTAGAATTAGGAGTTTCAAGTTTAATAAAATAGTGTGCGTTTACCATAATCTATCCTTTTAACGGGAATGCGCCAAAGAGCTGCACCAGAGAGTATTTAATTATATCAGAAGATTTAAGATTCAAGATTTTTTGATAACGTCTAATTTCTGATATTGCAAACTTTTCATCTGCTGAATCTAATGCTTCTATTTCTACAAATTGAGCTTTTCTAAAAGCATAATGATCTGTAATGCAATTGAGTTCTTTTGAAAATCTATAAGGTTTTCCATCAAGATCTGTAATAATTGTTTGAGAAACAACGACAGTTGGACAGATCCAAATCTGTAGTTCTTGCTTAAATTCAAGTCTTAATGTCCATCCAGCTACCTCTGCAAATTCTAAACAATCTTTAATATCAATTGTTGCAATCATTGGTAAATTAATTTCTCTTCTATGAAGATTATTATTTTTGTAAGTCTTAGCTGTTAATTCAATACCTTTTTCTTGATCATCACGTAAACGTAAAAGTCCATTTGGTGTAACATAATAACGATCATGTGAAACCGATGTTTTATAATAAATCTTATCAGGAACACTATCTTCATACATTTCTGCATAAGAAAGATATTTACGTTCTATTTCTACATTATTATGCTTCATGATGATAGTATTCCAATAATAATATATTAATATTACGTTCTATTGTCATTAATTTACTTTCGATTTAATTATATGAATAAGACAACTTCTAAGCATATCTTCTAATATATGATCTGCTGCCTCTGGAGTAATGGTTACAAAATCTGCTTTATATAAAATCTGATGATAACTTTCTTCATCATATCGTTTCCAACGTGCAATAAAGTTTTCGCCACGTTGCATTGCTGAATTACCTTGTACTTCTATATAAGGATTTAGTCTATAATGTTTATTATCATGAATCATCATATCAGCATTAAGGTAATCTCTTGTAATGTGGACCGTCTTAGACTCTGCTCTGCGTAATTCTGCTCTAAGTTGATCCACTTCCATTTGTAATTGCATTTCTTTTAAGGTTGGGAAGGACATATTAATCCTTTGAAGGTAATGAAGACAATGAAGACAATTCAATATTAAAGCAATAAACTAGTTTTATTTAATCTTCTTTATCTACAATTAAAATATACTTGTTAATTAGAGGAAGTTTATCTATGCATTTAATCCATATTGATACCACTTTAATCCATCTTTAGCCATTTCATTGCCAAGACAAGCGAGTGCAAGTAAAGTTTCTCGTTGGCGTTTAACTATTGCAATCATATCATTCCAAGAAACTTTACCTTCTGTGTTTAAAGCTCTTGATAGCTCTATTTCACAATCAAGAAAGTTGTGATCTGATAAAATATCATCCTCGCGCAGTTTAGATGAAGGATCTGGAGTAATACACATATTAATATTTGCAGCTAAATTATTAATAAGCTCAATATATTTTTCTTTTTTAAGAAGTAGTTGGTGAGTAACGTGTTTTTCAACAGGAGTTTCTCTAATAAGAAGCCCATAAGTTGTATCATCAAAAACTGTAACTTTAAAAGGTTCTACATTAACTTCCATTGTTTGATTTGGAGTAAGTAAATGACCAATCATATTAATCCCATCCTTCTAATACATCTTTAGGAATTCCAACTTCATCAATATTTTGTTGAGATTGTGCTTCGTCTGTATCACAATCTTCTGTATCGCAATCGAACAGAATATTGTCACCAGCTTTAATCTCAATTTTCAAAGATGATTCAATAGCTTTGATTGCTTTTATACCACAATCTTCACAGTATGCATGATTAAATATTAATCCATCATGCCCTGAACCAAATCCAAAGTTACCGACCACTTGTAGAGAGTAACTAAGATTCTCTGGAGGATTAGCTATCTGCCTTTTACAACCATCACAGAAATAGTGTATCACAGGTTCACGGCCTTTGTCAATAATCTTTTTCATTTTGCATCCTGTTCAGTGGAAGGCATTAAGTTACCATTATAGAATAATGTAACATGCTCTCGTTCAATATATGCAAGGTAAAAGTTATCGTCAGGTTGTGATTCAATGAGAGAACAAGCTCTCTTATAAATCTTATCTAGCTTATCAATCTTATAATCTTCTGAATTATCTGTTTCATCTACTGAAGACAAAATAGATTCATTAAATAGCTCTTCAAACAACTCTATATTGGTTATAATACCTACTTTAGTTTCCTCTTGTCCTGCAAGATTAACTAATGCGGCGTTAGTCGCTATGTCCATTAAGTTTGTTGAGTAGCCAAGATTTACACCATCTTCCCAAATTGCGGCAAATCCAAAATATGTCACGCTCATATTTCTGCTCCATTTGAATTAGGTTTATCTCATTCTTCTATATTTCTAATAAAACTATGATAAATAATCATTAAAGATACGCTCATAAAGCTTCTTTATTCTTAATTAAATATGCTTGTTGGCATAATTCATTTAATCTTCTCATTTCCCAATGATTGATTCCATGTGGGATATTTTTTAACCAGAGAAGGTAAATATCTTTATTATAATCATAAGATAGATTTATATCCATAGCTGCGTTGATCTCCGATTGATGAGCCTCTGTTATTGCTGTATCAATATCATCATGAGCAAGGGCTATTGCGACACTGACGTTACCGCCGGATCGCTCATAAATCTCTTTAAGCTGACGCTTAGTGTGTTCAACATCACAGAAAGGAAATGCTTTGCAATACCAGAGAAGCTTTTCGCAATCTTCAGTTGTTGCATTAGGAAATACTTCAACTACTAAATCATTATAAGTCATCTGAATTAATCCTTTTGAGGGTTAGATTCACTGGCTTCAGAATAAGGTATTGTATGAGTAGATTCAAAATCTTCCTTAAGCATTTTATAATTGGCAACAGTATATAATTTAAGATCAGTGACTTCTTGTAAGATCCGTTCTTGAAGAATATTGTTTTGCTCTAATGCTACAGCAATGCGTTTTAAGGTTTTAAAGAACATTTCGATTAACCCTCGATTGTTTTGTTGTTATAGCAATACAAATAGAAATACCTGACAACATCATAAATAAGAAAAACCAGTCAATAACAGAGTCTATATCAAAATATACCTTCTTTTTCTCAAAACAATAAATCGTAGTGCAAGTTGTTACAGCGAAGTAGGCTAATAGAAAAAGTTTCATAAGCAATACCTTCCAATAACAACATAATCAGGATTATTGCACCATTTAAGTAATAAACCAGAAAAGAAACTTTGATTCATAATACCATCCCACCCTGGAAAAGAAGAATTTTTATTAAGACGTACAAATTGTAATACATCATAATAACAACCTTTATATTTAAAAAAACATCCTACATAATCTTTTTCAGTATAATAATTAAATTCATTAACTCTAATAGCTTCTGGAATTTCACTAAAAAATATTACTGGTCTAGGCTGATGATTGGTTTTAATTATTGGATTACTCAAGATCTCTCCTGAAAAATACAGATTTTAATCTTCCTTAATAATAATTTGAACGGATTCATTGGTTTCTGTAAAAACTCCATCTTTAATTAACCTCTTAGGAATAATTTCAACTGGAGTCAACATAATTTGACCTGTTTCTAAAATTTCAAAAGAAAGAACATCACCAGATTTAATATTAGCTTCTTTTGGTAAAGTAATTCTTTTACGATTATCGGTTTTTAATAAAATTTTCATTTTTTATTCCTCATTTAAATATTCCTGAAGTTCAGGAGGGGTATAGACGGTTGAAATTGCATCTCCAGGGGGGAAGGATTGGCAGAGCCTATTAAGGTTGGAATACCAATAAGAGTTTTTGGATATACCAGCTTTTTCAAGAATGTGTGAAATTACTAAGACTCCGTAACTTACTGGAAACATTAGATTTATAAGCTCATTATCCTGATCATTTATCTCGTCAAATTCATGTATTTTACGTCGAGTATCCTTACATACGTTATAAACTGGAAATGTTGTATCGAGAAGTGTAAAGATCTTAGAACTAAATCTATTTGCATTAAGCATATTACGTATTTGTGGAATGTGTATGCCAAAGTTAGCAAAATACTCAAATAAATTTACATACGTCTCAGCACCAAAAACCTCATTTGAACCTTCTTCTCTAATCGGAATTGTATAGAGAGTGAGATTATCGGATAATGGAGAAGGATTTGCTTTTTGAGACATACTTAGTTTAACTATAAGGGGAATATATCCAAATGTATTAGGAAGCCATTCAGATATAACTTTAGCAAATCTAATTGAAGTGGTTGTTCCTAACTTCTCTTTTATTTTTTTAACTATTTCACCTGTTGATTTGAAATTATAAAAGGATACTGCTCCAGTATTAAAGTCATAATGACCATCAATATAGAAGATTGGATCCCCTGGAACAATCTTCTTAAGCTCATGTTTACGTTCAATAGTAAAAATATCTTTAAAATATACAATTTTAAAATCCATAATTGTATTATCGTAAAAAATAGGTAAAAATTCTTCCTTTTTATATTCTTTAGGCCCAGTTTGTGAGCCTATTGATTGTTTTCTACGTTTAGAACATAAAGATTCTATAATTTTAAAGTATTCATATAAGTATCTAAATGCAAATTTGCGTTTAGAAAGCTTCTTATTTATGTTTTTTTGAATATAAGCGTTGCCACAATCATTTTTAAACTGTAAAATATCTTTTAAGTTTACAAATTCTAATGGACCTATTTTATGGGGTTTAAAAACCCCTTCAAATCCTGCCGCTCTAATAATAGAATAGAATGAATTCTTATCTGGATATCCAAGTTCTGCATCGCAAATACGAATAAGACAATTAAGATCAAAATAATCATCACCATTATCATTAACTGCATGTACTATATTAATTTTTTCATACAAATTTGCATCAAAAACATTCACAAGTTGAGGCAATTTATTTCTAGCATCTGATTGATACTGTGTAAAATACAAATCATCGTTTTGATATCTAAAAAGATCAAAACCTTCTACCTTAAAAGGAACTGTCTCAAAATAAAAATTATCTTTATATGGCTGATTTTTTTTAACTACTTCATAATTACCACTAAAATTAGATGGACCTATATCTTTTATAATTTTTTGATTTTCAATAAGCTGTGATTCCCTAAAAATCAGCTTCTCTTTATCACATAAATATGGATTGAAATGTTTTTTCGTAAAATTATATTCAATTCCCTTTTTAGAGGACATTAAAATTTGATCAAAACCTTTTGTTGTGATAAATTTTTTAGTTTCTCCAGTGATTCTATTGATCCCTGAAGCAAAATAGCGTTGACTTATGTAAAAATAATTAAAAAGTGAATATTCTTCAACTCCATTTTCAATTTCAATATCAATATTCATTGTTCCTCCTAATATTGTTATAACAAAAAGACTTAATATTTTGCTAATATATTATTGGTTTCAATATTTAAAAAAAAGTTGACTTTATATCAAGATTGTGTGACACTTATTGTTGAAGTTTGAGAGTTTTACGAAAGTGGAGCGACCTCAAGTGATTAGTGTAACACAAGTATCTGGTAGAAACCCCGGCAAATGTCGGGGTTTCGTGTTTGAAGGGTCCAACACTCATGTTGATAATGGATTCCAGGGGGAGCACAAGTCCATGAAAATCAGTATTTCGACCCTTCATACCCCCGCCCTACAATCGTATTTCAAAAATCGGCTACGTGCGCGAGGCGAGTTTTGGGATTCCTCCCTTTTTCCACCTTCGCGTGTGAGGGTCATCCCAAATATGATTGTAGGACGGTGGTATGAACAGTGTAGATCTTAGATCCATTGGACTTGTGCTCTAGTCGGTTCGATTAATGATGGGAGTAGCGATAGAGTATATTATATATAATAATATATTATTATTATTATTATTTTCTTTATTTTTTTTTTTTTTTTTTTTAAAAGAAATTTTTATCACTTTTAACAAATCTAAAACAATCATTAATTGGTTTTTTAATACTCATGAATAATAAAATATCAGCTAATACGAACATATATGCAACAACCCCTGGTTTTTCTTTTTGTGGTAGTTGCTTTTAAAGCGCGCGAGATGCTGTCATGAAAATTAAGAATACTAAAAAGACAGAAATGATGGGAAGAATAACTTCATTTCATATGAATATGGGAAAATGGTTATTGATTACAAGAATCTTGCAAAAATATGGGAAAAGCTTATCTAGTTTGATTAGTGATTATATTGATAATTTTATAGATATACATATTCATATTTTGTATGAAGATTCTGACATACATGATATCATTATGAATGACCCTGGTATTTCAAATGAGGATTTGGGTCTTAAAGTTTTTGAATTATCAAAAGATAAAGTTATTAAAAATTATATTGGAAAACCTTCAAGTCTTATCTGTAATAAAAGAATTAATGCAAAAGTAATAACAGATATTCCTAAAATTATAGATGATAAAGGTCAATTTAGATGAGTTATCATGAAGCTAGAATAATTTATGTTGATGTTAACAGATTGTGTTGCGATACTATCTCAATTGATGGTAATTTCTTCACTGAAGATGTTTCATATGCTGAATGTAGTTTAAAACAGTCTGGAGACTTACACCATCCAGAATTAGGTGATATAGCAGTTATTTTTACTGACGAGGATGGTGGATCAAAGATTTCTCGTTGGTATGTCGGCAGATCTAGAGATGATAATAACTTAACGCAGTTCTTATCAGGCTTTGGTGGAAATTTGCCATTAAATAGACATTTACCCGGCGACCGTATGATTTCAGGTCCAGACGGTGCTTTTTTATCCTTGTTACGCGGAAAATTAAGCATGATGGGGTCTAGCCCCCTGTGTCAGACGATTTACTCGGGTCTTGAGGGTCTGATTCGCACGGTATGTCAAAATTACGATGCTATGGGGGCTGGTTTTAGAGTATTTTCTATTAACAGTGGTGATGAAGTAATTACTAGACTATGCTTCTCTGGTAGTGATCGTAATTTTATTAACGGCGCAAACGATAATGAAGATGCTATGTCTGAGAATTTTGAATATCAGATTGATTTTACACAAGCCGGAATAACGGTATTTGTTGGTGATATAGACCCAACAACTAAAAAAAGAAATCCTAATTTAACTATTATTTTAAAACCAGTTGGAGATATTCAAATAGTTTGTGGAAATTATATAACTTATAATATATTTTCTAATGGTATTATAGAAACTGTGATCGTTGATGATCAACACAACACTATTTACAACAAAACTATTGGTGGAATGGGTGGACAATTATTATATAAAGAAATTATTAAAGGTGATGTTGTAAGACAGATTGATGGTAATTTATATGAAGATATAACTGGTGATATAGAAAGAAACGCTAATTTAGTAAGACAAAAAGCTAAAATAATAGACAATACAAGTTCTGTAAATAGAAAAGCTGCTGGAATTAATATCAGTGAGTTAGACACCAATCCTATTTCTGGAATTAAAATTTCATGAGATATTTTCCACAATTTTCAAAAGTTTTATTAATAGCTAACGATTTAGTTAAGCATAATGCAAATTATAGTTATTCATGGCAAATAAATTTAGATCATCTTAATATAATTACGCTTACTGGTAGAAAAATTTATGTTAAATTTGATTCTTTAGGTGTAAAACATATTTTATTATCTGTTAAAGATAATTCAAATGGCATGATTTCACAATATGAAACGAATATATACATTACACAGCCAATTATAGCTTATAAGCCAATTGTCTTACCAACACTAGTATTAAATAATGGTATAACAGGTGCATTTTTTAGGACTATTGTACAATGAGTATTTTTATTGCTTATGATGGGTATTTATTACCAAATAACTATTTTAATAATGGTAACTATTTCTATACAACATTAGATGATTCAACTCCATTTGATCAATATCAAGATTTATATACATCAGTAATAAATGGTTTAACATCATATAATATTCAATATCTTAATAATAACATATCATATAATGATTATGCTACAAAATTCCAACAATATGTTGGAGATAATATTGATATAGCCTATAATATTGTATGTAATAATAATTCATGTTATGCGACAATAGCCATTAATTTACCAAGTGGTTCGACAATATGGAATGGATATCAATATGTTTATAATGTTATTGGAAATATTAATAGTGGTCATATAAGTATTATTTCTACAGATTTAAATCCACAATTAGTTCCAGTTAATCAGCGATTAGCAGATAATGGTTCAACCATTGTAAAATTTTATGGAGCAAATGATATTTCAGAATTACAACCTATAAATTCATCATCTTCAGATGTGAGTGAAGGAAATAATAAAACATCAGTAAGTTTATTAAACAGGAATACCGATAATGTAACATTACCTTTCCCAGATTCAACACTACCAGATTTATTCGTAGTATCATATTGGTTAGAAAAAGATTTATTAAATATTTTAACTCTTAGATTGTTTTCTAACACGTTAGATAAAAATAGTATTACTAAAATAGAAGTTGTTATAGATAGTGTAGCAACAACTGTAGCTCCTGTTTATTCTACAAATTATGAAGGTAAAATTGATTTAACATCATTAATTTCTAATTTATCAATAAATAGTTTACATACATTAAAATTAAATATTTATGTTAATAATGTTATTCAGGATGATACAATAAGTGATAGTCTTAGTTTTTATATAAATAGTAGTCATAATATTGAAATGCATTATGGAATGATTGATAATAATGGTTGTATTTATGTTGAAATAGTCTCAATTAAGAAAGTTTATTATAATCAAATAAGCCCAAATTTGTTCGAAACTATTAATTATATACAATGCGTTGACCAGAATTTTTATTGTGGAGAAAAATCTTATCTTGCGGTTGTTTATAGGCTACATAATAATATTTTAGATGGTGGAAACACAAAATATAGTTCAAGATTTAATGGAAATTTAATTTTAAATTGTTTTAATACATATATTTTTAGAATAGATAGTTATACTTTATTGAGTGTTGATGCACCAATTGGTTCTCCTAATTATATAAATAGTCATAACTTTTATGTTGCTTCAGAAAGAATTTATCATAATACATTTATAAATCTTGATAAATTGAATGTGTTTATAGAAGGTAAATATCAACTTGTGTTTAATATAAATACTGAATATCTTGGTTCAGGGTATATTTATAAGAATTATTATCATAAATATACAATGAATTTTATTAAAAATACTAACGTTTTAGGTGGAACAACTTTTGATTCAGCTTTACAAGTTAATAAATCTACTCCGTTTAATTATCAACATGATAATTTTTATAAAAAAATAGTTAAATTAAAAGTAACAAGCTTAAATAATTTTAAAGGTTATATAATTTACATGAAAGGGAAGCAAGTTTTTAACAATCTATCATATTGCGTTATTAATGATGATTTAACTTTAGATAGTAATTACTTTCTTTTTAATGGAACATATATTATTCAAGCAATAATTAATGCGACAAATTTAAATATTAATAATAATGTTAAAAATTTAACAGATGCATCCTCTTCGTTACAAGCTGCGTTGAATTTTAATGCAGGATTTTATTTTATATTAGATAGTGGTTATGATATCAACAATACACCATATACTGTTTCTTTAGATATTGAAGAAGCTTCAGTTGTTGGAACAAATTCATTATATACGACAGATACTTTATATACAACTGGATATAAAAGATTCGATAATCCAGTTACTAAAGTTCCATTTATATATAATGAATTATCTTATTCAGATAGTTTAAAATATTTATTTAAGTCTAATTATAGCAGCGCACCATTATCGTCGTGGCCTTTAAGATGGCCCGGATATATTAGAATGCCAGATACAACACTTAGTCCATCACTAATTGGAGATAATGATCAACTATGGACATATACAACAAAAACTTTTGTTGATGGTATCGAAATACCTAAAACTGCATACGTACGATTAATGGATACTACTGCAAATAATTTGTTATTTAATTATTTTGGACATGATGGAGAATATCAGTCTATAACAAGCGGTTATTTTGATTATGTTAAATTAAGTGATCTACCTGTACAATTAAATCCAAACGTATTGCATAAGATTGAATGTCATTATTATTACAATACTAATATTGATATTACTGTTTTAGAAGAGTATATAGTTATGAGATCAGATGGAATGAAGATTAATCCATACGCTGTATGTGGCTATGACACCCCTGGAACAAACAATCAGTCAGCTTTTGCTATTACTGAGAATGTATTTCTTGAATTAAATAAAGAATATTTTTTCAGTACAAATGGTAGTTATATAATGGTTTCTAATCTTTATAAAGCTAATTTAAGTGCTATTAATGGACCTATAATTTTACCAAATTCACTTTATTCTATATTAATTAATATTTATTCTGATAATACATATACAACAATTTTAGATACAAAAACATTAGTTCCACCATGCTCAGATATTTTATATATAAGTGGTGAAGATTTTACGACGAATCCTGCTTCTCCCTCTCCATATGCTTATAATTTAATTAAAATATCTACTCCAAATGTTTCAAATGTAGAATATTTTTCAATAACTATATTATATACTCGTGTATTTGTTCCTAATAGTGGATTTGATCCTAACGTAGATGGTTTTGATTCTAATGGTATTATGTATCCAATGATATGTAATGTTACAACCGGATATGAGGTTTTATCCTAATGAAAAATTATGTTTTATTATCTCATAACATCAGTTCGACAAGCCAGGCGATTTATGGATTTAAAGGAACTTTAAGTAGTATTGTTTATCGTCAGGATATATCAGCAGTTCATTTTGAAGCAAATGCACTAGCAAAGTTTTATTTTTCTTATAATATTACATATCCAGGTGACAGTGTAACTTTTCAAATAACATATTCTGATTATACGTTGTGGGATGGATGGACTCCATATCAACAAAATAATAATCTTCCGACGCCTGCTAGTTTTTGGTTAGATTTTTCAGCTTTTGGTAAAAGCCTTGGTAGTATAACTGTTAAAGAACAATACATTAAAGCTATTTATTCAACTTATAATAATGGGTATCAGGATATTACATATATTTCAGATTATAAAATTATAGATGGATCTACTAATATATATGATATTTATTCTAACCAGGTACGATTTCAATATATAATGTTTCCACCAGATGCAAGTAATAATAATCCATTTGGTAATGCTTGTGGTAATTTTTCAACTATTGGTGAAAATTTTTATTTAATTAATAGTATTCGTAGTATTGATATAATAGTTAAAGTAAATCATTTTTGGGAATTATACGATGGTTTCAAATTTGTTAAAAAAGGGTTAATGCCAAAGAATAATGAATTTTTTGATACTCCATATAATCCAAGTAAAGTTAAATTAGATACGTGCACGGTATTTATAGGTGGAGCATATTCAACATTACAAACAGCAGAAATTGAAGTTGATCAAAAAATGCAATTAAGTGATGGAGATATTACAGAAAACGAATATTATGATATTTGTGGAGGTAATTCGTGTGGCGGTAGTGCAGATGCACAAGTTGTATATCAAGGTCATATAATATATGGTTCTACTCCTTATCAAACTAATAATTCTTTTTATTGGAAGTATGCTAGACCCACTCCTGTTTTTGGCGTTGTAAAAATTTATCCGGCAACTTATGATAATGATACTAAAGGGTGGAGTGATGCTACATATAGATGTAGTGGTGATACTGATTGGAATGATCCGGGAATGCCACCATTTACTCCAAATCCCGCATGCGAAACCCCCATAAGAGGATATACAACTGCTAAAGGTTGGTTTGTTGCTGTTTCTGGAATATCTGCACCATTATATAAAATAAATACAAGTAGTAATTATACGTATATTCCATATAAAACTGAAACTATTTCTAATAGTATTCATTTGTTTGATGAAACGACATTAGAAATGAGAAGTATAGGTAATTTGCCTGTTGGATTATATGGATCTACTTGTATTCAAATTGATTTAAATACATTTTTAATTTTTGGTGGAGCAACAACTTGTCCGAGAACTTGGATGAATGCTCCTATTTCTAATAAAATATATAAAGTCGTTGTGAGTGATGACAAAAAAAGTTGTTCTATATCTAGTATTGGAAATACTAAATTTGGCCATTTACATGCAAGTTGTGTAAAACTTGAAGGGATTAATAAACCTGGTCTTATTGCAATTTGTGGTGGAGAAAATTATGAAATTTATGATATAATTAATAACAAAACTGTTATTTATGGACCTCTAAGTAAGGGAGCAAGATATGGAGCAAATTTATCTGTATATATTCATGATGGAATTGTAGATTTATATATTGCTGGTGGTTATAATAGGGTTATACAGGAAATACCGCGAATAGATAATGTAAGTGTTGAGATTAGTTATAGTGGAACAGAACCTATCCCAGATATAGATTCTCGAATTAAAGGTAGAGTATTATATGCTGGACCCATATTAACATCTGGTTTTAATAATGGGGTGGCTGATCCAACAAAAGTAGATTATATGGGTTCTTTAATTAAGTCAAACTTAAGAGAATTATTTATAACGTATGCTGATGATAGTTCATATTCTTATCCAATTTATGTAAATATAGCATCAAGCATGAATTACGATTTAACAGATCCTAATTGTGTTTTTTATCAATTTAAATTTAAAACTCCAGCAATTATTCAAGGAATTAGATTTAGATTAAAATATTATTCTGCTAGTATTTCGCAGTTTGGTATTTATGGATCTTCTGATGGTTTATTATGGAATTTAATAGAAACTATAAATATATCATTAGTTGATTCAGGTATGTTAGATAATATGCCAATATTTATAACTAATACTGTTAAATACTTATACTTTAAATTGGTTATTTCAAAAACTTATTATGATCAAACAGGTATTCAGTTAGTCCATATAGATATTTTTACGGATTTAGATGTCAATATCCCTTTGAGAAATGTTCTTCCTGAAATTCCGGCAAAATATGGTAGAGATAATTATAATAGACCAGTTATATATGGTGGTATTACTCCAGTTTATTTTCCTTATAAATTATATGATGTTGATACAACTCCAGGGAGTAGTCCATTTTGGATAGATCCAGTAGTTGTTTTGAATCCAGGGGTAGAAGTTGTAACTTTACCATTAACAATTTCTGATGATTTAATTTTTAATTATACTCCGATGCTTAATACAACGGGTATATTTACTTTGACATTTAGTGATTTTGTTAAAAATAAATTATCTTATATTTATGTAAATGGTAAGTCTGATCATGCATTATTAATTTTATCTAATACATTAACAATTGATATTCCATCTCAATTTCCAGGTTTAACATTAACATCATTTAAACTTGTAGTAAATGATAACTCAACAATAATGACTCAAACTATACAGGCTAGTATTATTGATTTTTCTATTGATACTTCTAATCCAATTTATTATGGCGATACTATAAATGTGTATATATGTATGCCAGTTGGTGCAACTGCTATTTTAATGCCTGAGAATGTTCCAATAGTAAATGGGTATAACAAAATTACGGCAACTATGAGTGGAAACTGGTATGCAATTGTTACTTTAGGAACGGATACAATAGATACAAATGTAATTCCAATTACATTAAATCTAAAAGCAACATTTACAGCAAGTAGTAATACTTTTATAAATCCAGGTGATCCTATAGTTTTAACAGCTAAATTTAATTTTGGAACAGGCGTCATAACCCCTGGAGATATTCCGATTTTAAATAATGGATCTGTGACAGTCAATCCTACCGTAAGTACTACTTATACATTGACGGTTACATATAATGGAATAATTAATACGTTTAATTTAACTATAAATCCAATAGGTACTGCTACATCTATAATTTATGGTCAAAATGTTATTGATAAGGTTGTTTCTACGGATCCTCCGTGCCCTGTAGTTCTTGGAAATCATTATAAATTGTATCAGTTTAATGGAACTGTTCATGATGATATTACTATTTATGTACAATCAGGATGGGGAGGGGAAGAAGGGGGATTAGAATGATGTACTATTTATTAGACAGTTCATTAAATGTAATAGCAGAATATTCACGTTCAATTGGTGATTATATATTACCATATACTGGAACATATTATATTAGAGTTTGTGATATAATTAATAATTCTATAAATTTTAGAGTAAATAAAAATGGTACATCTACAACTAGTGTTATTACATTTATATATATTGCTTCTTCTTCTTATATGTATCCTTGGGCTTTTATTTTTAATAATATTGATAATGCTTTTTATTTAAGTGATGGTTCTTCTATAGCAAAAATTTTAAATAATATAGAAACAACTATTGTTAATGATTTACCATCAATAGGTGGAATTGCTTTTGATACGAATAATAACTTATATTGTTGTGATGGAGGTAGTACCGGAAAAATTTATAGAGTAATTTCTGGTGTTTTAACTCAAGTTGCTGATACGGGTGGAAAATGGTGTAGTGGTATTATTTTTTATTCAGATGGAAATTTTTATATTACGGTAATTAATCAAAGTAGTTATTTAGAAATATGGCAATTAACTACAACCGGAACTTTAACACTTAAATATACATCTGAGGTTATTTGTAATACTGCATATTGTCTTGCTTATAATGGTGTTGTTGGTGATTGGATATATTTCACTCTTAACTCACAAATACGAAGATATAAACCTAGTACAAACACTGTAGAGGTCGTTGTTGGAACTCAAACACCCCCTAATTATCAAAATGATGTTGTTGGAACTATAGATGCAACCATTTTAAATAATGATTTATATTCTTTATGTGTTGATTCAAATGGTGTAATTTATGTATTGACAAGTTGGACTAATTTAATTTCTATAGACCTTGTAAATAATATTTCGAAAATCATAAATAATGATGATGATATTGCTATGATAGCATCTTCCGGTACAAATCTATATGTTTATAATACTAGATATAGACAAATACAAAAAGCTATATTCATATAAGGAATAATATGTTACAGATATTCACAAATCAACATAGAATAATAAATGTTATTTTAAAAAATAAAATGACAACTATTCCAGATATAGGAAGTTGGATTCAAATTCAAAATGAAGAAGCTATTATTGCTCCTGATATGTCTAAACCAGTAGAACAAGTGTATAATTTAAATCAAAGGGCACCTGTATCAAATCTTTTCATTATTGTTGGATACTATGAAGCTGGAACAGATCAATATAATAAAACTAGTGTATATACAGAAAATTGCAACTTAACCGTTAAAAATGGTATTCTAGATTTGGCAGAAGATGATAAATATATTGCTATATGTATGGGTATAGATACTAAAAACAATATTTTACTCTTTAAAAGAAGAATATAATTATGAAACAAGTAGAAAATAAAACTATACTTAATGATACAATTAGCTTATTAGACTCAAAGCTTGGGCCAGTAGCTACTCAATCACAATTAACGCAAAGTATCTTAAACAATATTCAGGCTGGTCGTAGAAATTTTAAGCCATATATTCCTAAACAATTATGTCAATATCCAAAGACTCGTTCAGATGAATTTAATATGAATGAGGGATTAGGAATCGTAACATTACAACCAATTATTGATGGATTAAATAACTTTAAAATTGCTGCAATGAATGAAATTAAGACAAAATTTCAAGCAATGGGACCAGAGAATTCAAAAGATAAAAAATTAGCTGCTGGTGCTGTAAGTTTAATTAAAGAAGTTTATGATGCTGCAAAGTGTTATACACAAGTAGTAACTAATGTTAACAACTTAATCAATAGTTACATAGCTTCTATTAATGAAATGATTGTAACTATTATTCAGAAAATTGATGAACTCGAATCTCAAATTACAGAATTAAAACATATGATGCTTGTTGAAACTAACGCTAATTACTTAATTGCAATCTGTGGTAAAGAAGTATTTTCTCAACTTCAACAATCAACAGATATTTTTGATCTTTTAGGTGCTGTAGTAGAATTACAAAATGCAATAGCTGAAGCCAATAAAGCTACAACTACATTATTAGATTCGGGTAAACGTATTAAAATGCAATTAAACATAGGATTAACATTATTACGAAATAGAATCAATTCATTCCTTTATTATCAATCTGTTAAGGGTGCATTACAGGTTAGTTTAGCATCAGCAAAAACTATACCTGATGATTTTTTATCTGATTTTATTTATACCGATACCCAAGAATCATCTTTTAATTGGAGTCTTACAAATTCAGGTGGAATATTTGATTGTAATATTGATGATGATTTTGTTGTTATTCCTAGATTAAATGAGATGGCAAAGAATTTTGATCCTAATTCTGGAATGATTGTAACAATCGCCTCTAGAACTGAAGAAGGCTATATAGTAGTTCCAGATGGACCAGATGGATTAATTTCTGCTGGATTAGATTATAGACTTGGGCCTGATGTTAATTTAATTTTTGATTTATCTATTAATGATGGTGAAACTATTGTTAGAGCTGTTGCTCGTGGCGATGCATTAGGCCCAAATGATTCTGTGACAACTAGAGTAATTGGATCTTATTATAACTATGGTAAAGAAACTTTTGATTATAATAAATTAATTAATAATGGTGACGGAACTTTTGGTTTATATTTAACAGATATTACAAAAGTTTCAGATATTCAGATTGGAAGTTCTTATTATTATATAAATCCCATTACTCAAAAACCTTTAACATTTACTTGGGTTCAAGGAACAACAATAGTTCCATTTCCGCTACTTTTTAAGGTTCTTGATATTACAAATAGAGTTGTTAAAGTAAAAATATTGACAGACGCAGATTTTACTGTTACTGATTTTATTCCAGATGCTACTGGAGCATGGACGTTTACAAACACAATAACTGCGCCCCCTGGAGATATTGACGGTAGCATTAAAATTGATTCTTCTACTGGAGTTATTTTAAATAATCCTATATTTACGTGGGCAGCATATATAGTTCCTACTACTGGAGTTACTATTCCAGCACAAACAGTTGCAGATGGTATTAGTTATCGAACTGATGCATTTGATACGCAGGTTAGAAAATATATAAAGCTAAATAGTTGTACTCTACAAAAATATAATTTAGCATCATCTATAAATAAAATACCTCATGCTGGAGAACAAATTAGATGCCATAATTGGAGTTTAAGTGTAAGAATTTCAGGCGATGTTAAAAAAGTAAATAATATTCATTTTTCGGGATACTACCCTGGCAAATCTATATCTTTATTTTTCTTAAAAGCAAAGTGGGGTTTCATCCCTGCACAATCATGATATAATAACATTAGGAGGCCATATGGCAGAGCTAGTCGAAAGTCAAGAAGCAAAAGTTGATAATAGTTTTTTTGAAATAAAGGATTATGAAGGGAAAGTTCTTTATACAACTAATATTGATGAATTAAAAGATATTCTTATTCAAATTCTTACACTAGGCACTTACACAAAAACCTTTGAAGTATTTAAAGATCTTTATTATTTAACTTATTCAACAATCTCTGAAAAGGAAAGAATTTTAGGGTATGATCTTGTTCGACAATTTACAAAAGATCATGAAGATACTTCTCGCGCCATTATTGATACATATACTAAAAATACCAATATTGCATTACAGCTTGTTCGTATAAAGATCCAGAATAATACTACACAAGTTTCTCAAGGCTCAATTGAAGAACGAATTAGTTTTATTGAAGAACTCAACGAAGATAATGTTCGTGAGATTTCTAAATGGCTTATGGTTTTTGCTACTCTTACATCAAAAGCTTTTAATAGTGAGCAAGCACTAAAAAACTCCTAGAGACTTCTAGGGGCCAGCGAATTGCTTTATTAGCTGCTAGAGGTCAATTAAACTTTTGCCCAGATGAGTTTAAACCTTTATTAATGTATATGAAAGAAGAAGGAATAAAAACAGAGATTAAAAAAGAATTATTATATAATATTATGCAAGCTCAAGCATCGGTTGGAAATAAGGAAGGCGTAGAAACAACTAGAAAGAATATGATTAAATTCTTATTCCCTGAAGTCAAAGATGAAGATGAAAGTTTGATGGAAAAAGCAAGAGAAAATCTTACTAAATTTGGAGATAAACTTAGAATTTCTGTTGATACAAAAAATAAGTTAGATCCTCTTGAAGTAAATAGACAATTTAATAAGAGTTAAAATATGCCAGATATGCCATATTACAATCAACCGAATGATCCTAGTCAACAGTTTGGTCAGAATATACCTAATCCATCTTCTCAAATGATGGATTATTCTTATTTACAAAACAATCAAGCTGTAATGAATCTTGGGCAAAATAATTTAGCTGCTACTATGCGTACTGCTCAAGATAATTTCCATAGAGATATGGCAAATGTGTTGCAAGGCACTATGGCTGCTAGTATGGCCATATATAACACAGGTAAATCTGTAGTTGATAAAGCTAAAGAAACTCAATACCAAGATATGTTATTGGGCGGTGGTAATTACGAATTACAACGTGGGTTTATTAGAGAAGCTGCATGGGCTTCTGGAATAGCTCAAAGTGAGTTTGGTAGAGCATTAAAAATTGGTGGTCGTCGTCCTGAGTTTATGAGTCAGGAGGAATTAGAATTTCAAATGCAAAGATCATGGAATCATAGAATCGAAGATCTAAAAATTGAAGCTGGTGGTGGATTAACATCTGTTTTATCTAGTGCTTTAGGATCTGGAGCGGCAAAACTTCTTAGTCCAATGGCGGGACTTGGCGTAGGATTTGCATTAGATCAGATTGTTGGTAGATTATATAATGTAGGATATGCTCAACCAGAAGAATATAAACAAAACTTTAGAAAAATGACTGAAATAACCGATCTTTCATATGGGGCAGGTCAAAGACGTTTAGATAAAGATACTTCTGACGCATTAATTGGTAGATTTTATGAGAGTGAACGTAATCCATATGGAGCTAGATACATACCTTTAATTGGCGATGCTCTTGCTGATAGATTAGCTCCAGACACAAAAGCTTCTGAGTTTATACCTAAGATGATGCAAGCTGGATTATTTAGGGATCAAAACTTAAAAGATGTTGATGGAATGGAGAAGTTTGTAAAAGATACCATTGTGATAGTAGAGAAGTTTGCTGCCCTGGCAAATACAACCAAAGATTCAATCCTTGGTCTAAAAGCTAAATTAAATCAAATGGGTTTTAATAATTTAGAACAAAATACAATGATGGGTAATATGATTACTACATCAATGTCTACTGGATTAGATTTAGCAACTGTGGCTAATCTTGGTGGTGCATATATTGGTATGGGATTACAATCTGGATTAAATAAAGGAATTGTTGGTCAATCTGGATTAACCGAATTAGCGTCTGTAAAAGCTTTACAGGAAGCTGGAATTATAGATAGAAGTATTGATGCTGGAAGTTTATCTATAAAAAATACAGAAAGAGCTATAGGTTATGGACAGTATGGATATGGATTTATAAATCGCTTTAGTGGTAATGCTAGTAGTCCACAATCTGCTATAGCTACAGCCGCAGCTTATTTGGCTAGTCGTGCAGGTGGTAGCACCGCTGCGGGAACTGTATTAATGCAACATGGAATGCTTCCAGATGCAACAGACCCAAATGCTAATCTTAAAAAAGCAGCGATAAGTATGTATCAAGAGTTTAGTAAGAATAAAACTCCTTCTGAGGCTTATGCTGCTGTTGTAGGGGTTTTAAATCCACAAACTCCAGAAGAACGAGCACAGGTTGATGCCGCCTTGTTTGATGGTGGTATGGGTTCTATGCTTGCTGCTGGAAGTGCTGCTAGAAAAGAAGCTGATAGAACTAATAATCCAACAAAATTAACTACGTTTAGTTTAAATAGTATAAGACAAGAAATTAGCCCATATAGTAATTCAAATAGTATTAAATTAGAAAGTTTTTATAAAGATATTAAATCTAGTAATGTAACCGATGAAGAGAGAGATAGTTTTGGTGCATTTAGAAGTTTATTTAGTGATCGTATTGGAAAACTTTACTCATCTTTATTAAAAGGCGATGTAGTAAGCGCAACTAAAATAAAAAGAAGCATCATGGAAGATGCTACTATGGGAAGTGGTGCTGGAAATAACTTATCATCAAGTAATGCTGAAAAAGCCATTAATATGATATTAGCTGAAATTGAAAAAGAAAGAGAGGCACGTAAGGATGATAGTGTTCTTACGACAATGCTTATAGATGATTTCGCACCGTGGTTAAAATCAAAGAGAGTTCTTTTACGTGAAGGTGGTTCTTCAAGAATGACAATTGGGCAAGCTGTTAGGGATGCTTCAACATATGGTCAAGATCCAAGAAATTTTGGAAAGCTTGAAGGATATAGTCCAGTTTCAGATAAAGTTTATAAAGCATTTGAAAAAATTGTTAATGGCAAAAATATTGATTCGTTAAGATTACTTTATAGTAATATGGGAGATAATAAAGATGAAAATGTGGCTGCTTTTGATGAAATTATAAATATGCCGGGAAATAACTTATCAAAAGATGAAATTAATCTTTTAGAAAAGTATATTCGTGCAGATGGTTCTATTGGAGCAGGCGGTAAAGGTTTATTTGCTGAATATCAAAAAAGACGAAATCAAGAAGATGAATTTAGTGAAAGAAATGCATTTGTTGCTATACAAAATGCAGGTCATGGTAAATATAGTAATATTAATTTTGATACATATAAAGATAAGGTTGGTAAACTCAAATATACCATTGATAACTTTAAAAATATGAGTGCTGCTGATGTTAAAAAGTGGTTGTCACAAGGAACAAATAAAAAAGATTTAATTTATAATGCTGAAATTGCTACAGGTAGTTCTAATTTTGCTGAAGCTTTAGTAAGAAATATTGAGATGCATGCTGACCTAAATAAAAATGATAAAGAAAATCATTTTAGTGAATTCATGCATACTGGTTGGTTTAAAGATATGCAAATAGGCCCTGTTGATGATGCAGCAAATAAACAATTTGGAGTTTCTGCTGATAATCCAAATAATCAAGCTGTAGAAGCTTTAACAAGAGCTTGTAACGCCTTAGCTAATGCTATTAAATAATGCAAAACATTCCCGTAGATATTAAATTAGCAATAAGCAATGCCAGTAAAGTAACTGGCGTTAGCGAACAAATACTTACTGCTTTTGCTCAAATTGAATCTAATTTTAATTTAGATACTCGTTCAAAAACAGGTGTTAATGGTTTATTTCAGATAACTGGAAATACTTGGAAAGATATTTGGAGAAGAGTAGGTCATCCAAATAAACCCTATTCTAAAAAAGTTAACGAACAGGCTTTAGCCGCAGCATATTACATTAAATGGCTTGCTCCACAGTTTCAAAACGATCAAAACTTAATAGCTATAGCTTATAATGCTGGACCTGAAGTAGCTAGAGAATTAATAGGAAAACCTCTTAATAATGAAACAATCTCTAGAGCTATTTATAAACATTATAAAAACGATGCAGCAAAAGGCAAAGCATTTGAAACCTCAGAATATCCAAAACGATTAGCAAAAGCATTAGGTAAAGAATATAAAATAGGTCCATTATCTGCTCCTGCTGATTCAAGTATTCAATCTGAAGCAAATTTTACTCCACCACAGACAACTGAAGTTGCAGATCCAAACAAACCATTTTTTCAAGCATTAACTCAAAGCGCAAGAGACTCAATGAATAATTTAGAATCTGTCACATCAAAACTTGATATTGGACTATTAAGAGAGCGTATGGCAAATGGAAAATTAGCTAATTTAATTCCAATTGCAACTAATAAACAATTACCTAGGAACAGATAATAGGACTTACAATGGAATTTTTATCATATTTAGCTACACTATGGAATACTCCGGCAGTTGATCTATCTTCAACTATGCTGAGCGAAAAATTCATTAATATGAGTAAGTCTCAAATAGCTGAAATAAATACAGCTAATAGAAAAGCTATGTCAGATCAATTAGCTAAAGTATTGTCAGATGTAGCAAAAATAGAAGCTGCTCAATTAGATGGATTATCTAATTTAACAATTTATGGAGAAGATTTATCAGACTCTAATGGTAATATTTACTCTGTCTCATTCTTAAATGGTGTTCCTTCTGTAAGAGATAAAGATACAAGTAAGGCAAATAACAATAAAGATAATATAAGTTTAGTTTTTGACAGCACAGATGTTATGGATTATAATAATAGATATTTTTCTATTGATGCTCCAATAAGATCTAACGATGCTGCTGATGTTGCTTTCTTTAGAATTGTAAATGCAAATGATCCTAAAACAATAATATTCCCTAATTATCAAAATCAATATATTGCTCCAGGAATCTCCCAAAATAAGTTTAGACAATTTATTTTAATGTCTCTTGGAGAAGCCTCACAAGAAAGAATGCAAATTGTTGAAACATCAGAAGATTTCCAATTACTATTTTATGGGAGACGTCCTGAAGTTTTACAAATTCAAGGAATTCTCAAAAATACAATGGATAACCCCTGGAATATGAATATGTTATTCCTTTGGGATAATTATATGCGTGGGACAAAATTAGCCGAACAGGGTAATATATTGCAATTGTACGCAGATCGTAATCTTTATTCTGGATATCCATTTGGATTCCAGCGATCAAAAGTTGCTCCTAATGATTTTATTGTTACTTTTTCTTTTTCTTTAATAGTTAAAGAAAGACTTTCTTCAGAACAAATTTATATACAATAAGGATATACCATGCTTCCCAGTTTAACTATGGGTGATATAATACTTTTAAAAGCTATTAATAGCGGTGGTTTTGTTTGTGGAATTGGATGCACGGTATTTTTTAAAGAAATAGATGCTAATGGAATATATATTTGTTCTTTAGTAACTGATTTTACAAAAAAAGCTTTTATTACTATAAAAGATTATCAAATAGCAACTGTTTTAGATGGTATTACTGGAATTGTTAAATATCAACATGATCCTTCGGATGCATTATGAGTGTAGCTAAAATATATAGACAATATGCATATATTGCTGGTGTTCAAGTTCCTATTCTTTCTACTGTTATCGCTTCTACTTTAGGATCTTTAGCATCATTAAATGTGTCTATCAATTATAGCCCATATATTACAAGAATTCATGAATATGCAAAAATACAGATATGGGAACAAATTATAGATGGTGGCGTTATAAATGAACCAACATTAGAATTTGATGGCATTATTATTGGTGTCCAGAGAAAAAGAAATCTTTTAGGAGAAGTTTTCGTTTCATTAAGTTGTTTAACTGATGGGGCTATTTGGAATATTCGTAAACGTTCTGATTTTTATTTACAAAATATCGCTTCTTCTGATTATAGAGGAACTGGCGATGTTTTGAATATGAGAGCAGATGGACAAATAACAAATTTCTTTGCAGAAACTTTACAACAAAATCAATTTGATATTGGATGCGCTATAGCATCCATTTTAACGTCACATATTCATAGTCAAACTGACACAACTTCTAATCCTCCAACTAGTGCTACATCTTATTATGAATATAGTTTTAATGGTAAAATATATACTAAGAAGGTTCTATCAGATGGATCGTCGTCTGATAATGCTAGTAATCCTAAATATTATGATAGATTTTTATGTGACTATAAACTCGCTAATAAGGTTTATGGTGTAAGTACATCTGCTAATCTTAAAAATTATTTTAATGTTGATACATTCGTAAAACTTGTTACAAATACTGATAATGATGTATATGGTGAAAATACTTTTTGGCAATTAGCTATGACTATTTCAAGATATGGATTTTTTAATGTATATGATATTCCAAATCCAACTTTTATAGATACTGATGGTGGAAGTGATAAAATTGATGTAGAAACTTTATTACCATCAGAAAAATTAACAAAAATAACTAAAGATGCAAACGGTAAGGTTTTAGATTTATCTATTGATCCTCATCCAGAAGTTGTAACTGTATTATCTCCAACAAATAGTAAAACATATGGAGTTGAACTAAAAAACAAAAAAAGTTATAAGGGATTAGCTGAATATATTTTTAAGCCAATTTCTGTTATGGGAATTCCATTTCAATGTAATGTAATCTGGCCTGATCAGGTGCTCGAAGAGTCTGTTTTCTTTGATTACTTTAATACACCAACAAGAGTTTTATATCAGCGAAAAGAAATTCCAGGGGTAGATTCTAATATATTAACTTGCCAAGTTATAGTCGGACCAAATTATAGTAGTAATGATTATTTAAAATCATTAACATTACCAAACATTGTTCCAGGGAATCTTAGAGAAGTAGATGCTTATTCCGAGTATGAATCTGAATATGGGATCAAATATACAAGACTTGATTTAAGTTATGCATTTGATAGTTCTTTATTAAAGAATCTTGATAACAGTCAAGATTCAATTAATAAAATTAATAATTATTTAAATTATGAATTTGCTCAAAACTTCTTAGGAACTCGTAAATATTCTGTTATGGTTACTCCAGACTGTAATCCTATACCTGGATTCCCACTAGTTGTCTTAAATAAGATGGGTGAACACGTTATAGCTTTTTGTACCGGAATAAGAAAAGCATGGTCGGCAACCGGACAAAAGAATATATCTTTAGATGTAGCTTATCCTAGATACTATTTTGAAGATTTTGGTGATTTAGGAAATGTTATTGATACTATTTCACAAAATCAAATGTCTTTAGATGAAATGGGAAAATTAATTGGATCTAAGCCTTTAGATGGATTAAGTGTTGCTAAAAAATCTTATACTGATGTAAAAAACGCAATTACAACCCTCTTTTCTAAATATCAAGATAGCGATAAAGATGCTTTGGATGCTTTAAAGAAAAAATATAATCGCTCAGTCTGTACTTATAAACAATACATGGACTTAAATGGAATTACTGTTGCTAATGATTCTATAAAAGATATGCCTACAACTTATGGTGGAAAACTTTTTGATTCTAGTATTGCTGCAAATAATTTTTCAACCCATTATTTTGAAGTTTATGATACTATTAATAAGAAGCCTGTTTCGCTTCCACATTTAGCTAATTCAGATATCATAAATCTTCATTTAGATTGGATTAAAAATCCTAAGAGAATTTAAATGGCCGATGTAAATAGTTCACGAATAGTAATGGATTCGTTTAAAGCTGGAGAAACTATTCCAGCATTTGCGGCTGTATCTGTATTATCTACTGGAGAAATAGTAAACACAAATTGGCCTGACGTTACATCAGTTTCTAATTTTTTAGGTATTTCATTAACAGCTAACTTTGCTGGGTCATTTGTTGATGTTTGTTTATTTGGTATTATTGAAAACTTAGCTTGGTCTTTTACTCCATTGCAACCAGTATATCTATATAGCTCTGGAATGATAACTCAATCTAATTATGGGCAAACATTAAGAAAAATTGGCATAGCTCTTACTCCTACTAAACTATTTATCGCACCTAGCGATTTAATAATGTTGAGCCAATGATTATTCAATATAATCCTATTACCGGAATGTTAGAAGGTGATATCCCACCTTCTGATTCTTATTTAGATGCAGTTTTATTTACTGATATGCCGATAGCAGCCTGCGTTGCTTCTGTTGATTATTCTGCTATACAGTTAAATTCAAATTATAATAATAATATAGTAACTCGAAGTACTCCTATTGTTGATGGAGTTGTTTTAGAAGCAGGAAGATCTGGACAGCGAGTTAATATAGCTCGCGTCAAAGGGATGCAATATACATTTAATCAAGCAGTTTTTGATCCAACAATATTAACCGATAATCTTTATCTTGATAAAAATGGATTACTTTCACTAGTTGAACCATCTATTTCAAACGGTGATCGTTGGTATGTTTATGTTGGACGGAGAGTAAACGCTTATAGTTTTATCTTTGATCCACATCCACCCCTGGATCTATTAAATCCAGGTGGAATAGTTCCCCCTAGTCCGTATCCAGATCCATCGTTAGATAAATTATCATTATTTGAACCTATGGCAGCACTTTCTTGTTTTAAGATTATGGCAGATGGATTGGCTCATAACGTTAAGGCAAATGATTTAAATTTTCCTTTTATTGATGGACTTACTTTAGAGGCTGGGGTCGCAAATCAAGAAGTAAAAGTAGCAAGAATCAAGAATCAGGCGTATCTTACTCCTTTCTTTTTTACTTCAGATCAATTATACTTTTTAAATAACCTTGGTGTAATCGCAACTCCAAGAGATACAAATGCAACATATTCGTGTTTTGTAGGTAGATCAATTGGTAATACTAATTACTTTATTTTTGATCCTCGACCTTCAATCAAGCTTGCACGGTAGATATTATGCAAAAGGTTTTAACGTTAGATAATAATGATCAGTTTGAAGAAGTTGCCTTATCACCTTCAAATATTGGTGATATTGTTCTTTCTACACCTTTAACTGGTCTTACTACTACTTCAGATGAAACTCCATTATCAAGTTTAGATCAAATTTTAATTGCCTTTCAAAAATTACAATCACAAATGCTTGCTAAAGATAATTTATTAAGAATCGAATATTTAACTGGAACTACCGTATTATCTAATGCTCAAAATGCTGCTATTATTAATTCTCCTATTGATTGTAATATATTTTTACCAAAGGGAATTAATAATCAGAAGTATAGATTAAGAAATGTTGGTACTGGAACAGTCACATTTATTCCTTATAGTTCAGACACAATTGAAAAACAAACTTCTTATATATTATTAAATAGTAACGCTTTTGATTTGGTATTTTTTAATGGAAATTGGTTTTTATTCTAAAAGGATTTAATCATGTCATATATCCCTAATAGTCCTATTTTTATTGGGAACGTAACTGCTGGAAGTTTTAATAACTTAACGCTTAATGCACTTGCTTCTGGTTTTACATTAGCCGGTGGAACAGTTAGCAAAACTCTACAAGTTAATAAAACTATTACATTAGATGCTTCTGCTGATTCGTTAACTCTAAATATAGGTCCAGGCGGAACTTTAGGAACCGCTGCATTCTTAGCTTCAAGTGCATTTGAACCCGCATTAGGTAATCCAAGTACTAATGGCTGGGTATTAAGCTCAACTACTAGTGGAGTAAGAAGCTGGATTGCAATGACAGCCGGTTTCACTAACCCAATGAATACATTGGGTGATATTATGTATGAAAATGCTACTCCTGCGGCGGCTCGATTAGCTGGTAATACTTCTACAACAATGGCAGTATTAACTCAAACTGGTACAGGTACCGCTTCTGCTGCTCCAGTATGGACATTAATAAATAGTAATAATGGTATTTGCGGATTAGATGGAACCGGAAAAGTAGCTCTTGCTCAATTACCTGCCTCAATAGTTGGTGGGATGAATTATCAAGGCACTTGGAATGCCTCTACAAACTCACCAACATTAGTAAGTGGAACAGGAACTAAAGGTTATTACTATAAAGTTTCGGTAGCTGGTAATACTACAATTGACGGAAATAATAATTGGTCAGTTGGTGACATTATTGCATTTGATGGTACAACTTGGGATAAGATTGAAGGTGGTTCACCTGATGTTATCTCAGTTAATGGTCAAACTGGTGCTGTTACCGTAGCGGCTGTTGATCAATCTTTTTTCTTAGGTACTACTTCATTAAAGATTAATGCTAGTTCAGGCACTCAGACAGTGTTAGCTGGCATGACCTCAATCACATCAACAACTTTCGTTGGTACATTAAGCGGCAATGCTACAGGATTTACTGGTAACTTAACCGGTGATGTTACTTCAACTGGTATGACTACTACATTATCGGCTGCTACGGTAGTTGGTAAAACGTTAACTGGTTTTGCTCTTGGTACAGACTCTACCCAATTAGCGGCTACTGATACAATTCTTCAAGCTTTCCAGAAATTACAGTATCAAGGTAACTTAGGTCTTCTTCCTACTCAGACCAAATCTGCAACTTATAATCCAACATTAGTAACAGATAAATGTATCCTTTGTGATGCTACTAGTGGTGCATTTACTATTACTTTATTAGCTGCTCCAGTTACAAATCAGTGTATGACTTTTAAGAAAATTGACGCTACTAATAACGCTATTACAATTAATGGTAATGGTAAAAATATTGATGGTGCCGCTTCATTTACACTTACTGCTCAGTGGAATTCTATTACAATCGTCTATAATGGAACTGCTTGGTACATCATCTAATAAATGAGTTATTTTGGTAATTTATTCACTAGTGTCTTAAAAGGTTTAGTTCCACCTTCGGGTGGTGGAACAACCAATTTTTTAAGAGCAGATGGAACCTGGGCTGCGCCTCCAGGTGGTAGTTTAGGTGTAACTACCATATCTTATGCAACTACTATTAATATTGATCTAACCACAATCACAACTCCGGTAGCTAGAATTACATTAACTGGTTCCTGTACTATTAACTTTACTGGTGGATCAGACGGACAGAAATTCACCCTGGAATTGCTACAAGATGGAACTGGTGGTCGAGTTGTAACATTAGGAACTGGTATTGGTTATGGTGCAGATATTCTTTCTTATTCAGGAAACACAACTGCAAACAAGACAGATATTCTTGGATTTCAATACAATTCTTCACTTTCCAAAGCTTTGTTAATCGCTGTAGCAAAGGGATATTAATATGAAAACGGCTGTCGAATTATTAATGACTGGGAATGCTGTTAGATTTCCTTTAACAGATGCGAATAATTATGATTCGACTAAACATAATTATGGTCCTGTGTTTTTTCAAGGGACTGATTCTTGGACAGGGACAACACCGTTTATTGGTCCACTTCCTATTATGGTTGGTAGGCCAATGGAATCTACTATTGCTAAACCAGGTGGATTTCCGCATATGTTAAAAATCAGTAGTACTAAATGGGCCATTGTATTAGCTGATATTTCAACTGCTGCTACACTTAGAAACTTCATGTTATATATCTATGATCTTTCTGCTAATACTTTAACCTATTCTGGTGCGATCTCATTTACTTGGCCTACTGCTGCTACCGTTCGTGCTATTCGATTACAGAGAAGCACAACATCTACTGGAACTGTAGCCGTTTCTGGAACTGCTGTAACTGGAACTGGAACTGATTGGTTTACAAAACGTATTAATGCGGGTGCAAGAATTGGTTTTGGTTCAACTAATCCCGATAATATTACAACTTGGTATGATATTGCTCCTGCTACAGCTATAACATCCGATTCCAGTTTAACCTTAGCTTCGTCAGCAGGAACAATTGCAGCCGGAACTCCATATATCATTGAAGATTATAGTTTAATTGTAGCTACTACTAATGCAACTACTACTGATGGTGGTATTCGCGTAATTAAAGGATTAAGTCTATCCTCAGCTTGTTGGTCATTAACTTCAACAGCAAATGCAATAGCGTTAGCTTCTTCTACAGATAATTTAAGAGCGGTATATTGGTTAAAAGATGCTTCAACTATTACAAATACAACTGCGGCTGGTTTTGCTTTAGATGCTGTATCCGCAGATAATTTGACTCAGAATCTTTATGTGTTAGATGGGTCTTCTACTACAGCTAAGTTTTATGTTTATAATGTTAAAAAAGCCCTTACTCTTTCTTCTGGTGTTGATCTTACAGCTTATCAATTTGTTACAGGAGCACCTACTGTTACTGGAAACGTATCACAAAACTTTAATTGTAGAATTGCAACACTTAATCATGGCGCTGGTTCTGGTGTTAACTGTTTATATTTTACTACCACTACCAGATTATATCGTTGTCCACTGACTTCTATAACAAGTGGTTCAACTACATTTTTAGCTGATTCAATGGTAGAAGTTCCTCCAGGAAGTACTAATACAATTCCAGCTACAAACTCAATGAGTAGTCTTGAATTTTTTGATAGTCTCGATAGGCTTGGTTGGATATCAAGTTCAGCAACCGCTTTTAAATCTTATGTAACTCAATATAGAACTGATTCTTCTCAACTTGATCATATTTGGTTAGGTGATAGCAAGGTTCAGCACCAATCTTCATCTGATGCTACTGCTTATCCATATCCATCAACCGATTCTACTCTTATGACAACCTATGCAGATGGTGGTTTATGTGTATTAGCAAGGCATGGAACAACTGCTGCACTAAATCAAATCTATTTAATTCCTATTGCAGCGCATTGGGGTTATCAAAATAAAGCACCCTATAATGTTTATATTACTCCTGCAATTCAAACACCGGGAGCTTCTAAGTTCTGGAGGCTTTGTGTAAATGAAGCTCAGAATATTGGTGGTGATACATTAGGTATTTCTCCAGAAGGTTATAAAGTTTATTATAGAACAAGTGGTATTACAGATAATAGTGGTGCATGGACTCTTCTACCAGCTAATTTTGATATGTCTGGTATTACTGCGGCTACTTCTATTCAGTTTAAATTTGAGTTTAAGATTCTTAGCTTAACTTGTATTCCAGCCAGAATATTTGGATTATATGTAATTTATGAAGTTCAGGATGATATACCTTCCGCGCTTCGATGGAATATGGATGATAGTTCTTCAACAGACGGAACTACTGGATTTATTCAATCAACTTCATTTAGCGTATTCCCTAATGTTATGCAAATTGATTATTATCGTTCTGATACTAACGCTGATGTATTAACTCAATCTTCATCTTCTACTACAAATGGTGTATTTGAATACTGGAATGGTTCTGCATGGACAGCAGGACTAGGAACGAATACAATTGGATTACGTAGAAGATTTAGACCCACCGCTGGTTTACCTAATGGTGTTGCTGTATATCCAAAATTAACCGTAGTATCATAATATGGCATCATCGCTTCAATTTCATGGTGGATTTCAAGTCACTGGTAATCCGAGTGGCACTTCCGCTTTACTTAGATTTGATAAAAAATCTTTTCAAGTATTAATAGATACCATTTATAGTCAAGATATCAATCTTACATTTGGCGGTAAGAATTTAGCGTTTACTGTAAGTTATACACCATCTAGTTATGATGCAACAAGAATGTTTTTAATATTCTAATGGAATTTTGAATGGAAATTAAGCCACTTTATTTTGATGCTGGAACTAAACAAATTACAGAAGCTAAATCGGGAGATACATTAGGGCTCCCGATTACTTCTGTAGTAATAGATTATGTTACATTATTCCAAAATACTGATATTAATACTTGTTGTGCTTTAGTTGATTGTACTGCAATACCAGTTTCCTCAAATAATTTACCAGTATTAACTTATAGAAAAGTTCCATATGTAGATTGCGTTACTCTTGAAGCTGGATTAAGTGGTCAAACTGTTAGAGCAGCTTTAATACATGGAAAAAATTATTCAACTAACTCTCAAATTATTCCATCTACTATTGATACTCTTTATTTAGGACAAGATGGAAAATTAACATTTGTGCGACCATCATTAATTAACGGTGATCGTTGGTTAGTGGTTGTTGGTCGCATGGTGAATTATAATGAGTTCATTTTTGATCCTCAGACTCCAATTGATCTTGAGGATGGGGATGGAAATAGCGGTAATTTACCACCAATTACAGGTAGCCCGAATACCTGGCTGTTCAATGATGGGAGTAAGACTCTATGGAAAAAATTAAGTGTGTCGGATCTGGCTCCAGCCTTTGCGATCAATTCTTTCACATCTTCAGTCCAAAATGCAGAATTAGGACAGTCTATTAGTAATATCATTTTTTCTGCAAGCTATAATTCTTCACTTTCGTCAGCCCGTCTTAAAGATTCAGTTTTGAATAGTTGGATTCCACTCGCACCACCATACAACTCATTCACATCCCCTGGAACTTATACTAATTATAATCAAACTTCAGTAACTTTTACTTTAGAAGCTCATGATTTAGATAATAATGTAAAAACTGCATCATTATCAATATCATGGCTACCAAGAAAATTTTGGGGAACTGGAATAATCGGAACTTCAATTACACAATTACAAAATTCTATATTATCAAATAATCTTATACAAACATTTACAGTAACAGCAAATCCTAATGAGTACATTTTTTTAGCTATTCCATCTTCTTTTGGAATTCCTACATTTTATGTTGGTGGTTTTGAAGGTGGATTTCAATTAATTTCAAGTAATCTTCAAATCACAAATACTTATGGCGTTACAATCGGATATGATTTATGGAGAAGTGATAATTCTGGATTAGGTGTAGTAACTGTGAGTATTGTATGAGAGAATGGATAAAAGATAATCTTGGAATTGATGTAGATATTGTTTTTATAAAAATAATAAGATTCCTATTAGAAAATTTTAGGTGCTAAATGCCAATTTCATTGATTTCAGAAATTGTTCCCAAAGGTCAATTTGCACTTTTAGATGATAAAAATCTAAGAGGATCATATCGTATATGTGCTACTTTAGCCGAACGTAATAGTATTCCGGCAGATAATTTAAAGTATGGAATGGTAGTATTTGTTCAGGAAGATGGTAAAAAATATATTTTAGAATCTGATTTAGTTACATGGGCACAATTAACAAGTATTGCTCAAGAATATATACATAATCAAATTATCGGTTCTGCTGTTTGGAGTATTAATCATAACTTAAATAAGTTCCCAGGGGTCATAGTGACAGATTCAGGAAATAATGTTATAGTAGGAGATATACAATACGTTGATTTAAATAATGTTATTGTATCATTTACCGGATCGTTTTCAGGCAAAGCATATTTAAGTTAGCAGGAGTACTTAATGTTAATTGGAACAAATTATAATTTTAATGGTAATCAATTATTAAATGCTGTAGTTCATCAAGCAACTGCCGCACCTTCTTCTCCGCAAGAAGGTATGATCTATACTAATACAACTACTCATACATTCAATGCGTATTTGAATGGAACATGGGTATCATTTCTTACTTCTGCAAGTGGAACGCTTAGTGGAACTGGTGGAACCAATTATGCTTCATATTGGGCCAACTCATCTACACTAGCTGGAATAGCTATAAATAGTGGTATCCTAGCTCATGATAATACTGGTGTCCCTGCTGCTGTAACTTCTACAGTCCCAGGGGCTATTTTAGTAGCTTCTGCTACTAGACCTTTATTTAGTAATTGCACAATCTTACCAAACACTACCGGATTTGCGATTACTGGTGGTTCAACTACCACAAAAACTTTAACAGTATCAAATACATTAACTCTTGCTGGTACAGACTCATCAACTCTTAATATTGGTGCTGGTGGAACGCTAGGAACTGCTGCATTTACAGCCGCAACTGCTTATGAAGCGGCTTTAGGTAATCCAGCAACTTCAGGATATGTTCTTTCATCTACTACAGATGGTGTAAGATCATGGGTAGCCAATGGATTCCAAAATCCAATGACTACATTAGGCGATTTGTTATATGGTGGCGCTTCTGGCGCTGCAACTCGTTTAGCTGGTCCTACGGTAGCCGGTACTTATATCTTGACTGAAACTCCTACTGGTTCAGCAGCAGTTGCTCCAGTATGGACAAATGCTAATACTTTAACAGTTGCTAAGGCAACTAATTTAGTTGGTGCAGCTTGGGGTATTCCTTATCAATCTGCTACTGATACTACATCATTTGTAGCTCAGCCCGGTGCTGCTGGTAGAGTATTCTTATCAGGTGCTAATAATGCTGCTCCAAATTGGTCAGCAGGAACTTTAACATTACCTGCTTCTGGCTCATTAACTATTCCAGCTTTTGCTGTATCATTCTCTAATGCTTTTGCTACAACAGGCGCATTCTCTACTAGTTTAACTCAGAGTGCTAACTTAACATTAGCATTGCCTCCTGTGGCAACCGCGAATATGGTCTACAATACCGCTGCCCCTGGAGCTAATAATCAATTAGTTTATGCGGCAAATACTTCTAATGCTATCTATTATATTACTGCTCCAGCGGCTCTTTCAGTATTAACACAATCATCAAATGCTGCTGCTCCAGCATGGACAACTGCTACCGGAACAGGTTCACCTGTAATGGGAACAGATCCTACAATTACTCTTAATAGTAGTAATAAATTAATTCTTAACTTTACGCCTACACTTGGTACCGATGTAGTTAATAAAACATATGTAGATAATATTGCATTAGGTTTAAATGATTGGAAACAATCTGTTCGTGCAGCTACTACTGCAAACGTAACAGTAGCTTCTGCGGCACCTAATACATTAGATGGTGTTACACTTGCAGCTAATGATCGTATTCTTGTTAAGAATCAAACTGCTCCGGCTGAAAATGGTATTTACGTTGTAACTACTTTAGGTACTGGGTCTAATGGTGTATGGACTAGAGCAACTGATGCGGATACTTCTGCTAAAGTTACTACTGGTATGTATGTTTATGTTGAAGAAGGAACTACTGCTGGTAGAAGTCAGTGGGTATTAAGCACTCCAGGACCAATTACTTTAGGAACAACTGGTTTAACCTTTGTTAAGTTCAATGGTGGAGCAACATTAACTGCTGGTAATGGTATTGATATTACTGGTGATACATTAAGTGTTAAAGTTAATGCTTCGACAACTTATCTTCAATATGGTATTCTTTATCACGATACAACAACAACAATTAGCAGACTTGCTTTACCGGGAACAGCAAACTTAGCTTTAGCTGGTGCAACTGCCGGTGCGCCTTATTGGTCAACCCTGGTAATTACTCCTACTGGTGGTTCAAACGCAACTTTAAGCATTGCCGCTGGCGCAACCTTAGCAACTACTGGTGCATTTGTCACAACCTTAGCTTCTAGTGCTAATGCTACGATCACACTTCCAGGCGCCTCTGGTACATTGCTTTATTATACTAGTGCTCCTGCTCAGTATGGTGTTCCTTATGCTAATGCCGCTTCTGGCTTAATTGCCTATACTGCTGTAAATACTACTTCTACAAACAACTTCTTAAGACAAGTATCAGGTGGTGCTCCAACATTTGCCGCTTTAACTTCAACTGATATTACAACAGCATTAGCTTTCACTCCAGTTAAAAAATTCACAACAACTATTACTGGTGCTGGTCCAACATTCTCAATTACCGGCGCAACACATGGTATTACAAATCAATATATGATTGTTAAAGTTTATGATACAAACTTAGCTACAACGAATTCAACGCAAGAAGTTCAGTGTGACGTTGCAATTAACTATACAACAAGAGATATAACCCTTTCATTTGGGTATGGTGTCCCAGGTTCCGGAACATATACAGTAATCATTATGGGTTAATAGCATGATCATTGGATCGCCAGTTACTAAGTTATCAAATCCATCAATTGTTATAACTGGAAATACTTATCAAGGCATTTTAACTCATGCCAATACTGCGGATAGAACTTATACTTTTCCAAATAATACTGGAACAGTTGCATTATTAACAGATATTCATGCGCCCGTTACACTGGGAACAGCTAACGGGCTTTCTTTATCTGGACAAACACTTTCACTTGGATTAGCATCTTCAGGTGTGACAGGTGCTTTGAGTGGAACTGATTGGAATACATTTAACAGTAAGCAGGCTGCATTAAACGGAACTGGATTTGTAAAGGTTTCTGGAACTACTGTATCTTATGACAACAGCACCTATTTAACTGGAACAAAGGTAGATTCATTCAATTCAAGAACTGGTGCAGTAACTCTAACCTCTTCCGATGTTACTACTGCCTTAAACTATACTCCAATTAACAAGGCTGGTGACACCTTTACTGGAGCCGTTGCCTTGAATACTGGGGCGTTATCTGCTGCCAGTTCCGCATATTCTTCTGTGATTCTGGTGGGCGGCTTGGGATCGCCTTGGGCTGGAAAAACATACTTCGGAGATGGTACTGGGTGGAAGTATGCTTTTTCTCGCCGAAGCTCAAGCGTGGATACAGATGTTCTAACTATCCAGGATAACGGGAATGTTACCTCTTTGGGTAATATTTACGCTGCTTCAGGAGTATTTAGTTCTAATATCACAACCGGTGGAAGGCTCTTTTCTACTGGACAAACCTCACCTAATCTCCATCTTGATCCTACTGCTGGTGCTAATGCTGTTTATCTAAATTATTATGCTGGAACAGGCGGAACTCATTTCTGTAATGGTTCTAATGGTATTGTAGCTTCTATTGATGGAAGTGGTAACGGTAATTTTAACGGTTCCCTAACTGCTACTTCAGGAACATTTTCTTCCTATTTAACAACTCCATACAGTAATCTATCAACTATTGGTTCTCTTGGTATCAGTTCAACAGCTAATCCTGAAAATGGGTTAATGAGTTTATGGTATGCTGCTATTTCTGCTGGCAAACCTCTTTATACTGATGAAGAGTTTGCTGTTGGGTTAAATAGTGTGAGTGTATATAATAACTCTGGCGGAACTTCTCTAACTATTACCAGAGTAGCAGATTCACAAGCACCCAACAGAACTGGATATAAATTAACTATTGCTTATGATGGAAGTAATGCGGTATCTCCAGGGTTAGGTGGATTTTGGTTAGCTATAAATTCTGCGCCAAATAGAACTTATGTCCAAAGATTCAGAGCCAAGATACCTGTAGGCTATTCATTAGGTCTAGCTGAAAATTCACAGGGAACAAATAATAACAGTTATTGGTTAACTCCTACTGCTGGGACTGGAAAATGGGAAGAATACATTAGGGTTTCTCATTGTGGTAATACTGGAACTTTTAGTAGTGGTGGGCATGTTTATTTAAATGGTCCTGCTGGCGCTGTAACTTGGTATCTGGCATCTTGTAATGTATATGAAATTCAAACCTCTGGAATAGCTGATATTTTACAGAACGGTTTAACTACCCTGGGACCACTAACTGCTACTACGGGAACCTTTGCACCAAGCTCAAATAGCTATTCACAGATCACTTTGCTTGGTGCTCTAAATGGGCTTGGTTCTCAGTCTGCAACATTCCTATTTAGTGATGCTGGTCAGAATAATTTAGATATTTCTACAAACTATGTGTCTGGATCAAATCTGATAAGATTCAAACCTGGCGGGACACTGGTTTTAACCCTAGCTGGTTCTGGTGTCGCCACCTTCAACGCTGGTGTAGTAGCCAATGGACAATTGAGTGCGGCGACAACGCTTATTGTGGGTCCGAATGGTGGATCTACTGGTGCATCCCGCATGGGCGTGGATATTTCTGGTGGAGCTAATGTAGTATTTCGCTCGATTGGAAGCACTAATAACCCTGGAATATTTATAACGGCTAATGAGGCAAGCAATACAGCAACCATTACGGGAAGCGGTTCTACTGGTGCCAGCCTTGTTTTAACAAGTACTATTGGAAATGGGACCAGCCTTACCCTGGGGAATGGGATAGCTACCTTTGCTAACTCAGTCTCTATGAGTGCCCTATCAGCTACCACAGGAACATTTAGTAGTCAGGTTTCTGTTACAACTGCTGACTCTCAACAAATTAAGGTAATACAGGGCACACATATTAACTATATAGGTTCTACTACTGACTCAAGTGATAATGCTCGATTAACCATACAAGGTGCTAACTATACTCATGGATTAAATCTGCTGGATTCATATAACACAACCGCCTATGCCGCTTTGTATGGAGGATATTACAATAATGATGCTACACTTACCCTTAGAAAATATTCTGCTCAAAACACAGTATCAGCTACCTCTGTCTATGCTTCTACCTATGCTAATATTTCCGGTCCTTTAACTGCTACTTCAGGAACATTCAATACATCTATTACATTAACCGGCTCTCTAGGAACGGTACAATTCGAGTCTTCTGGAGCCAGATTAACTTTCTCAAGACCAAATGCAAATTATATCGAAGCTACAGATGCTTCTGGACAGCTTTATTTCACTACTGCCGGTTCAATTAGATTAATAATTGATAATATAGGCACATCTACGTTCAATGGTCCAGTAACAGCAAGCGGATTAATTACGGCTAATGGTGGATTATCGGCTACAGGTGGAAACTTTACACAAGATCTTAATCTCAATACAATTCCTGATAGTGCTGTATTTGCTATAAAGAATGGATCAAATAGAAGGTGGGCTACTTACATTAGTGGATCTGAAACAGGTTCTAATGCTGGTTCTGATTATACTATTTGTAGATATACTGATTCAGGTACTTATGTAGGAACAGCATTTGCCATCAACAGAGCTTCAGGCGCTGCCTCCTTTGCGTCATCTGTATCAGCATCACAATTTAATGGTTCGGGTGCAGGATTAACAGGGACAGCATCTTCATTAACTGCTGGTAATGCTACTAATCCCTATACTGCTGGCGGAAACACTGGTACAGTTTATTTAACTGGATTTACAACTAGTAGTTCTGGTTATGGTAATTATTTATATACCAATAGCCCAGTTTATATGAATGCTGGTACTGTATACGCTACTAACTTTGGTGCCACTTCTGACGAGAGATTAAAAACTAATATAACTCCAATTTTAAATCCCATAGATAAAGTTAAAAACTTAAATGGCTTCTATTTTAACTGGAATGAATTAGCTCCATCTTCAGATAAAACTACAACTCATGTAGGTGTTTCTGCTCAGCACACATTAAAAACATTTCCAGAAGCCGTTATTGAAGGTGAAGAATATTTATCAGTTACATATAACTCTTTCATTCCATTGCTTATTGAGTGCGTAAAAGAACAGCAGAAAGAGATAGAAGAATTAAAAAGGTTAATCTATGACTTTACAAAGTAGTGCTTCGACAAGTGACCCGCTTTATATGAGTGAAGTTGAAACCGAATTGGGTTTATCTGGAACTATATATCTAGATCAATCTCAAGTCAGAACATTATTTGGCGTTCCCACTGGAACTATTTATCTTTTAGATGGGTTAGGTAAAACAAATGTTACTTGGAGTAGGCCAAATAATAGTATTCTAATTACCCAGTTAAAACCAGCATGTGATACTACTGGAACAAGTGTAGATACAACTACGTATGGTTATGTATCTTATGTAACCGCAGCATCATTTTACTTGGGAGATTCAGGTTCTTATTTTACTCCGACTATAAGTAACATTAATGGTTGGACTTTAAAAATTCGTGCTTGGTATGATTCAACCGAAAATGGATCAGTTAGTAGTCCATCAGGGTGTCCTGTTCCTACTTTTGCGTATTCTCAAGATGGTGGATCTACTTGGAGTTCAGCAATTAGCCTTACTACAACACCTACTATATACTCTTGTGTTTTATCTGCAAACGTTTCTTCATCATCTGTTCAAGTGCGCTATACTAACACGAGGGTATCAGGAGGTAACATAAAACTATTTACGGATTATGAAGCTGAGAGTACTATTTACATTAGCGACCAAGTGATAGTATAGTATGAATTTATGCAATGGTTGTACTGAGTGTTGTAAAGGTTCTTTACCTCTAAGTCAAATAGATTACGATAGACTTCCAGAACATTTAAGAAGCACTATTAAAGTAGCTTCTAAAGAGTTTATATATAAGTTTGGCTATCTAATATCTAAACCAGTTCTTTATAGAACAGCTAATAAAAAAGATCATGAATTATGTGAATTTCTGGACGGAACTCAATGTAGTATCTATGAGAACCGCCCAGAAATTTGCGTTATGTTTCCTAACTACAACGTATCTAAATATACTAGGAGTATTTGTAATTTACTGAATGGAAGTAATAGTAACTTGAGTTGAATTGGTTCCATCACTTCCAGTAATAATGTCAACTGATGGACTGGTTGGAGCAGTATACACTCCATTCGCGTCAATGGTTCCATTACCATTAATGCTCCAAGTAACTTTAGTTCCGGTAGAAGTAAAATGTACTATTGAAGGAGTTGTGTCTGTACTAACTGAAATTGTTGTAGATGTATCGTAAGTTACCAGTAGTTTAGCAGCAGGGTCATAAATTTCTGCCGTATTAGTTGCTCCGATATCAGATAATCCACCAGAGATTAGTATTCTTCCATTATTAAGCGGAATAACGGAATAAAACATCCTGGGCGTAGTAAGATTACCGGTAAATGCAGAAAGATTAGACTCGCTATTATGAACGAATTCACTATCTGCTGGTCTACCAATTTCATTTACACCACCTGCAACGAGAACATTACCCGTTTGTAACACAGTAGGAAGAGTCATTGAACGATAACCTAAAAGATCGACACTAAGACTTGGAATCCACGTAGTTGTATTAATGATTTCTACACTTTTATAGCGTAAAACCTCATCTTGTCCAAAGGTAGCATTTATATGTGCAAGACCCCCATAAATTCCAATATTTCCATTAGGTAAGACAGTCATCCCAAAATGGCTTCTCGGAAAAAGCATGTTGCCAATTTTAGTAGTTTCTAAAGTATTTGGATCAATGCGATAAATATCACTATAAAAATTGATAATAATCGTAGGATCGTTCCCACCTGCGTAAATAACACTCCTGTCGGAAAGCTGTACAGCATTTCCATTAATCGCATTATACGGAGTATTGATAAATGATCCTGTCATTGTAGTAAGATCAATTACAGCATTCCCTTTATTATGAAGTCCATTATTATCAATAAAATAGGTTCCAACTAATAAAACCTTATTATTTCCAATATAAAATGCATGATCAACATTATTAATTGACCTTTCTGGAAACACTCCAGTAATAAGTTGAATTGAATTATCTAATGGATCAAAAACTTCAATAGTTTCAGATATACCATTACTTGCTCCACCGATAATTAGAATTTTATTATTTGGCATTTGAACCATAGCAAAATTAGTTCCACCTCCACTACTCCATTGTCTACTTACATTTGTGATAGTATCTAAATGCGTAAATTGTTCTGTATTTGAATCAAATATATCAATAACCGATGGATCAGAAGAAGGCAGATCTTGTCCATTCGCAGAAACAATTCGTTCACCGCCAATAAGCATGAATTTTCCATTTCCGATAGAGATAGCTTTATGCCCCTCTCTTGCTGTTGCCATTGTGATTGAAGGATTACCCACAGTTTGTCCATTTACCACTTGGGCTTTTACAGTAGTTTTTGGCTGTAAGTTCCTAAAAAACCCATAAGTTGTTTTAGGTGTCTGTATCGCAACATTATTGTTTCCATTGCTACTTTCGTTATTTCCTCCATAGCATCCCATAAGGGCTGCTAAAATGGAAAGAGTTAGAAAAATTTTATGGAGCTTCATATAAGCTCTCCTTTCATATATATTATAACACAATATAAGGAGCAATTGCATGTTTAACCCAGGGGACGTTTTATTATATGAAGCCCCAGCATGGAAATTTTCTAATATTATTCCAAAACTTATTAGATTAATAACTGGGAATAAGATTACCCATGTAGCTTTATATATTAATCAGGAAGGTGATAAACATATCATCTTAGATGCAGGTACTAAAGGCATTCGTATACTTTCTATGACAGAAGCAGAGTTATATAATAGAGCAGATGATTTTCGTTTAGCTGGTATTGCTAGATTAAATAATTCTCAACTTCCATTAGAACAAGATAAATTAAAGACAGCTACTTCATATTTTGTTGGTAAAAAGTATGGATATTTAACAATACTTAATTTATTATTGCAGCATGGAATGGGTAGATTATTTAATAAAGAATGGAAGATCTGGTTTAAATCAAATGATGCTTATATTTGTTCAGAATCTACTCAATTAGTTTATGAAAAAATGGGATTTATATTTAATAAACCAGCCTGTTTAGTAGAACCTGACGATTATCTAAGTGCCCCCTGGATATTTATAAAATCATAGATATTAAATGAGAGAACGTAAATTATCTAAAATAGGTTATGAACAAATAGATAAAGAACATAATGAATTAATTTATATAGTTAATGGATTATCTACAATTATCTCTAGACGTACAGAAGATAAAATTGTAGTAAAATTATTTGAAAATTTAATTAAACCAGAAGAATATCATATTAAAAATGAAGAAAATTTAATGAAAGATTCTAAATATCCATAATTAGAAGAATATGTAAAAGAGCATAAATTAATAATAAAAAAATTAAGAGTATTACACGCTAAATTATAATCCGAAATTTTAAATTTTACTATAAAATTTACATTGTCTAATAAGAATTGGTTTAAACATTTATATAAACATGACAAACCTTTGGTGAAATTCTTAAACAGAAAAACTTGACAGCCAATTCTGGTTGTGTCACAATTTAAATGGAGGTAATTATGGCCATTCCAGTTCCAGGTTCAATCTCAGGAAATGTAGTTTCTGAGTATGCAGCTACAAACATTGGTATTAATCGAGTTATAATTGATCAAAATGGTATTTTGGTAGCAGCATTTAATGCACAAGTTAATTATGAAAAGAAAACATATGTAGTTGATGCCAATGGAAATAAGATTGGTCTTGTTACTACGCAAGATCAAAATGTTCCAATGCCAACTATGAATGATCAATCTAGAGGTTTTATTAACCTTGATTTTGCCACTTTCGCTCAATACTTCTCTAAGGTTTGTGTTGGTGGTGAAATTTTAGGTGAAGAAGTAGCTAATTTAGTAGATAATTTAATTCATCGAGACTTAATCAATAGAGGTATTTTAACCGCTTAATAACCCAGGCACAATGATCGTGCCATAATAGGAGATAGTCGTGAAGATTGATTTCTCACAAGAACTGAAAGACTTTACGGGTGAACCACTTAAGCTAAATGAAAATTCACCTAACTTGACTTTAAAAGATGTCATTACTTTAGCTCTTAAATCACCTTTACAGGAAGATGCTGCTCTTTCTCTTGATGCGAAAATCAAGCTTGATCGCATCGGTGAAGCCGTTTGGTCTGGAAATGGCGAATTAGAAGTTGAAGATGCTGCTTTAATTAAAGAGCGTATATCGAAAGTATTTCCGACTCCTGCTGTTGCTGGGGCTGTTCGCAGAGCCATTGGTTAATTTATTGAATAGCTAAAAAAAAGAGAAGGCCCCTTTCGGGGCCTTTTTTATGCTTCATGAATGTTTGATTCTTCATAAGCTTTAATAAATGAATGCTGTTTACTTGAGAACACGTTTCATCTATATAGAAAATTAAAAAAAAGAAGGTTTATACGATGCCCACAAACGTTGATAACAATTACCGCTTGCGTTGTTGGTTGGGGGGCTAGGACTCGAACCTAGGAAAAACAGAGTCAAAGTCTGCCGCGTTAACCACTCCGCCACCCCCCAATAATAAAACTTGTTTTAATGAAGTTTGTTGTGCATTTTTTTATATGTTCTCCTGTGAATAGCGAAAAGTAAAAAAATAGATGGTGCGCCTACTAGGATTCGAACCTAGGACCAAGCGGTTATGAGCCGCCAGCTCTGACCGCTGAGCTATAGGCGCAAGTGATATTCTGTTAGTATATCAAATCCTGCCGGAAATCATATTGATTTCGGTTTCCCCTGACAAGGCGAATGATTTGTGGGAATGTAGCTGTCAGACTACACCTTTTTGTCATTCCTAATAACCAGGATTTGATAGCTAGTTTAAACTCTTCCTGTAAGAAGAGTTTTTTCAGTTGCCACTAGCAGACAACAAGCTTGCTATTAAATCTTCACCAGAATTTAATAGCGATTCTATTCGGAGAAGGTGTAATCCCTTAACACCAGTTTGTTGACTTCCTCACGGTAAGTCTCTTCTCCGAAAAACCAAGCTGCGATTATGCATATCGAGTCCTGGAATGCAGGACACTTGGTTATTGGTGGAACCTCCGGGAATCGAACCCGGCACCCTCTGATTAAAAGTCAGATGCTCTAACCAACTGAGCTAAGGTTCCATAAAGTTTGCCAATATCACCGAATTGATTGGCTATTGCAGAACTTTTATCGGTATTAAGTTGTGCGTTTCATGAAACGCCTACTTAATGTCTGCATTAATGCAAGCCAGAGCCTTGCACCCTGGAAGTGGTCTTAACTTATAAGCTTAGGCTACCTTTCTTGTTAATCGGCATATCTCGCACAAGGTTCTCAGCTTTCGCTCCCCCCTTACGAAACTAAAATGGATGCCGCGCTTCCATTAAATTACAGCCTTTACTCAAGGGCCTTTGAATCAGCTTACAGATGCCTTAAGCATCTTTACAGTCTCCCAAACTTGCACGAGGGGTTTTAATCCACTTGTCCCTACCCCCAAAGGTCTTAAAGTGCGTGGACCTTACCCAAGTCATTACACTTCCGTTCGTCAGACTTGGAATTGAGAACGTGAAGTTTGCCCGAGTTAATCTTATCGGGCTACCACCATTGACGATCAGTTTCGAGCATCCGTAGATTTGCATTTAAGCAAGCTCTCAATCCTTGGTGTATTTTTTGGTGCGGCTGGCCGGACTCGAACCGGCATGTAGTTTACCTACGACAGATTTTAAGTCTGTAGCGTCTACCGATTCCGCCACAGCCGCATTATTATTATTCTTTACGTTGAAAACTTGATTTTTAAAAATTCTTCTCTCAAAGGATCACTTCCGGGTATGGAATTAATACAATCCGATGATTGTACTAGCTCCGAAGTGATCCTTTCAGAAAAGCGCCCGAGTATTTGCATTTGCTCGGGCTTAATATGTTCGGGCTTAGAGTTGCAACTCTAAATGCACTTATCCCTATCCGGTTTCTATTAGGTCCGGCAACTCCCTCATCCATATTTTCAACGCGGCCTGATGAGGTAGGCTTGGCGTTGGTATCTGAAGTTTTTTTGCCTACTATTCGTTAGAATAGAAAGGTCTTACAGGCTAACTTCTTAACCCATCAGTGAATCGCCACTGATAAACGTTTCCCAGGTTCTTGCTATTAGGCGTCCCTAATTAGCAAGCCCTGGCAACTAATTCAGTTTGCGAGACTGAACTAGTTGAGCCATATTTTCGATAAACCTATCCGCCGATAGACCTATCTATATATGGCTGTTGCAAGTTTAACGGGAATTCTTTAACCCGTAGTCTGTGGTAAGCAGACCAACACCTTATGTGTTTTACTTGCTTGTCCACCTAGTAGCGCGCTTGTCAACACGGCAAGCCCTAGCGGTGGCTCCCTCTTGTTTATTTGTGGGGAATCACAAGACCGTTATTCGATACGGTCAAACGCTTGATCTTCAGCATTCTCATAACCCCAATCAAGCTATTATGAGGGGAACGGTCATTCATCTACCGCCAAACACAGAGTTTTTGAAAAGAACTCTTCAAACTTTATGGAAAGTATATTCCGTGGTTATTATGGCTCCCCATTCATCTATAAAGCCAATCCACAATTCCGCAGAAAGTGGGACTCTATAGCTCTGTCATCGAGGTATTAACTAGGTTGACGAAACCTAGACCATAATATTCCAAAGTTTATACTCTCCCATGTATATTATAACAAATAAATATAGTATTTTGCAATAAATTGATACTCAGCCAAAAGCATGGCATTTGCAAATCTAGTCTGGAGTCTCGAAGTCCAATGTCATCCTCCCGATTGAATACACGGTTAGCATGAAAACTATTGCGATATTGCAATGGGCTTAAGTGATTATCCCTATAGTGGGGAGTTACAATCGCTCAGGTATCAAAATTGCAAAATGAACTGGTCCTCCTGCTAGGAATCGAACCTAGACCCGCGCCTTAGAAGGGCGCTGCTCAATCCATTAAGCTACAGGAGGATGAGAAAAATTTCAATCCCAAAAATTTAACCAATATTTACAGATTAACAGCATTGCTCTTTTTCTTTTTTTGAGTAAAGGAGCTTGCCATTTATCGTAACCTTCTTTGTCAAAAACATGATTTGATTCATCAATTATCTTGAAAAGTTTTGGATCATGTTCAGATGGAACAAACTTCCACGGTCCCTCAGAATAGATTCCTTTAGGAACCGTATCTTCCATTCTCAACTCACTCGCTGCCTCTAAACCTTCGATTATTTCATCTAAAATAGAATTCCAAGATTCATTTGAAAGATTGGATGGATGATTAATATGATTTTCTCGAAGATCTTTAATAATTCCATAGATTACTGATTCTAGATAACTTTCACCATCCCAATAATCTTCTTTTGAATATCCATAAAATCCACGATAACAAAAATTCTTTACCAATCGCCAGTATGTGCGAGGGTTAAGAACATGAGTCCAAAATTTCCAATAAGTAATTTTATATTGTGGCTTCAAAATATTAAAACCTAATGAATAATGCATATTATCTCTATTTCTTAAATATTTTTCCATTATCAGAAGATCCATTTATTCGTCTAGATTAGGTTTTTTAATGGTTTTCTTTTTCTCGGATGACCAAAAACCTCAATTAACGATGGCCTGTGCAGAGGGTCGTTAACAGTCTTTTTATGACTAAGCTTCCAGGTTAGTCTACGAAAAAAGACATTGAAAAAACGTGCCTAGTTATACCCCATCCAATGAAACTAGGAGCATTGCCCGTTTCAAGAACGGGAATAATAGTCAGGTTCTCTTCTATTGAAATATAATGGCGGAAGATACAGGATTCGAACCTGTGGATAGTTATTAACCATCTGCGGTATTCAAAGCCGCTGCCTTAAACCTCTCGGCCAATCTTCCTTTTATTAGTGGAGCTTATTCTATTAATGATATTTTATCATTAATAAAATTATCACTTTATACATTATTTAGCCCCCATAACAATTCAGGATCATTATAGGGGCTTTGTCAAATTCGATCCAACAAATCTAGTGGATCTGCTCAACCATGATTCCGTCAAAGCAAGTCGGTAATCTAATGGTAGCCAGCGAATTCCGTTGGCATATATAAATGGTATCACAGAAAGATCAAAGGTCAAGCGGTTTTTGAAGAGGTAAAAAACAAGAGTAATTATACTCTTGTTTCAAGCTCAACAGGTAGTCCTGTTTTGCTGAAAATCCACAACAGCGTAAGCATGATGATTCCAAATCCTACCCACCAGGGTAGGGGAACATATGCATACCAAAAAGGTTTTTTTCTGAGGTATTGCTTAGCCATATAAATAGCCTCCAAATATATTATAACAAAAAGCCATATATTTTTGCGTCATTGATAGCTAGGTTTTATCATGCTATAATTACGTTGTATGTCAAATGAACTTATTTTACAATACCAAAAAAATCCAACAAAAGAAAACGGGCAACTTCTGCTCGATGCATATTCTCCATACATAAAAGCAAATATTAATAAATGGAGAGGAATTATACCAGATGCGGTGCTTACTACATATGGTAATCATTATGCTTTAGAAGCATTCAAAACCTTTGATCCAGAAAAAGCAGCAATCAATACTCACTTATATAATCATATTTCTCAACTATCTAGACTTATCTATTTACATCAGAATGCTAGTAGCGTCCCTGAGCATCAGATACAACAGCTAGGCAGATTAAATCAAGCTAAAGCATACTTAAGTGATGAATTAGGAAGAGAACCTACAGTAGAAGATTTATCAGATTATATGCATTTACCACAAAGTCATATTGAACGTATTATTCATAACAATAGGGCAGATTTAATTAATGATTCAGATACAGAATTTCAAACTAATGCAACTAATACTGATAGTAAAATGAGCGATAGAATTTTTTCCGTTAGAAATCAAATGAATAAAAAAGAACAAAAACAATTTGATTCATTAACTGGTTTTGGTGGTGCGGAAATTTTATCTCCACAAGAGTTTGGTAAGAAATTTAAAATGAAACCATACGAAGTCTCCCGCTTAAAGACTTCGCTTGCTAAGAGGTTCAAATAATGGCTTCCTCAATTCAGAGAACAACTAAATTAATTGATGGTGGCATTAGCGTAGAAATTAGACTTGTCGCCAAGGATGCTGCTGATGATGCATTAATTCAAAAATTTGGTGATATAGAAATAAATCCTTCAGGTCAGTTTGGTGATCCCCTGGATCTGACCTATCCCAAATTTAAAGTAACCGCTGGCGATCCCGTTGCTTTTTATACTGTCGGAGTTGTCAGAGCATTATTTCAAGATGATACCCTACAGCTTGCAGATCTACAAAAACGAGCTAAACTTTGGGGCGATGCAATTACTTTATCAATACAAAATAGTATGATTTCTCTTAGAGCATTGAGCGATACATCTACTGGAGTATCTACAATTGTCATTTAAAAGTTATGCTAATAGTTCAATTCAATACTTAAAACAGTTAAGTAATTATTTAACTGGTAATAATTCTGCTCCAAATTTAATTTTAGATATTGATCCATCAACTGAATTAAATGCATTGCATAATGTTTCTAGTTCTGAGCAATTAATTCAATTGAGTAATGGATTTTATGACCAAGTTGCTATTAAAAGGTCTTTAATTGAAATTTATAAGAAACCAAAAGATTACTTAACTGAATATGCTGCAAGTATTTCAGTTAGGACAAATTCTTTATCTTCTCAAAATACCGAAATAGATAATCAGCTTACTTCTGTAACTAATAATAAATTAAAGTCTCAAAGCATTAGAAGTATTTCTAGTAAGCTTCAATTAAAATTATCCCTCATAAAAGATAATACAAATGCGTGATATCAATTTTACATCTAGAGATTTATATGGCAATCTTTCTTTTGGAATTAATTTTTCCAGTATGAATAATAATTTTGAAAATTTATTACAAAAAGTTCAAACATTAATTTTATCTGAAAGCAAAATAACTTATTTTTCTACAATCAATGGTGGAGAAGTAACTTCTATTGGTAAGTATAGTTTTGATTCTTTAGGATCTAGCGATTTTAAAGCTATCTTTTCTAGTAATTTATTATTAATTAAAAAGAAAATTCAATCAGATGAGCTTGTAAATAATATTCCAGCTAACGATAGAATTAAAACTTTAGAATTAAAAGATATTTTATTTGATAAAACAAATGCAGCTTTAGTATTATCAATAAGAGTATCTACAAATAATAGTAACACAATAATAAAGTTACCAGTAAAGTGAGATTGAATGAATAGCACAGATATCATTAAATTCTCTTTAGATATATTACAGGCAGACCCTAGATTTTCAGATATAGATATGTCTGAATCTAGTGCATTTTATAATATGGTTATATTGCCATTTTCAGTTTTAGCTAAACCATTATTTGATATTAATGCAACTACTTTACGATCAATGCAATTAGAGAATATGTCAAGTTCTCAATTAGATGAGTTTGCAAAATTATTTTTCATAACACGTCGAACACAATCATTAACTAATATATCTATTCAAATTTATTTAAATAATGTTGCTGGTGTAGTTGAACCATTAGTAGTATCTACTACAGATGAATTTAGAACTTCTCAAAATGCCGTATTCTATCCAATACAGAATTATCTTTTTACATATGAATTATTACCAACTGTTGTTTTAGCAGGAATAACTTATAGAGTTGCGACTATTATTTGTTCTAGTTCATTATCATTAACTCCAGTTGCTCCAAATTCAATAAAAACTACAAGTATAAGTCATCCACAATTAAATAGTGTTAATAATTTACAATCATCATCTGTCCCATTATCAGCAGAAACAGATGCAGAATTTATTCAATCAATTAAAAAATCACTTACTAATCGTAATGCTGTTGGCCCTGATTCAATATATACTATTTTAAAAACTGCATATCCAAACATTACAGATTGTTTATCTATTGGATATGGTGATCCAGAAATGCAACGAGATATTGCCGTTGCTGCTAAATCATGGTCTGGACATTTTGGTGGTATGACAGATATTTATATAAGAACTGAATCTATTCCAACAACATTTACAACCACAGCAACTAGAAATGCAGATAGTACTGGTTATACTTTTACTCTTCGTAGATATAAAGGGTTTGATTGGAATGCTGTAGATACTGCGTTACCAGGGGCTCAATCACTTCTCCCCTGGACCAAATTACAATCTGCAAATCCATTACCAATTATGCCAGTTATTTCTTTTGATTGGATGAATTCAACTATAACAAATACTACATTCAAAACTAAAGTAAATGGAGAAGTAGATTATATTGTTGAAGTTTTACCGGATCCAGTAGAAAAAGCATATGGAAAAAATTATCGTTATTCAATTTATGAGTCATTAAGAATAACTGTTTTAACTACTTCTGCTATTAATGCTACTGAAGTAATTACTCTTAATTATAATACATTAAATAGTTTTGAAGACATACAAACATTTATAGGTTCTGATGCAAGAGTAATAACATCTGTAAATTTAATTAAATCATTTATTCCTATTCAAGTAAAACAATTAGTTATTGTATATGATCAAAATTATTATGTTAATGAACAGCTATGGGCAACGAATATTGCTAATATGATTAATGGATGGTCACTACAAGAACCTATTAGATTAAGCACTTTACTTAAGGATTTTGATGCTCCTGTTCGTATTAGTGAATTATGGGCTGATCCAGTAGTTGTTCCTACTAATACATTATCATCAAATCTTCCATATTTATTTGATTCAACTGGTGAAATTACTGGAGTACAAACATCAACTTCATACCCATGTTTTGCTAAAATGGTTGTTGATAATATTGATGGTTCATCAAATTGCTACTTGTCAACTAGACAAATTTATCCTAAGATTAAGAATGGCTTGTCAGCCACTTATAGGACTTGTAGATATTTTATTAATCCAACAGATATTACATTTATTAAAGGGAGTTGGTAATGAGCTTAATCAAGCTTGCATTAGAAAAACATGCTGGATTATTAGATACAGCTTTAAGTGTTGGCTCTAAGTTAATGGCAATCCCAACAGTTAGAAATGCGGCTATTGGTGCTGGGACTGGAGCATTAGCTGGAGCTGTAACTGCTAAACCTGGTGAAACATTATCTGGAGCCTTAAAAGGCGGAGCTATTGGTGGTCTTGCTGGCGGTGTTGGAACTCTAGGTAAAAATGTTATTCAAGGAGCTAATAAAATGGGAGTAGCTCAAAAAGCTATTGCTACAGCAGCTAAATCTTCTGCTCCCTTACCTAGTTATGGAACTAATTTAATGGCTTCATTAAGACAACAAGGAACTAAACTTGGTAAGCAAATTCAAAATGCTGTAAACTAAGAATAAATATATCTACAATGAAATTAGCTTTAGAACTAGGAGATTAGTAATGAGTTTAATTAAACTTGCTTCGGCTTATCATGGCATTGTAGCTGCCGGAAAATCGTTAGCTGCCAATCAACTAGTTCGCAATACTGCTATTGGCGCAAGTGTAGGTGCTATTGGTGGTGCTATGGCTGGAGATAAAGATCATAGATTACGTAACGCATTACTTGGCGCTACTATTGGTGGGGCTGGTGCTGGTGCAGGAACATTAGCGTATCAAGCACATGGAATAGGGAAAGCAGTTAAAGCTCAAGGCTTAAAGCCAGGTGGTTTTGGCTCAAGATTTAAAATGGCGGCAGGAGTTAATAGAGTAGATCTTGGAATGATGCCAGAAGTATATCGGTCTGCTAAAGAAGTAGGAACTCACAATTTTAAAGATCCTAAACTTCAACAGAAACTTGTTGAAAATATGATAGATAAGGCAATTAAAGGAGCAAAACTATAAATAAGCATGGGCAGTTAGAAAGTAGGGGATTTTGTGTCTCTAATTAAATTAGCTTATCAACTCCAAAGTAATCCAATCATAGTTGTTAATCAGCATGATGATGGTAGTTCGTCTAAGTCTCTTAATAAGAGAAATATTGGTGCTGCTGTTGCTGGTGGAACATTAGGATTTGCTGCTAAAGAAGCAGTAGATCATATGAAGGGTTTTAATAAAGAAAGAATACTTCATAGATATGGTTCTCGTATGGCTGGAGTAGGCGGAGCTATGTTAGGTGCTAGTGCAGTTTATTCTTATGTGAAACATAAAAATAAAGACCAATCACCAACTATATATTTTATGTAAAAGACTTAAAATATTTAACATTAAGGCCGCCTTGTGCGGCTTTTTTGTTTATGTTAGAATTATCGTAAGAGGTATAAATGTTATTATCACCGATTGAGCAAACCAAGAAAATAGCAAATGTAGTTGAGAATAATATTAATAATATTTTTCCTATCCAAGCTGGAGGAAAAACTTTAGAAATTAAAAATATCGTAACAAAGGGATTTGATGAAGCAGATCCAAGAAATTATCATGCTATCTCTGAAGCTAAAGCACATGATAAAACTTATGGAATAAATTTATATGGTGATGTTATTCTTAAAGATAGTAAAGGAAATATTTTAGACAAGAAGCATCAAAAAATTGCAACTATTCCTGTTTTGACTAATTCAGGGACATATGTAGTTCAAGGAACTGAATATAATATTGATAACCAATTAAGATTACGCCCTGGTATTTATTCTCGTATTAAACAAAATGGTGAGATTGAAGCACATATAAATCCAAATGGTTTTAAAAATTTAAGATTATCTGTAGATCCATTAACTAAAAAACTTGAAATTAATGTTAATCAAGCTAATATTAAGGCAATACCTGTTTTAAGAATTCTTGGAATCAATGATACTGAAATTAAAAAAGCCTTTGGTGAAGATGTTTATAACGCTAATATTAAAATATTAGGTAATAAATCAGATGAAGAGATTAAACGTTTCTTTAAATCTGTAAATCCAAAACTTGAGCTTCCAAGTAGTCATGCAGAGATTTCAAGTCAATTAGCCACAGAATTATCAAATGCTAAACTAGATCCTAAAGTAACTAAAATTACTTTAGGAAAAGAATTTAGTCATTTAGATGGTAGAGCTTTATTGCGTGGTTTTGAAAAAGTTGTTAATGTTTCTCGTGGATTAGAGGAACCTGATGATCGTGATGCTTTAGCATTTAAAACTATTCACACTGTAGAAGATTTTATTGGTGAACGATTAAATAAAAATCGTAGAAAAATACAATTTGATATTGAAAATAAAATGAAGAAAAGTGATAAGCTTGAAAACATTATGCATTCAGGCCATATTAATCAGCATATATTTTCTTTCTTTAATTCTGCTGCATTATCTGAAATCCCTTCACAAATTAATCCATTATCAATTATTAATGCTAGTTATAAAACTACAATTACTGGTGAAGGTGGTATTGAAAATGCTGAATCAATCATGGCTGATTCACAGGCATTACATCCAACTCATTTAGGGTTTTTAGATCCTATTAATACTCCAGAGTCTAAAAAGATTGGTGTAACATTAAACTTAACAGTTAATACTAGAAAAGCAGGCAATGATTTAGAAACTAAATTAAAAAATGTTAAAACTGGGAAAACTGAATATGTAAGTGCTATTGATGCTTATCATCATACTATTGCTTTACCAGATCAAGTATTAAAAGGTAACGTAACTGCAATTAAAGAAGGTAAACAAATTGAAACTAATGCATCAAATATTACCCATCAACTTCCTTCTAGTCATGCTGCTTTCACAATGTCATCACAGGCTTTACCGTCATTAAATTATAATCAGGGTAATAGAGCAGGTATGGCTTCTAGACATATTACCCAAGCTATTTCTTTAAAACATCGTGAAGCTCCATTAGTCCAAATACAATCTCCAATAGAAAAAAATCAAACTGTAGAACATTATTTTGGTTCTGCTCATGATATTACATTGATAGCTCCTGAAGATGGAGTAATCGAAGATATTTCAAAATCACATTTAACTTTTAAGGGTAAGTCAGGAAAAGTTTATCAATTACCTTTATTTAATAATTATGATCTACAAAATAAATCATATATGCATCATGAAATTGAGCATCTTAAAAAGGGTGATTCTTTTAAAAATGGCGATGTAATTGCTGACTCTAATTTTACAAGAAATGGTACTTTGGCTTTAGGCACTAATATGAGATTAGCATATATGCCTTGGAAGGGATTAAATTTTGAAGATGGTATTGTAGTTTCTGAAACTGGAGCAAAAAAATTAACTTCAAATCATATGTATCAAGATTATATTGAAAAAGATGATCATTCTATTATTGTAGATAAGAAGAAATTTGTTTCAATGTATCCTACAAAATATACAAAAGCACAATTAGATAAGATTGATGATAATGGACTCGCAAAACAGAATGTTATTTTAGAGCCAGGTGATCCATATGCTTTAGTATTACAAAAAGCATCTGGAACAAATGAAGATTTAATTTTAAATAGATTGCATAAATCTTTAGTCCAACCATACAAAGATGTTTCTAGAACATGGGATCAATTAGTTCCTGGAGTAATAACTAAAGCAGTTTATAATAGTAAGAATATTAAAATTCATGGCAAATATGAATCTCCTGCTTTACCAGGAGATAAACTCGCTTTACGTCATGGGAATAAAGGCGTAATTACTGCAATAGTTCCAGATAACGAAATGCCACAATCAAAAGATGGAAAATCTACTGAAGTAATTATTAGTCCATTAAGCGTTATTACTCGTATGAGTATAGGACAGATGCTAGAAAATTCAGCTAGTAAAATTGCATTAAAGACTGGTCGTCCTTATGTAGTTCAAAACTTTGCTGAACACAACGAATTAGATAAATTAAAAAAAGAATTGAAGAAGCATAATATTTCTGATACCGAAGAATTATTTGATCCTAAAACTGGAAAAAGTTTTGGTCAGATTATGGTAGGACAGCCTTATGTTGAAAAACTTTTCAAAGTAGCAAAAGGGAACTTATCAGCCAGAGATACTGGCACATATGATATAGATAATAAACCAATTAAAGGTGGCGATGATGGCTCTAAGGCTATTGATCAATTAACGCTTTATGGATTGCTTTCTCATGGAGCAAGAGGAATTCTTAATGAAATTTCAACCATTAAGGGTGATGGTAATGCTCAATTCTGGCAAAATTTACAAAATGGATTGCCATTACCAAAACCTCAAATTCCATTTGTTTATAAGAAGTTTGAAGGACTTCTTAATGCTGCTGGTGTTAATGTTCGTAACGATGGATCTAAAAAAATCCTAACACCATTAACAGATAAAGATAGTTTAAAATTAGCTGGAAATAATGAGATTGAAAACTTTAGAATGCTTGATCATAATCTAGAACCAATAAAAGGTGGATTATTTGATATTGGAAAAACTGGTGGATCTAATGGACAAAAGTGGTCTAAAATTACATTAGTACATCCAGTTGTAAATCCTATGTTTGAAGGTGCTGTAAAAACTATTCTTGACTTAAAAGATTCTGAATTTAAAAATATAATCAACGAAGATAATGGTCATGAAAAAATTAAAAAAATGTTATCAGAAATCAATGTAAAAGAGCAAATAGATAATTTATTAAATGCTATAAAAACTGCGCCAAAGACAAAAAAAGATATAATGCTCAAAAAGTTAAAAATCTTTAAGTCATTAGATAGTTTAAAAATGAAACCAGATGAAGCTTATACTACTTCAGTTGTGCCTGTTATCCCTCCACAGTTCAGACCTGTATTTGAACTTCCAGGGGGCGCTTTACAGACGCATTCATTAAATTATTTATACAGAGATTTAGGTTTAACAAATGAAGCTATAAAAGAATTTGGACAAACAAAAGAATTATCTAACACATTATATCAAGCACTTGGAGCTATTCAAGGATTAATGACTCCTATATCAAAACAGAATGAAATGAAAGAAGTTAAGGGTGTAGTTAATATTATTACAAATCAATCAAGTCCTAAGCACGGTTTCTTTCAAAGCAAAGTATTGAGAAAACAACAAGATCTTTCTGGTAGAGCAACTGCAATTCTAAATAATAATCTTAACATGGATCAAATTGCGATTCCTGAAAAAATGGCTAAAGTAATTTATAAACCTTTTGCTATTAAAGAATTAATAAATCAAGGATATAAACATAAAGAAGCTGAAGAACATATTGATAATTTTACTGAAATTGGAAAGAAGGCAGTTCAAGCTGCAATGTCTGATCGCCCAGTATTAATGAATCGGGCTCCATCATTACATAAATTTTCCATTATGGCTTTTCAACCAACATTAACTAAAGGATTATCAATTGAAACCCCTGGAATTATTGTTAAGCCATTTAGTCTTGATTATGATGGCGATACTCTTGTGCTTCATGTTCCTGCTACAGAAAAAGCTAGAAAAGAATCTTTCTCTTTATTACCTAGCAAAAATTTATATAATCCGAGGGCGCGTACACTTAATTATACACCTGATCAAGAAGCGGTTATCGGATTATATTTATTATCTAAAACACCTAAAGGATTAGCAGAAATAAATAAATTATTTCCTGCTGATATTAATCACATAGAAAAAGAAGCTAATAAAACTTCTATTACAAAAACATTAGAATCATTAGCTGAAAAGCATCCAGATAAATATAGTGAAGTAGTAACTAAATTAAAAGAGTTAGGTGATGAGTATGGCACTAAGGCTGGATTCTCATTATCATTAGCTGATCTTCCCGACAATTCAAAAGAAGTTAATAAGCACTTTAGTAGTGCTATGAAAATTCTTAATTCTAATGTATCTGATAAAATTAAAAAAGAATCTTTACTTAAAGCTGATAAGGCAATGAAAGATTCTTCTCTTAATGATCTTTCAAATAATTTTGTTAAAATTGTAGTTTCAGGAAGTAAGGGTTCATCAAATAATGTTTCTTCTATTAATTTTGCTCCAGGAATGATGACGGACCATAATGGTGAGGTAATTCTTAGACCAGTTCTTTCTAATTATGGTCAAGGTATGCCTTTTGCAGATTACTGGACAACTTTATATTCTGCTCGTAAAGGATCATTAGATAAACAATTAATGACTTCTAAACCTGGAGCTTTAAATAAAGAAGTAGTTAATACAACTATGAATATTGTAATTTCAGAACATGATTGCAAAACGCATCATGGAATTCCTATGTCAACTGATGATCCTTATTTAATTGGTAGATATTTAACTGATGGAACTTTAGTAACAAAATCTAATTATGATTCTATTAAAAAGAAATATAATGAAGTAACTGTACGCTCTCCCGCTACTTGTGAAGCTCCACATGGTATTTGTCAAAAATGTTATGGAATGGATGAATTTGGTAATTTAGTTCCTATTGGAGATAATGTAGGTATTAAATCTAGTCAAGCTATAATTGAACCTTTAACTCAAGCTGCTATGAAAACATTCCATACTGGAGGAACAGCTTCAGGTGGTGGTGGTGCTTTTGGTGGTTTTGAGCATATACAGAACTTTTTACAAGCTCCTGAGACTTTTAAAAATAAAGCAACAATGGCTACTAAAACAGGAAAGATAACTAAAATTACTCCCGGTTCTGCTGGTGGTTGGCACGTTGATATTGATAACGTAGAACACTTTATTAATCCTCATTCTGGAGATTTAGTAGTAAAAGTTGGCGATCATGTTAATATAGGTGATGTTTTAAATTATGGTATTCCACATCCAAAAGATGCAATTAAACTCTTAGGTGAGATTAAAGGAATTCAAAAAATTACAAATTCAATTAGCAAATTATATAATGATTCTGGTATTAAGGTAGATAGACGAAACTTAGAAACTGTAGTAAGAGGTATGACTGGATTTGGAATAGTAAAAGATGAAGGAACTCATACTCATTTTGTTAAAAATGATATAGTACCACTTTCATCTATTTATAATTGGAATCAAAAAACAAATGAAACTCATAAATTATCTCCAGAAGAATCTTATGGCATGACGTTAGCTAAAGATGTTGCTGGATATAAAGCTGGAGATAGAGTCAACTCCGCTATGATTAATTCAATTAAACATAAGCATAAAGAAATTGAAGTTAAACATGAACCAATATCTTATGATAGAACTTTAATGGGTGTTCAACAAGCTCCGTTAAAAAGTAGAGATTTTTTAGCTAATATGGGATATCGTTATTTAAAACGCGGATTACAAGAAGGCGCTACTTATGGATACGATTCAGACATACATGGATATTCTCCAATTGCGTCTTTCGTAACAGGCCAAATAGAGGATGGGCCAGGTGGAAGATACTGATTGAAAGTTGGTGTTAAAATTTAAAGATTCTGATATAATTCAGTAATGAGGGATAGCTAAAAAAAAGGTGCAATCTCTGTAATAGCAAATTGCACCTTGTTCATTTAATCAAACCATTCTATTACTCTGATTATAATATTAGTAGATAAATCATCAATAATAGAATTATCCTTATTATCAAAAATATATTTACTAATTTCGAGAAACAATTCTTTAAACAAAGTTTATTCCAGGTAGCCCAACCTCTTAGACTTTTCTTGGAGCTAAAGAGAATGTCATTAAGCGATTTATTTTCCGTTAACACTAGTGTCCGTTTAACATCGGATTCTAATTCTTGGGGTGATCAGATTGTAAATCATCTGATTTCCAAATTTCCGACGCTTTCAAAATTGGTTGGCGATGTAACATTTGCCAAAGTTGATCCAATCAAAGGAAATGCCGTAGGCTATATCTCTATGATTGGAAAGCCACAACGTATTCCTTTTATTATTGATGAATACGAGTTAAATCCATTAGATATTTATATTGACAATGGGAAGTATCTGCCACTAACAGAGAATTCCATTAATCTAATAGAAAAACGAACGTGGCCTTTTAAACTTGTATCCCAATCTGAAAGGGGACAACTTCTTAAAACGGCATCGCTTTTTGAGGATACAGGCGATATCAAAATTAATTTTATTGAAAAACATAAAGATACTCTTCAGAAGATTGCTGAAGAATACCCTGAAATTATTGAAGAATTTTGTAATAGAAATATTCCAAGTAATGACGAAGAGTATGTAGCTAGAGTATTTATTAAAGAAGCTTCTTCTAATAAACCAATAGTTGTAAGAGATATTAAAAATCCAGACGTAGAATATAAATTATCTGAATTTGCTAAAAAGTTTGGAAAAGAAGTTGTTACAAAATTAATGTATGATAAAGATATGATTATTTCAAGCATGCCTCCTAAAGTTGTATTAGAGATAGATAAAAAAGAGTTAAAAAATAATTTTAAACAAACTAAAAATAGAATAGGATTTGTTGATATAAATGGAGAGTATGTTAAAGCTCGTTCATTTAATCATTTTAGATTATCTTCTTTAACCGAAAAAAATAATTCCACTGATAGCAATATTATTATAACAGAATGTGGTAAATATTTGCCACGATATATGGGTTCTTTAGTTGCAAGAGAAAACCAAGATGGAGGAATGGAAATTCATACTGAACAAGCCAAAGCTGGTGATTATGCTGGTATTGTTATTGGCGATAATTTTTATGGTCCATTCTATATTAATAGTATATCCAATATGGGTGGAGATAAAATTTATTCCGTATTAACTGATTCTCTTGATAATATTAATCTTAGAACTTCTTCTGATATTAAAACAATTATACCTTTAGATCCTAAAAATTATTTAATTTCATCTTTTGCTAATTTAGTAAAAGTATATCCAGATGATATGCATGCTGATTGGATTAGAACTCCTGAAGACGTAATTAAAAATGCTGGTTTGACAGTTAAGATTACAAAACAGCTTAATAATAAATTTACTATTAATGATGCGGGAATTAGTGGTATTGATAGTACTAAATTAAAAGATTTAGGTAAAAATGATGCAATAGTCGTTTTAGTAAGATGTGGCTTATCTCATGATGATGCTAGATATGCTTTAATGAATGCAGAAAAAGATGGTGTTTATACTTTCCAAGGGAATGCAAAAGAAAGTAAAGAAGAAGTTAAAGATGAAAAATTAACTAAAATGGCATCAGTAATTAATAAAATTACAGAAGATTCAGATCTTTTAAAAGTAGCTTTAGCAAGTGGCGATAAGTCTAATATTGACTTAGCTTTAGGTTTAAATCTTGTTACTTATAATAATATTAAACGATTTAAACTTTTAATTCCTGATCTATATGAAATGTTAGATCGTCTATGTAAACTATTAATCATTAAACGTATGAATCGTACTTTATTCAATATAGATGAAACGCAATTAACCCAAGCTATTTTTGCTTTGGATAATATTAGTTATAATCTTGGTTCACTTTGATAAAATATCCTTTCCAAAAGTTACTTTATTATTTTGCCGCTATTAGCAAATGCGATAAGGGAACATTTGGAGATTTGCTTGAAATGTATCTTCCGTCGGTGCAGTTTAATTTTGAAGATCCATTTGAATATATAAAATCTGAATTAGTTAAAGAACCTATTCCAAAAGGAATACTACTTGGTTCATATACTGATTCAGATTTTAGGTATTTTTTAAGTAAATTTAATTTGACTGGATTGCATTCAGTTTTTAATGATGATAATTTTCAAGATATATTATTCGATACAGATACTAGACGTAAAATAGATGGGATGTGTTTAAGTAGTGTATTTAGAAAATCTGACATTATGAGAGAGTTTAATAACTACAATATAATTTATATTGATAGCTATACTGAGTGTATTTCTAATTATAAACAAATTTTATATAAAGAATCTTTTATTGATAATTATATAGGTGATGTTAATGAAAAGAATTTGTTAAAACAAGTTCTAAAAAATACTTCTAGGAATAAATTAAAAGTATTACTAGGCATAACGATATCAGATATAGTTCCTAAAAAACTTATTGATAATGCATTACAAATTATTTCTATTAAAGTTAATGATGCTTTATTGGCAGAAGATAATGTTCAATTAAATAATTGGTTAAAATTTCAAGTAAATGTTTCTGAAAAATTAATCAAACTGGGTGCTGGTAGTAAAACAGATCTTGATACTTTAATTGATACTTTAAATGCAAAGATAGATTTTGATGAACCAGTTATCTATACTAAAGAACAATTGGAATCGCAATTTATAGAAACTCAAAAAGATGCACAAGTCTAACGCTTGACAAATTGTGTTACGCATGTTAGACTTATATTTCTTCGCCCCGCTAAGATATGTTTTTAGTGGGGCATTTCTATCCCATATTTAAGATAGTCTTATTTTTATTGGAGGATAAATGGATAATTTTTATGTTAGAGAACTAGATCCATTATTAGGTCAAGCTGTTGCAAAGAGAACGTATTTAAGACAAGGTGAGAATTGGTCGCAATTAAGTGAACGAGTTGCATTAGGTAATACTTTACTTCATCCAAGTGGTAAAGCTGATTATATTAGTGTACGTAATGGTATCGCTAGTGGTCGTCTTTTACCCGCTGGTCGTCATTATCAGCATGGTGATATTGATCAACCTTATCGTAACATGGAAGTCTTTTCAAACTGTAGTACAGCGCCTTTATCATTTTTGGAATTCTTATTATTATTGAATGGCTCAGGTGTAGGCCGTAATTATAGTGATGATCAAATCATCGTAGATTGGCGTAATATGCCAATTCTTAATTGCGTTCTTTCTATGGACCATGCTGATTATAACTCTAAGTATCAAATTAATCAGGGTATTAAAGTATTGGCTAAAGAAGGCTTTCCTTATAAAGCAGATTATTATCATTTGATTGAGGATAGTCGAGAAGGATGGGCAAAAGCTTTAGAAATTCTTGAAGTAGCTACATATGAGAAGAAAGCTAAGAAAGCTAGATTTATTTTTGATTTTTCTGATATTCGTCAAT